ACTGGTGGGTTACGAGTCACACCCTGCCATTAAAGGTAAGGTTTCTGTATAGCAAGACTCACTTGGAAGGGACAGCTGTCCCTTCCGTTATTCCGTATCTCGAAGAGGAATCTAATGTGCACATTAAATCGTACGCACAACGCTTTGAAGAGTACCTCGTCTCTTGTTCTAAGGAAGTTGTGGCTAAGTTAGTAACCATGACTGAGAACAGCGCGACGCATGAGGAACTCAGTCAATACCTGGTTGGGTATTACGAATGCATCAGCCCTGAGATGATGACCCTCGATCAAATCACTAAAGAGCACCTTGAATCGATTCTCACCGATGGCATCGTCTTATTGGTCCCAACTGGGTTAAGTTATAGCGAAGTTAACGAGGTCGTGATGAAGTTAAATGTGTATGGGGTTGGTATTCCACCCACTGCCGAATGTAGCTCGCAACCGTTGGTGTGGGATCGATGAAAAAGAAAAACCCAACAGCGAATGAAATCAAGGTTGAACTGTACCGCGAATTGTACAAAGAACGCACCAGCCAGTCAGACAAAGACTTTGATAAGTTGGTCGATAGCTATAGTCGCCCAGAAGACGCCTTGTCGTACCTTCGAGGTCGATTAGGCCCTCGTCTCTGACTTTCACTCTATTCGTTTAATAGGAGTTGTTGATGACGCGCATCCTTAAATCCGCACTACGGTCAACCCCAACGGTCGTGGTGATCATTAAAGGTAACCCAGCCAAGATGGTGGGTATGGAAGACCTGGCCGATGCCTACTACGACGAAATAGCCGACTACGTTCAACGCCTTGGATTTACTCCAACATTTGATCCGGGTGAGGACATGACTTGCCCGGACAAGTCTGCTGCATTTTGGATAGCTCACAGTCGTGGGGCCGGTCGCATTCGATGCATCGACCCTAAGGCCCAATGGCGGTTCTTAAAGTTCGGCGACTTAGATGGCGTTATCCACCCAGTCGACGCTAAGTGGCAGGCGAGCATCGCCGATCACCGAGGGTCTAATGAGATGCCCCCCAAGGAGCACTTCGAATTTACCCGGGAACAGCAAAGCGCCATTGATAAGCTGGTCAGCAACCTCTGAATTGATGTAGAAAAATAGAGGGCAGGTACCCTCTATTTTTGTTACAAAAACGAGGAGACATTAATAGACCCAATCGTGTGTACTTCTACGGGCGGACATTCTTTACCGGGTCGATGAAAAAGTAACTAAACGGAAACAACGGCCATGAACAAGAGAACCTTTGTCAAGAAGTATTTTGAGTTCTTAAAACAATCTAAGACAGTTGCCAATCAAGTTCGAGTGTCATACGGCGGTGCCCTATTGATGATGGGATTGAGGGACTCAACTGACGATTTGGATCTAGACGTTACTAAGGAGACCTATGAACGTCTTGTCACTACTTACAATCTCAAACGAGAAATGAGAAAGGTGGGTGAGTGCGCAGATTGGAATCAACACGTTAGTTTAAAAGCGGACGATGACCTGAGTAGAGGGGTTTTTATCCACGACGTTTGGGTAAGCACGCCAGAAGACGTGCTCCGGAGAAAAGAAGCTCTCAATCGACCAAAAGATCAAGACGATATAGTGAAGCTCAAACGTTTAATTGAAAGTCACTCATCGGGACCGATGAAACAACACAGTTGGATGAATTGGTAGGAAGTAACACAGAGAGGCCCGATGGTCTCTCTATTTTTTGTCTTGACTGGAGGGATGTTGAAACATATATCATCCACGTGATCTTAATCCCCTAGGGTAACGCGGAGACAGGCCCCATGAAATGGATGGATGACACCACAGAGGAATTTGAAGCCCTCAGAACCGTACTGACGCGCAAGCCCCCTCGGGGGATGGAGTTCACCGAGACAGTGTTTCCATCGCTGTTCCGGTGTTCGTATCGAGGCAGTTTAGCGATTGAAGAACGAGTGCCTCTACCTAACCTTGAAAACTACCGGGTGGTGGCCATCGGCATAGAGAGCACAAAAGTGGAGGTCTCAATTAAACCCGAGTATAGGGACTCCCTCCCTCTCCAATTCCGTACACCGAGAAACGTGCCCCGGGGTGAGTTATACGACCCCGACGTGTACTACATTCGAAACGCTCACCTGCACCTCAAAGGTGAGCGGCCGTTTAAGTTAAAAATCTCAGACCAGAGTGAAGAAGCGTTTTTGATCGAAGTAGGACACCACCACATCGCTCGAATGATACGATTCTGTAAGAAAGCGTTTGGACGCAACCGGGGCGACGTGTATTTCCAAGCAGTAATCAACCGCGCCGTCGACGACTCCAAGTCAATACGGATTGACAACATGGGATTTGGCTACGGCGTTATGCGTGTGCCTTACTGGCCCAAGACGTTCTTTAAGAAAGCCCCGAGTATAACGTTCGACGTCGTCAAAGTGTACGTTGGACTCAAAGACCTAACGACTCTACATACCCGTCGTCCGGACAGTTTAGAGACCATCAATTCCTCGTACTCGATTGCCGACAAAACCACCGCTACGAAGAAGTTCAGACACCTTCGTCGCCGTCGCTACGGTAAAATCCGGTAACGACGTCTTGAGCTGGATGTTGTCTGAAAACGACGGCCTTGAACGTAAGATGGCGTTTTTACCTCAACGGATGAATCAAAGTAAACGCTGCAAGAAATTAAGGATGAAGAGGTCGCCTGAAGAAACACGACAGGTAGGGTTGAAGGACTAACTCAATGCATTGAAATCCAACACATGCAATTTACAAAAGCGTCTAGTAACATTAGATTCAATCTAAAGAATCGCTTTAAACTGAAAGACAACGATCCTTTAATGTTGTTATTAAAGAAAAAAGAAACTATTTTAACTGACGATAAGGTACTTTAAAATGACAACATCCAATGCCGTAACCGTTTTTACTGAATTTTACCACAAAATCGAGACAGAAGAAATAGTAAAGACGTATGACAGCAACATGTTCTATATATTACTGCATCAAAAAGAACCCAAAGGCGCTAAAGTTGTAACGGCCGTAACGCGCGATGGCGTGCGGTTTATTCAGTTGTACACTAAGATCGGTAACCTCGTCTTCTACGTTCAGGAATCCCGAGATGAAGCCCCTCAGGTGCATGTGGAGGTGGCTGACGCATGGCGTGGTATTATAACGCCGCATCTACCTGTCACAGGAGAGCAACTGACTCAGTATTTAGAAGACAGTTTTAATGATGTGGAGACAAACTACTTTAGAGAGACGTTGAGAACGATTCTAGGTGCTGCGGTGCCTGAATTAGAAAAAGCAGAGTATGAAAACTCAATCGGGATGATGGAATACCCAGCCGACAAACCCCCACAGGTCTATACGTATACCCTAGATACCGATAAGGTACTTGTTCAGATCAAGAACGCATATGAGTAAGTGTTCCGTCCTTTTATCTTTGACTTAGGAGAACAACCGTATGTTCGCCACTTTAATCAAGTGTGAGGTACCGTATGTCAAACCCCACACCCTGCCATTAAGTTGCCTATCTCTCTACAGCGAGACAAGTAACATGAGTAACTTCCAACCTCCTGAAACGTTCAGCAATGTATCATCGACGCCAAGCTTCAGGGACGATTGAATACCTCAGTGTCCGATAAATTCATCCAGAAAGTCATAAAGGAAAGATGCAGTATGAGCAAGAAGACATTACACGACCTTAACCTCACCGCAAAGCCACATCGCATGGTGGATGCCATCATGCTTCGTAAAGACATCTACGAAACCCACGGCATGCCTGAGTATAAAACGACGGGATCAGCAGGCCTTGATCTGCGCGCCTGCATCGATGAGTCCATCGTCCTTCACCCCAACGAAGTTAAGATGATTCCGTCGGGCATTAAGATCCACGTCGACGACCCCAACTACGCAGCCATCCTACTGCCCCGATCTGGTCTTGGTGCCAAGCACGGCATCGTACTGGGCAATTTGGTGGGCCTGATCGATTCGGACTACCAAGGCGAAATGGGGATGTCCATCTGGAACCGCAGCGATAAAGAATACACGATCGAACCGGGGGATCGGGTTGCTCAAATGGTCGTGATTAAGGTCGAGCAGATCGTGATGCACTGGACCGACAGCTTCGAAACCTCGGATCGGGGCGAAGGTGGCTTTGGGTCTACTGGGGTCACCGACGTCCCGCCACACAACTGAACCAAACCACGAGATAAGATATGAGTAACGACCGCACCGCCGGCACCATCGGCTTAGTGACCGCCGGGCGGTCACACACTCGGGCAGTGCACGAGGCTGCCCGCATCGTAATGAAGGACCACTCGCCGACGGACTTTCCCGTCATTGAGGTGATTCATGAGAACCCAACTATGCTTAACAAGATACTCGATGCGTTAGAAGAAAACGGCATCATGACCCGGCCGCCTCCGCCCATTAGACGAAAGAAGAAACGACCCCCATCGGAACTGCAGGAACGGACGCTCCGTGACGCCAAAGAAAAGCGGGAACGTCGTAGACAGAAGCGTCTGAAGAATGGGTTCCATACAGACACCTAACCTTGAACGTGAGGACAATTCATGTCACCAAACCCACCCGAGATGAGCACTGAAGAGATCGACCGGCGATACGCCGAACTCTTCGGGTTGAAGAAACCTAAATACGCTAGAACCGAGACCGACGAGAGGGCCCTTAAGGCCGCTCAGGCGAAGCGTCAGTTAAAGGCAGATAAACGCTTGGTATCTAACGTTAAGGTTTGTCATGAGACTTAGAACGCCCTTGACAGGCATTCTCTTAGTACTTGGACTGTGGTCGCTCAGTTTCGCCGCAGTGTCAGACACGTCGTGGGTCCTGGAACCGCGCGACATAGACCGAGTGTACGATGGCGATACGTTCTACATCACACTCAATGGTCTACCCCCCGTCTTTGGGGATGGCTTGCCGATTCGTTTATTGAACATTGATACCCCGGAACTGCGCAGTCGCTGCAAAACCCCGGAACTCAAAGACGAAGAGAAACGTCTCGGTCGTATCTCTCGAGACTACCTAATCGATCAACTCCAACAGGCCACCGCCATTCAGATCACTCACCTAGAACGTGGGAGTTTCTTTCGAGTGGTGGCGGATGTGTACGTTGACAATCGATGGTTGAACGAAAGGATGGTCGCCGCTGGACACGCAGTAGGAGTCTACGACAACTCCAGCGCAGACTGGTGTCAGATCATTCAAGATCGATGGGACTCTGAGTAACTCACGGTGGGGCTTCGGTCCCACCGTTTATTCGGTTTAACGACATTTAGAGGTAGATATGAACGTAGAAAAAGGTTTCTGGTGGTATCTCATACGCACCTTTAAAATCAATCGACAACGCCGGGCGTATGAATCCATCCTCCAAGGTAAGGACGATGAGGTTCGTAAATTGACGCGCTCGTTGTTGATAGTTGATGCAGGACCGAGTTACCCGTTCAGGATTGGTCAGGGTGGGTTTCATTACGCCTGGTTAGAGGATAACTTGAAGCGCATTTTAGTGACCCCTCAAACTTCACTCGGCACCAGGCGTCGAAAACTATTGCAACGAGCCGGGTACGAAATCGTCTTGTGCGGGGAAGAGGATTACGCAACGTGTACGATTAAGATTGACAGCAAGGTAGGGTCTATATTTTCTAAGGCGACATAAAGGGAGGCCGCAGCCTCCCTTCGTTAGAAGAAGTATATAGAGTCGTACACCTCAACCCGTCGGCAACCTGAATCGTTGATCGCATCTGGGGCGGTCGTGATTTGGTTTCCTTCCGATAACCACACTTCCATATCCTGACGCAGCTGAGTTCGCAACGCGAGTTTATTGTCATTGTTCAGTACTGGGGCGCCTAAGACCGAGCGATCGTCGTCTGCAATGGCAGGGTTGAACGGATTGCTTGGGTTCAGATGGACACCGGTAATGGATGTCGTCATTTTCTACATTTCCTCGATAAGTTATGGTACAGCACCATATTTCACATACCATGACTACTTAACACAAACCTGTATAACTCGATAGGATACACTCATGCCTAACCTTGGTCCTTCCCCGTACTCCAATGACATCTGTGGGAAGTCAACTCAGACGATGTTCCAAACTTGGCGTCAGGACATTTAGTTGAAGCGCCTCTACACTGCAACGATCGAACCTAAGGAGTAGACCTATGTGTTCTAACCCCCCCGATGAGTTACCTAAGGACGACCTTACTAAGTCGCAAGAACGAACGCTGGCCGAAGAGAAACTGGGACGTCTGTACGGCCCTGGGTCGAATAAGCGAATGTCGCCAATGCGAGCCTCCCTCTTATTCGACGAGGCCCGAGAAAGCGACGCCGGGATGTTGGCGGCTTACGGTGGTCTCGCCTTGGTGAACGTAATCGCCGAACATAAAACGCTGATGCAGCAGATCGCAAACATCAAAGCGGCGTTTGACTCAGTTCGGAGTCAATGCTGCGCTTGTCCGAGTGGTCCCCCAGAACACGTACCTGAGTGTCCAGTGACCATATTAGACAATGTCATCAACCCCCCTAAGAAGGACTAATGTACATCATGGATAATTTACTGAGGGGCGAGAGTCGCTCCATTAATCGCGCTTTATTGTCTTTAATTGTGATGATCATCTTCGGTGGCATCGCTCAGATGACCCCAACTTTCGGGTGGGTCATCTGGTTATTGGGTGTAGCCCTGGCGGTTACATTATGGTCTCATTCGGCTACTCCCCGTTCCGAATGTCACGAAGAAGTCTCTCTAGACAGCGCCGCCAAGTTAGTACTCTGGTGTGCCATCGTTGTAGATCTGAACATCGCATTGTCTCTGATCTATACGTTCGTTACATATAAAACCACCGCTACTGTATTCGGCGTGGGAAGCTTGACCTTAGCGGCTTGGGTCTTAGCCCACGATTTGATTCTGAGGCACTACTACCGACTCTATTGTCGGAAAGATGTGCCTTACTTCACCTACACCGACCTGACCATGGTCAGTCACGTTAAACGCCTCATCAACACCCAGAGATAATTCCACTATGAGCACACTAAAAACACGACACGAACTGGACGTCCACACGATCGAAGAGATTCGTCAACTGATTGGACCGATCCTGAACGATGTCTGTCAGCGCCACTTCGACGACAGCACCGGATACGCACAAGAGTTGGCGGCAGACATTGAATCCAGATTGATCAGTGACGTGCAAGTCGCGTCTTCTCGTGGGGATAAGGTCACCGGTCTGAAAGGAGGCGGCGCCGTATACACCGCAGGGCAGATCAAGGCGGTGTTGGCAGACGTCCCAGATGACCGGTTTGTACTGAGTCAGATCGTAGGTTCACAGACGGGGGTGTACAACGCATACTTTGAAATAGGCGTACTTAAGAACGGAAACGGTCCCGTGGTGATCTCAGCGGGTCACCCGGAGTTGGCACACTTACCTATGTGTCTGGACAACGATGACCGCAATCGAAAGATCAATGAATTGATTGCAAACCTCAATGCACTGAGGTAGTCACCGTCTAGCGGTAAGTAAATGAGGGGGACTTAACTCCCCCTTTCTTTTTTTATCGATTCTTTTAAACTGAGACTCAACTATGGACAACATACTCCCGTTCAAAGGTAAGAAAGACGCTCACAGCAACCTGAACGTCGCCATGGTCTTTCTCACCGACCTCATCGCCGGCCATGGCGACGAGACGAATATTATGGAATTCACCATGGTCGGGGTGAGAGTCACCGTGCAACACTACGATTCTCTATTTGAAGACGTGCGGGCTCACCTCAAAACAGAGGACCTGGTTATGCTGGCCGCCGGGCTACCCTCATTGATGATGCAGACCCCAGAGGCCCAGCGTCAGGAACTGTTTGACGTGGCGACTATTGAAATACAACTCTGGGAATGGGTCACCGGCATCGACTACTTCGTTACCGCCAGAACTGGTTCTTACGACTACAGCTTCCGCACCGCCAACGACACCATCGCCTACGTGTTACTTGAACTGATATCGTACGATAAAACAACCTAAGGAACAGATCATGTCGGTGGACTTGAACCAACTCGCTACTCGGGTTAAACGTCCCTATCCTGAATTATTCCATTTGTCATTCAATGGTGAGTTGGAAGGGACGTGGTCACCTAAGTCTCCCGATGGGGACTACGACGGGGGTGGTTTTCGGCTACGACAACGCCACATCGACCTACTCGGTCATTATCGATTATAAAGGACATCTACTGGTGGGTAGTTACGTAGGTGACTTTGGGTCCTTTCACGTGAGTTGATTGATCATGGCCAAACTTATATCAGTACTGCACAGCGATTTAACTCCGGAGTCCATCGCTAAGGACATCGTCCTCGATGGGTTCAGTATGCAACGCCGCCGCCCAGCGATGTTGGTTGACACCAAGTTGCCCATACCCATGGCCGTTGACTGTCGAAGACGGGTGGCCAAGCGCAACTGCGTTCACATGGATCGGGAGTTCCATTCGCTGTTTGATAAAGCCGTCCGACATATCGAGGTCGATTCAAACACCGTCTCTTAACCAAGTCAATCCCGTGGGTCCACTTCGTATATTTTAAGAGACATCTAACTAAAACCATTCCATACGAGTTTCATTATGAGTACGCTACTTCGCTCCGCACTTGCTGAAAGTATTACTTTTGAGTCCATAGTAGATCCAGACACTGCTATTACGGCGTTTGCTATGGAGCAGATGACCCTTCAAGACAGACAACAGCGTCAGATCCAACTACAGGTGGAACTTGACGAACTCAAGGCCGCCCAGAGAACCCTCGAGGGCCGGGAGAAACTACATCAGTCGAATGAATCATTATCCATCGAGTCATTCATCGCTACTCGCACAATCCTGTCCGATCTATTTGGAGAGGAGACTTTGTCCGAGGTCAGTTTTGAGTCGGAGGACGCTCAGGCGGCCACATTGGAGTCCATCAGTACTGCGTTGAAACGAATAGCACGTGCAGTTCGAAGCAAATACGACAAACTGCTCGAAAGCATTCGTTGGGTCAGCGATTCCATGTTCAATGGGCTAACAAAAAGCGACACGTACTTGACCAGCGCTCTGAAGTCACTCAGCACCCTGGGGGAACTCAAGGATGCAGGAGACTACACGTCGCCATCGCTGGCTACTAACTACCTTCACTTCAACGGTAATGGCGACGTTGTCTCAGTACTTAAGGGTCTCCGTCAAAGTACTGAGGCGTTTAAGACACTGAGTTCGTCGGCTACCACAGCCAAACGAGAGCTCCTTCCTCTCGCTCGCCGCTCGGCTAATCGTGTTCTTGAAGAGTTAGGTCAGGCTAAGACTAAGAGTGAGATTGGGTCCATCATTGAACGGATATATGCGGAAACCCTTGAGGAGGCCGGCAAGGTCACATCAACGCATCGTAAACAGATCGAGAACCTCACGGGCATGCATGTCTCGGGTGGCCGCGTTATTCAGTATAAGTCCGCTCGAAAGTTTGGCGACAGTCCAGACATTAAGCTCGATATTGTCCCCGGCCGAGGACGTACGCCAGATAGTCTAACTCTACCGACTAAGAGCGATCTTAGCGAATTGATTGGGGAGGCGAAACTTGCCATCGAATCGCTAAGGGCCCGTAAGAGCGATTACGATGGAGTCTTCAACTCGTTCATCGATCTACTTGGCGAAGAGGTGACCGATAAAGATATTGGTAAGCCCGATAAGCAGGCTGAGGAGTTCTGGGGGGTAGATTTGTGGTACATCTACGTCTTTATTATGATGTCGTTCTACTTTGGTCTAATGGCCACTGTGATGCCGGCAGTGGCCATTATTTCAACCGGGTTCGCCTTGGCAGCCCTTGTTAAAACCGTCACTACCGTATGGTCAGCCATTACTGGAAAATACAGTAAGGGCCACTTCGGTACCGACAAGGACACGACAAATGAAATGCTTAAAGACGAGATCAAAGGACCTATAGCTGATCTGGCAGGCGATCTAGTTAAAGTCATGAATGACTACGCCCGCTTCCAAAATACCGTAGTTCGGGCATCCGTTCTCTATATACACAGCGCGTTAGAACAATACGGGTCCACAAGCAAAGACCCATTGAGCTAATAACGTAGTCACTAAACACAGGAGGGAGGCCTACGGGTCTCCCTTTATGCTGCCTCGATTCCTTGATTCAACGGAATTACAAACCTATATCACACACGTGAGTTGGTTATCCTAACCGCTTGAATCTAACTCTTTAATCCGCAATCTGTAAAAGGTAATTATCATGATCGACATCAACAAAGAAAACGCAATCCTCGCTGGCGCTGGTGTAGTGGCAGGCATCGGCATTACCGCTTTGACCAACTGGGGCAGTAAGAAACTGGCGCAGCGCAAAGAAAAGAAAGTGGCGGCTAAACCCACTCAAGACAAGTAAGGATACTCGCTATGGGCTTTTTCAAAACCGCAGCGGCCTGTGCCTTGGGTACTGGTTTAGCGATTCACGCGCCAGCTATCTATAAAGTCGCGCTGCGACTCAGTAAGAAGTTTGAGGTGAAGGTGCGAAAGAAGCACGCTGATCCCGACGATCAGAGCGACAAGTAGTCTCGATATAGAAAAGGGGCCTGAGGGTCCCTTTTCTTTTTTTGTCTTAACGTTAATTTAGACACCACTGCTACTTATTTTGACCCCCCCCCCCAAGAGAGAGGACCCACATGCCCGAAGAAACGCCCCAACCTAAATTAATGTCCGGCGATGCGATCAATTGGCGGGCTGTTCCTCAGATCAAGGTCGATTTAGACGTCATCGCTGAGAACCGACAATTACTTGATCCAAGCCGTCCATCGCATCGTCCTGTGGGTGAGCAACCCAATACAAGCGACTGGTTTCGAGCCGAGGTGGGTAAGGAACTGGTTCTTCACGTCACCGTGACCGACACCGATCTGGCGCAAGCGGTCTTGATGGCAGCCTTTGGTCCTAACTCTAGGGTCCCGGGTTTGGACATCACTAACGTTGTACTGAACCCCGAAGCCCAGACGTTGTCCAGTAACGCAGACATGCTGCGTCAAATCGCAGACAACTTGGAAGAACAAGCCCAATCCATCCCTAACGCATTCCAATAGAACAAAGGTTACCCTCTATGATTCTGTCTGATAAAAGTATCCGAGAACTCTGCACTGGCGATTTTGTCGCCCGACACACTGTGCCCGTAACCTTTGATAAATACGGTAAGGTAGAAACCGAGCGCATCCTTGGTGAGATTCGAAACGAGTCGGGCAAGCCCATGATCTCTCCATTCTCAAATAAGTCCGTTAAGGAAGACGAAGACGGCAACCGCATCATCTCTTGGGGGTTGTCCAGTTACGGGTATGACATCCGCTTGGCGAACGAGTTCCGCTTGTTCAGTCGTCCTAACGACGGTCGAATCATCGACCCTAAGAGTGACAACCACGACGCGTTCTCCGAAGTCATTGTGGCCGATGAGATTGTGATCCCTCCCGGTGGTCTGCTCTTAGGGCGCACGGTAGAGATGTTCAGTATCCCACGGGACCTACTGGTCATCTGTGTGGGAAAGTCGACCTATGCGCGTGTGGGGGCCCTTGTCAACGTAACGCCACTTGAACCCGAGTGGGAAGGTAACCTCGTCCTCGAGATCACTAATGGAACCAACTTGCCCCTGAAGATATACGCCAACGAAGGCATTGCACAATTGGTCTTCCACGTGGGTGACCAAGAATGCGAAGTCAGTTATAAAGACCGGGGTGGAAAATACCAAGGTCAAACGGGCGTCACCACGGCGAAGGTGTGATCGTATTTTGGAACAACGACTACAGTAGGGGACACTATGAAGGTAGACATTGATCGTCGTCAATTTGATGACAAACACATCGTTAGTTTAATCTCTCGAGATGAGTTGACCGTCGAGTACGGTACTGGGCGACCGAGTGCATCAGAAACCGCGGCCGTCCAGAAGTACCATCCGGATGCGCAGTTGAGTTTGTTCTTCTTTATGACCGACCCTGAAGAAGGCGACGGGTATCTGAAGCTGACGCTGAGTGGGGAGGCCATCCTTCCGTATGTTCGAGACCCCGACTATTCAAGTCACCCGATGAAGGTGCTTCTAAGCAACATCATGCAGCCACTGACCCATAAGTACTGGGTGACGTTGGATAAAATACGCATCGCTGAAGAAATGGTGGGGACCTGTCAGAAAGTGGTGTGTTACCAAGGCGAAGAAACCGAGCAGGTCAGTTACGACAATTGGAAACTGAGACTGACCAACGTTGCCGACCTTGCGCGGAGTGATGAGACGTCGGCGCCGACCGATGCCATTGCTAACTTCACTATGGCTCACGTTAAAACCGTGCTCCTGACGCTGAGTGAACAGGCGCTAGTAGGCGCGCTCCGCACCGAAGACCTAGGAGAAGACGTTCGCCAGCGCATCATGACTCAATATCGTCTGAACGTGAAACGCAACCTAACTGAAAAGGTAAAGTCCGATGAGTGACAAGACATACCAAGACTTAGGATTGGGAGATGAAGTCCCCGATATGACCATGTCCGAGTTGACCGTTGAGGCTCAAGCCCAGGAAGCCTTCAGTCGCTTGTCCGGTAAGGTACCTCAGGAGCTCTCAGAGCGCTTTATCCAATTGGGGATGAATGCGTGTAAGGAGATCGCCGCCCGTCGCCCTGGTGGCCTCGTAGGCGTGGATGAGTTGGTTGTGGAGTTCGAAGGGATTCTAAGGAACCTGATCGACGCCCAGACCCGTAACCTCTAAAGGCGTTGTATGGACCTTGAACTTAAAATAATCTCGATGAAAGTCGACGCCCTGGTCGAGGCCATGAATACTTTGGCACATCAGATGGACGTCCGACATACCGGGGTGTTGGGCACCTTCCACTCGGCACTGGAAGAGGTGGAACGTATGAAGTTCCAAGTCCTCATGGAAGGTGCCAGAGAACCTAACGGCGTCTCTGAGGGCAGCGTCCAGAATCTAGACACAGTCCAGATTAAGGAAGTTGAGGAGTTCTTGCGTCAGAGAGCCAAGGTGGTGTTAAGTCACCAAGCTGATCGTGGGTTGAAGATTCGACCCGACGACAACCACTTCAATCGATACGTGATCTATCTTGGGAAGGCCGATGTGCCTCAGTCCACCCGGAACATTAGCCGCACCCAGAATCCTCGCCTGACGTTGGAATTTGATTTCGACTACTACCGCCCCACCCACGAATGGCAGATGATTGAGAACGTCAGACTCATAGTGACCGGAGGTGAATTCGGATATCAAATACCGAACATCACTGCCCGAGTCATTCCAGATAAATTGATACGCCGAGAAACCTGGACTCAGATCGTCCGCCGTGCATTGGCCGCCATCGAGTGTCATGAGGTGATGGATGAGCTTGAAACGTACTTCCCGAAAGAAACGCCACACGAGTACGCGTGAAACCGATCGTCGGGAACTGCAAGGCTATTTCGACAAACTTCGAAAGATGCCGAACAAATCTCCCCGCGACTACGATCTCCAATTGGAACTCCAACAGGCATTAAACGCAATGAAACTGCGGTAGACTTCGGTTTACCGCAGTTATGCCCAGTTAGATTGAAAAACATTTGAGACCTATATCACACTGGTAGCACACGTGCGCCGTTTTATCGAAATCATTCGACCATCATACGTAACCTCTAAAAGGAAATACACATGTCTATTCAACTGCACACAGAAATGGTACAGAAAGCCGCGGCTAACAATATCGCGAAATTCGGTCAAGCCGATAACCGCCTGTTAAAGATCGAGTCATGTCGGAAAATGCAAGACTTGGTCAGTCAGGTCGTGGAACGTCAAGTGGACGCCGGGGCACTGGATCACCTGAACACTCAGGAACTCCAACTCCTGGTGTCTCGCGTGAACGATCTGACCGCTGACGACTTCAAATTGGTTGAGGCCATTGTAGAGGCGCTGGTACCCAAACCCACGGGGGAAACCATCTCCTTGGAAGACGAAGGTATCAACGTTCCAGAAGACAAACAATAATTCATCGACGTGGAGGGGTTCGCCTCTCCACTCACCCTTTACTTTTTTTAATAAGGAAACTTATATGTCTCTTCGCGAACAGCTGTTACAAGACCGCGTCAGCGCGTTAGAAGAAGGCCTCAGGACTCTGGTTATGACGATCCAATCGCATCTGCCGGCAGCGGGTGTCCTGGCCGATTCGGCGTTGTCTTGCATCGACAATGCCCATACCCATGTGGAGCGCACCATCGCCATGAGTGTGGGCGCCAACCGAGTCAACTGTCGGATGTCTCGAGATTTTGTGTTGGATAACCAACGTCTCAATCACCTTCTGACGATTTACATGCCGTTACTGTTGATGTACGACAAAGACGCGCGCTTCCTTAAACAAGGCAGAACCGCCGGCGCCTATACCTTGGATCTCAATCACCTACCGCAACAAGACATGTCGACTCAGGCACACAACACCATCGACCCCTATCACAGTCCGGCGTGCATGACCCTTCATCTCGGCTGCCGAGGCGCCAGCGATTGGTTTGTCACTGGCATTTCTGGAACCCAACTGCACGTCGACGAGTGGGTGAGTTACCGTGTCGACTACGATGGAAGAACCATGCCGTTGTTTGAACGAGAGTTCATCGACGTCATGAGTCATATCCTCAGAGAACTTGATCATAAGGAGGCGATGTTCAATCCGAACTTCGAACTGCACGGCAACAGGGGCGTGGAACATGCCTTAACCCTCAGTCACCACACCTGGATTCTGACTGCGAAGGTATTGGACGAAGCCATCGTGGGTCGAGGGATCGTACTTACGCCCAAATCCATCGCTAAAGAGATCAACGCAAACATTCGAATCACATTGTGGAAAGACAACCCAGACGTGGCTCTCGAGATTACAATAGAACCCAACCACGGAGAGGCCTTCAAACTACTTGTTCCTCGCAACAGCGGTACTCTGTCTCTCTGTGCACATCGCTCGTATGACAAACCACTCACCCCCCGGGATTTAACCATCCTGGACAGAGCTCGACTCAAGCAACTGATCGAGTTCGTCGTTGGTTTGATGAGAGGTGAATTGAGTGATCTGCTGTTTCGTGACCCCACTGGCGCGACGATTGATTGGGAGGTGACGGACATACCGCACCCGGAATAAGGATAAGTTGACAACGGGGACTTCGGTCCCCTTCTTTTTTGTCTTGATGCACATTTGTCATCGTATGGCAGAATTACACTCGATCTAAATAAAGGACACGCACCATGTTACGTTCTATGATGTTTGAAGAGAACTCACCGTCGATGGAAGCAGCGGATACCACGATAGATCAGCGCATCGACGCGATGATCAAAATGAAAGACGTCAACGATAAAAGCTTCAACGCCGTAAACTGGCAAGTGGGTATGGATCAGATCGTTGAGAAGAGCAATAAGAAGGGCGCTAAGGGACTCTACGCTTTGTTGACCAGCCCTATGGTAACCACCCTCGAAGCGACCATCAAAGACGGTTCACAGTCAGACAGCGACGTGTCTTCTAAAGACGCCCTTAATCGATTGAACGACCTGGGTCTGATGACGACCATCTCAGAGAAAGGTAAAAAGATGAACGCCGTTACTCTGATGGGCTATCAGTTCTACACACTGGCGGGAGGTAAAGCCGAGGAATCCAAGGACGACAAGGACGCGGATAAGAAAGACGACAAGAAGTCCGACGACAAGAAAGACGAGAAATAAGTAGAGTCGGCATAGGAGGAGGCCACTGGCCTCCTCCTGTTATTCCGTTTTATTTTTTGCATCGTCGGTACGGCGTTGGAATTCAGCCCCCTGATCGCTGTACACCACGTTTCGGTCAAGTCCCCCGTTTTTGATGGCAGCGCTCGTGAGAAGCGCTCCAAAGGCTAAATGAAATAACCCTGACCCCTTTAGGGTGAACGGCTCATATCCTGCTGTGGCGGCTCTGATGGCCGCCTGTTGGACGTTGGAGTCCAGTCCTTGTATTTCAGTAAGAATCAACGTGAGATGTGGGCGGTTCACGCCTGCATACGCCGGGAAGATCACAAAATCACACAAACAAATTAACGAATAGATAAACGCACTGGCCGGTTTCCAATGGGTCATCATCCAATCTCGCGTTTTCATACATCACCTAAAGTTACTGCGTACATACAAAACGGCATACGAGGAGGACCGAAGTCCTCCTCGTAAGTTAACTCACACTCTCGGTTTACCGTGGGGACCTTGATCGGGTCCCAGGTATTCCAGTCGGTTCATGGTGTCGCGTTGCATTTCTTCAGCGCTTTCCAACAGGGCGATGATGGCGAGGTTATTGATACGGATGTGGGCGTTGATTGGACACGCGTCCGACAACTTGGCCGTTTTGTCTTTTAGTTCCTGCTGTAGTCGGGACAACAACTCCTCAAGTTTGTGTCCCTCAGGATTGTCCACACTCATCAGTAAGGTCATGTAAGTTCCTATTCCGGTTACGTAAAGTCAATCTCCATTCCAGCCTCGGCAGTGGTGAGGCTCTGTAGAGACGAGTCTGTGGTATGTAGGTCGTCAGGCACGTACCCGGCTTCCTGAAACGGGATGTAGAACGAACGGTACTTCAATGGGGTTGCCTTGACGGTCCGATGCTTGCCCCGATGAATCGCTAAGTAGTGTCGTTTGTCGCGTTCAACAATGTCCACATACACTTCCAAGTCGGCCTCGTTGGCAATCCGCTTAGAGGCGTCCCAGTAGTTCTTACCAGCGATCTCAGCCACAAAGTTACCCACCCCTGCGCGTTTCAGTGCCATGGCCTCCTGCGACAACTGATGCGGCGTTATAAACAGAATGTTGCGCGACGACATGAAGGTACGAACCCTCTGCATCAACAATCGAATGTCTTCACCAATCATACTAGACTGACAACCGCGCCGGTTAATCAGAGCCAGGTAATCGAAGTAGATCGCGTGAACCTCACACCCTTCCGCTTCGTACTTCAATACGATGTTGTACAGCTCTTGATATGTGAACTCGTTCGGGTTGATCCGAATCATGTCCACGTTCCAGCCCCGAGCCGTCAGTTTCTCCGCTACGTACGCCGCTGCTTCGACTTTATCGATCTGAGAGATGTCCACCACTTTCCCGGTTTCGTTCTCTTTCAGGGCCACGTACATCCGAGTCAGGTCTTCTTCTGCTCGGTTCTCACTAGAGAAGTAGAGGATGGTGGGTTTCTTGTCGGCATCTTCTTGAATCGGATCGTTGTGTATGCACGCGTGGCGAAACAGGTCGTGCACCAACCCAGACTTGTAACAGTGAGTCAAACCACCGACCAACACAAACATCCCACGACGCATTTGACAAGATTCGCCCAACATGCGGTTGAATGCCGCCCAGCCAGACCTAAAGCCGCCAGCGCCTTCGGTGTCTTCTTTGGCTTTTTCCAACACTTTCATTAGACTCTCCGGGTCAGACATCTTCATAAGGTTGAGAACGAACGATTCCTGTCCTTTGGCCCACCCATTAGAGTAGGCTTCCAAGTCGGCCACCAAGTTCTCGGTGTACTTGCGCCAGTCTAATGGCTTCTTATTGTAAAACAGTTCCCGATGGGCTTTGTGGATGATCTCACGTATGGCCCACTGGTGTAGAAAGCCTTTCAATTCACCGTGGAGACCGTTGCACAACTTCATCATAGTGTCGTCGTCGACGGCATGATAACGATCAACGTCTTCAAAGGCTTGGAAGACAGTGAAGTCGTCGCCTGCGTTTAGCCGCACCCGCTGCAGCAACGCATTAAAATCGTACGGCTCGTCTTCCGGCTGATCGCACATCCACATAACGGTTTCGCGTAAGCCTACGATCACATTGCGTCCGCTGTCGGTCTCGGTGACTTGCTCGGGTAACTTCAAGCGTGAGACGATGTCCTGCGCCAGAGATACGGATCTGTGGCTGACGCGCTTAGAGATGCCCTCGCAGTAGAGTAGTGTGATGATCTTAACTAGAACGAGTTTGGAATCCATTGTCTGACCTTCAATTGTTGCGGGTTCGATTACTGACCGGAAAGACTCCGACTCGTCAGTAATCGAAAGGGAAAATGTTCAAGCTATACCATCCCATCTTCCCATCCATTTTGAATGTTGTACCATAATGTGATGCAGACCTATATGAACACTTAACTAGGGAGTCCCCCCATGCGGCTGATTTGTATCCCAATGTGGCTCCACCAAGCCATGAATCGAGAGGGACTGGTAGAAAGCGCGTTGCTGGATCATGCGGCGCTGTCTCCCTACTTCTCCAAGAAAGACTTAGAATGCTATGATAGCTTAGTCCACGATGCGCGGGCCTATTTTGAACGCACTCTGGGTGTGACCGTTCCGGGTCACGACGAAGCTCCTGTTTATCTGGACCGCCCGTTGAATTGTTATTGCAGCAATGCTATGGAACGAACGGTAAACGAACTCGAAGGAAATGATGATTCGGACATGACTTACAACGTAATCGGGCGGCATTTGCCAGTCGGATTCCAATGGAGTTTCAATGTTCGGCCCTTAAACGGTATCGACGGCAGCGATGCAGTTGGTCTGTTTGCGTACACATTTGAAGGCACTTCCGAAGACAAGGTCGCTGCCGATAAAATGTTTTTGTCGCAACTACTGCAACTATTGTATGCACACAACCTAACCATCGATAAGCTGGCCATGACCGGTTTACTTGGAGCCTACGTTAAACGTCTGGGCTAAGCTTGTGAAGAACTTTTACCCCATTGTATAGTGGCTGTTCCCAAATATCGGCTGCTAGCCCATTAGATTTCTTTTGATCAAAGGAACCAAAAGGTATGTCCAACAGAACGCGTTTTGCAACACAATTGAACGGTATTGTTTCCAGCCTGGAAACCGCCCTTCGCACAAACGGCGTTACCGCTACCGGTGACGTAATCAAAGGCACGTACTCTCAAGAGGGTGCTGTAGCCTTTGCTCAGAACTTCGAAGATCAGACGCGCGACATGCGCTCTGTGATCGCCGACCACCTGAGCGACCTGGATGCCAGCTTTTCTCAAGAAGCTATGTCTTCTGAAATGAGTGAGTCCATGCGCGCTGGTTTGATCGCTGGTCTGGCTTCCCAAGGCGGCGCTGCCGGCTATCACAAAGAAGCCCTGCGTTCTTCCGATCCAGGTCAGTTCTCTTTGGAATCTGTTTACACCGGCCTTGGCGGTCAGATTGACGTGATCGACGGCGATGCGTATTCGCAAGAATCGTTCGATGACACTGAGCTGGCTAACTTTGCGGCACAGAACATCATGTTCAACGTACTGGCTTCACGTCAGGACGCGTTCTCCGAAGCTTTCTTCCCGACTAAGGTTGTTACTCCAGCCGAAGGCGGCATTCAGATCACTGTTGATCGTCAGGAAGTCCTGGACTACGCACAACACAAGACCGATGGTTCGCCACTGGGTCTGAAGCGTTCCAACCTGATCGATGCGTTTGCGGATCACAGCATCCTCAACCGTCCAGCGACTGAGCTGGTACCCTGGGCCAAGAACGACAACAGCAATGACGCGTTCTTTGTTGCTGAGTCCGAAGTCGGATCTCTTGACATGGACATCTCTGGCCAAACCGTTCGCACTCGTCCTCTGAAGATGGGCAAGCGTGTTAACCTGCTGAGCCTGTCCTCACACCCCGGTCTGATCGACAACGGCATCCTGGACACCACTGACCAGATCGCTCCAGGCACCCGCCTGAAGAATCTGTACGTGCGTCTGACCGATGCTACAGCGACACCCGCAACTGTTCAGGTTGTGAAGCTGGACGTGGGTAACATGACCCGCAACCAGTTCAAGAAGTCCCACGAAGGCCAAGGCCGCGAAGTGGTACTGAACTTCATCAGCAACGCAATCAGCATCGATGGTTCTACCAAAGCCGCTGACGGCGCCGCACTGGCGCTGCTTGCAGATCAGATCGCAACTCCGGATCTGGCAGTTCAACTGTCCTTGTCTATCAACGGCAACGGCAACCTGAACGAAGGTTCTATCGACATTCACTCTTCACCTGTGCGTGTTGAAAGCGTTGTAAGTGCCGACGGCGACGTCCTGGCCTTGGACAGCGGTGCTGGTAAAGCAGTCGTTGATCGTCTGGAGACTCTGTCTGCCAGCGTGATCGGCTACGAATTGGCCGCCCGTCGTTCCAACAGCAACTGGCGCTCCACTGGTGCCCTGATTGACGTGACTCCGTACACCGAGTCTTACGCAATCCAGCCTGGCTACCCGATCAGCGTTCTGACGCCGACCGACGACCAGCAAAACGGCGCTAAGATCAGCGGTATGATCAACGCAGCCCGTATCCGTAACAGCAACAACGCCGTCACTACTCTGATCAACTACGCAGAGCAGCTGGAAGCGTACAAAGCTGCCATGGAACGTGGCGTGAAGTTGGACATCGTTGGCGCTGGCCGTCACGTGGTTCGTCCGTTCTTTGGATCGAAAGCACTGGACGTATCTGCAAGCGTTACCTCCATCAGCTCACACGAGCGTGCGGAAGACGTTTCAGCAGTACTGGTTGATGCAATCCGTGACATGGCTTACCGCATGTACCGCGAGTCCAACTACGGCCCTGCACTGGATCTGGCGAACGCCGGTACCCAGACTAAGCCTATCCTGCTGATCGGTTGTGATGCTGTGATCCAGCGTTACCTGATGATCTCAGGCGACGACCGTCTGTTGGGTGAGAACATGCAGCACCGCATCGTGTCTACTAACGACGGGCGCATGGTCGACAACATTTACCTGACGTTCACTCGTGAGCGTCCAGGCAGTGAAGACGGCCTGACCTTCGGCGTACACGCATACGTACCCGAACTGATCCAGCGTGTGACCACCAGTCGTAACGGCTCAACCGCGAAGAACGATCGCGTTGTTCCACGTAGCATCCACGTACCGGTACTGCCGGTTGTGGGCCACATCCGCGTTCAGAACCTGAGCGCAGCGATTGGCAACGATTAATCCAGCAATGGGTTAAGTAGAACAGGTGACGTACCTGTTGCCTTAATGGGCGAATAAGAAGGGACCTTCGGGTCCCTTCTTTTTTTTGTCTTGATTGTATGAACGGTACACTTATCCACACTCCACTCCGGTGAACTCATGGCTACCTTAGAAGACCTTAATATAAAACGCGGCGAAATGAATAACGCAGTTGACAATTATAAGCAGACCGTATTGGATTTCCACGCGGGTACCGCAACGCAAAACGACGTAGACGTGGCTAAGACAGCCGCTGTCATTAAGGGCGATGAGTACGCCACCTTGACCGCTCAGGTCAAACAGGACGACCCCAACGTGAGTAACGACGATCAGTTGTTTAGTAACCCAGGGCGTATGAACGCCCTGGTGCGCGACGACATAGCTACCATCTTGTCCACCGGGTCGTTTTTTGGGTCCGGACTGAAGTTACTGGTGGACACCGAAGGCAACGCCTCCGGGGTGACCAATGTCATTCTGTCCTTTGCTGAAGGATCTGACGTGACTATCGACTGGGGCGACGCTAGTGCACGTCAAACGTATACGGGGGCGGCCTCCCACACATACGTTGACCCTGGGCAGTATGAGGTCCAGATCATCGGTACCGTCAACGGTTTCACCAGACCTTTGTCGGAAAGTCGTCAACAACTCAAAGACGTGATGCAATGGGGAGTGGTTGAGTTCGCCAATATTGAAAAGATGTTTCAACAACGCACTGGGTTTGTGATCTCAGCGTCTGACGGCCCGATCCTTTTACCGGGCGCCAGTTGCTATCAGATGTTCAACAACGCGAGTGATTTCAACAGCAACATCAATCACTGGGACATGAGTAACGTCGTGAACATGGATGCAATGTTCCTTGGAGCTAAGGCGTTCAACCAACCCTTGAACGACTGGGACGTGAGCAACGTTGTCGATATGGCCTCAATGTTCAACACCGCCTCCGCTTTCAACCAATCCTTGAACAACTGGGATGTGAGCAACGTTGTCGATATGAGTCGCATGTTCTACTATACCAGCTTATTCAATCAGCCCTTGAACAGCTGGAATGTAAGCAGTGTTACTACCATGAGCTTCATGTTCCGAGTGGCCGCAGCCTTTAACCAACCGCTAAATGCCTGGAACGTCAGCAGTGTTACTAGCATGAACGACATGTTTAATCAAGCCGACGCTTTCAATCGGCCCTTGAACAGCTGGAACGTCAGCAGTGTTACTAGCATGGCATACATGTTCGCCAACGCTGACTCCTTCAACCAAAACTTGAATGCTTGGGATGTAAGTCAAGTGACCTCATTCCCTGGCTTTAATGCCGACAGTGCACTGTCGGGCAGTAACTTACCTAACTTCTAATAACCGACATAGAGGAGGACCGTTGGGTCCTCCTCTTATTCCGTCTTGCAAATATTTTCAAGAATATATCATCAGGGGGTAGACCCTACTACTCACCAATGGACGAAGACTATGTAACATGCAACACATCGAGCCGCACGAGACAACGTACGTCGAAGTCAACGACGTCGAAGTCAACACCACCCTAAAGCGGTCTCGAGGTGCCTTGGAAACCAGCATTGCTTACTACAACCATCTTAATCAGGACCTCACGGTGACCCTTAGGAACGGAGTGCCGTTTAAGTTACCTGCGGGGGATGGGCGTAAGAATTGCGTGGAGGTGTTAGTCAGTTACGACATCGATCCCCGTGTGGTGGTTGATGCTAAAAGTACGTTTCACCACCACCCAGGTAACACGGCCGAAAGCGTTGTGTTACTAGCGGCCCTTGAGAATTGCGAAAAGAGAGGTCGATTCAACCGGAAGTGCTTTACTCTGAAGTACAGTGTAACGGCCGAACAGGTTGAAAAGAACAGTGGCATCATTTACATTGCCGACCTTGATCTGGTCCTCTCGACCAGTGACGACGAGCGTCGCGCAATCCATCCCTATAGCCCAGGCAGTAGCCGATACAAATTGATCGAGGCGGAAGTAAACGTTAACGCTCGAGATCGATTTGGGTATTCCATATACCTGATCAGCAACGACGGGGCCGTCGGGGATAAGTACATCAATCTAGGAGGTAAGGCCTATCGCGTACCGAGCATTAAGAATAAATCTTTACGGGACGGAGTGTATGTATGTAGCAGTGGCAGTATCGAGGCATTAAGTAACGACCCCGTACCGATCGAAGAACACTACGCGTTCGACAGCGCCGTGGACACACTGCGGTTGTACGACACCCCTGAAAGTGCCCTGAAACTTGGCGATCAATTGGCCGCTCGGGAACAGGAGTTGAAAGAAATCAACATGCATTTAAAAGAGGTGGAACACGACCACAAACTAGAACGATTGAACTACGAACACGACCTCGCAGTTAAGAAACAAGAATTGGATGAATCGAAGATGGAGTTGGATCGTCAGTACGCGCAGGAAGAACACGATCGCCGGATACGTGCCATGCGCGACAAGGAATACCACGAATCGCGTAGCAACGCTCGAAAGGACTCCAGCGAGATCATCAAGATCATCCCCATTGTGCTCACCGGTGTAATAGCCATAGCGGCGGCTATTGCTAAATACAACAAAGACTAGGATCTGTTGTTGATGGACTCTCAATTATTAGAAGGGGTACTCAATGCGACACCTGAGATCAACCCTCATATCGCGAACGGCTTGGCAACTAAGCAACTACTCGGCGCCGAAGCGTTTATCGATGAGATTTTCCGCTGTGCAGCAGTGGATTTCCCTGAGGGATTATCGTACGAAGGTTATCGCCGATGTACGCCCCAAGAAGAATTCAACGAAGCGACACGGGCACGGGATAATCGGCAGGTTTACGAACTTGCTCAGAGCGATTTCTATCTGGTGGCGTATTTCTTTAAATACAACGGTGAGGAGCTATTTACACGATACCTGTATCTGCCGTATGTGCAAACCGGGGGACTACTCAACGTCCGAGGAAAGAAGTTTGCGATCCACCCTGTGTTGGCAGACCCAGCCTTCAGCGTCGGATCGAAGAGCATGTTCATCCAGTTGACCAGAGCACGGTTGACCTTTGAACGCACCACCCACCATTTCATGGCAAACGATGACCGGGAGTCCACGTACGTTGTCTGGTCTTGGGTTCACAGTACCGCTCGCAATCGTCAACGTCGACGTGCTGGCAGTGCTAAGGTGGTCTTTTCAACGATGGCGAACTACTTGTTTGTTCGACACGGGTTTACCGAGACCATGCGCGAATACGCAGGTGCCGACGTGGTCGTGGGGGAAGACGAGATAACCGCCAAAGAGTACCCACCCAGTGAATGGGTAATTTGCAGTACCGTGGGGAATAAGCCACGCGCCTTCATAGGCAATCAGTACCGCAGCACCCGAGTGCGAGTGGCCGTTCCCAAAGAACAGTACACTCAAGCCACCAAAAGTCTCATAGGTGCTTTCTTCTACATCGCGGACCACTTCCCCAACCGGGTGAAGCCCGAGTACGTGGACGACGTCTGGCTCTGGAAAGTGATCCTAGGTCACATCATCTACGAACCCGGTACGGGTGAGGGGTTGATGGTCACCGAGATCGAGGATCACTTAGTCTCGTTGGACGAGTACCTGGATTCGATTGTGTGGAAGGAATTGAAAAGCGCGGGAGTAACGTGCAGCGACATCTATGAACTGTTCATGTATGTGATTGAGACCTTGGCGAAAAAGACGGTGTCCTCGGATGTGGGTATCTCCAGCATCTACGGGAAGCGCCTGATCACGCTAAGGTACGTGTTGTTTGACATCGTTAGTCAGATCAATACGTTGATGTACAAGCTCCGCGCCGCACAGAAGAAGCGGAAGAAGCTTGAAATCACTGAGATCAACAACCTGATGAACATCTACTTACGCAGCAGCCGTATCGCCAACATCAGTAACCACGCTAAGCATCCGGAGGTTAATCCCGTCTCCACGTCCAACGACAATCTGTTCTTTGGTGTCACATCGACCATGTTGACCCAAGACAGTGCCTCAACGACCGGGGGAAAGAAGGGAAAGATTAATCTTAAAGATCCTAGCAAGCACTTGCACATGAGTGTGGCCGAAGTTGGTTCTTACAACAACATTCCAAAGTCAGACCCTACCGGGCGCAGTCGGATCAATCCGTGTCTGCACCTAGGACCGGACGGGATGGTTGAACGCGACCCTAACAAGAAAGACCTGTTGGAACACGTTCAACGATTGCTGATGCTGTAACCAGATGTCTCTGAGGGGAGGGTCCGTAATGGCCCTCCCTTTTTGAGGCCTTGCTTATTAAATGTCCAATTTATGAGGAGAACATGCGTTTAACGTTCCAGTTAGACCGAGTCACTTTGAGTACCGCCTATGACCGTATCCAGGAACATACGCGACTTCACCGATTTGATCTGCGAATGCTTGTCTCTGGGATGGCAGTACACCCAGGGCCAACCCACTGAAGCCGATTTGCAACACTGGGCCAGCTTTGGTCGATCGAAAGCGTTGTTTAAACGATGTACCGCCGAGTTCTTAAGTAACGAATCTCAGACCCTCCATTTAATCCGATGTAAAGAAGAAGCGTCTATCCTAGCGGGATATAAACGCCTGCACTCGGTAGGACTGTGGACCGCATGGATTGAGGACCGTGTGGTGTGGATTCATGTGGACCCCAAGACCCCACTCAAACACGAACTGTGGATTTGAGTAGTTTTAAAAGATATATCATCCTTGTGATGACCACGGATACCATGAAATTTTAGGGGAGACCCCGCGTCTCAAAAAATACCTTAGACCGACCTAGGTCAGTGTGAACTTTAGGAGCTTTTCGATGCACTATAACCAGCAGCCGTTGCCGGTGTCTGCAGAGCAACCGATGCAGAACCAGTTCGTGCAGGGGAATCAACTTCCTCCGCTGCCGAACATACCGGAAGTGGGGCAGGTAGAACAACAAGAAGCGTTCAGTCTCCATGGTGAGTTGATCACTCTGCTGCAAAACGGGGTTCAGAAGGGTCCAGTGCGGATCTTCCTGTTCAACCTGTACAGTCAGAATCACTACGTCAACCAAACCTATATGGAACTGTACGGTTCTGCGATTGAGTACTACCTGTTCTTGAAAGCCAGTGGGCAACCCGACGCACGCCGCGCCGCCGACGAGTCGGTGAAATGTGAAATCCCCAGGGTCATTCAGAACTACCCAGCGCTTCAGAATTACCTCAACGACCAACAGATGAACGATCTTCATCAGTTCGTGCAGTTGGCCACCGCCATCTCTCAGCAGATGCAAACGTTCTATGCGCAGCAGCAGCACGGCGGCGGGGGATGGAATAACCAGCCAGCGAATCAATACCCTCCCCAAGGAGGCCCTGGAGCACACCGGCCAGGACCGGCCATGCAGTTCGGTGGTGGTGGCTTTACTGGGCAACCCAGTGGTGGTCGTGGTATGCCGTCGCCTCCAGGCGGGGGACGTCCGGGGGCGGGAGGCTGGTCACAGCCCAATCAACCTATCCAGCAGACGACGCGTCGATCTGGTATGGGTGGTCCCAACGCCGGCAGCATGCTGAATCAAAACACCAACGCCGGGGCACCTACCGCAGGTGGCTCTAGACGTCCCAGCGTGGGAACCCCTACAACGTCAAGCTTAAATACTAACCCCGGGGTCGTTCCGGCTGCACAACAAGGAGATGAAATGAGACGCGTCAGCCCAGACGATCGTGAACTTGGCCATTTGTCGGAAGTCCGCGAAGCGACTAGAGTGCCCGCGCCCCCTATCGATCGTGAAGTTGAGTTCATCTCTTCGGCGTACATCCCGGCCCGTCGCCGCGACCAACGTATCGTTATCACTATAAAAGACGGCCGTAAAGAATACGGTGTCGTTGACCTTGAGGAACATGAAATGGATTACGATGATCACGAAACCAACCCCAACATGATCGAGCTGTCTCGCAAGCAGCGCACCGGGCCGAAAGTGGCCCCGCTGCCAGAGTGGGATCAGGTGTCTGTCCCCAGCGAAGTAAGTAGCGAAGAAACCCCAGATGAAGACCACACGACGTTGGAGGAAAACGAACCTCTGATCTTGAAAGAGTCGGTGATGGCGTACTCCATAAAGCATGCCCGCATGTTGGCGTTGGACGCTTTGGGTAAGGTGGACGTTGCCCCCAGCGACGCTCGGGTCTTCGAGTATTACGTCGACCTGATCACCCCACTCGGGTCCCAGTCGATTGCGGATCAAATCCAAAAGATGAGGGAAGCGGTGGATTTGACTCAACTGGTGGATCTGTTCAACGAAGCGGCTGAGGAGTTGCCGCCCCGGGTCTGGTATCAGCTCCACGACCGCATGACCGAAACGCTGAACCGTCGCCTACGAGGCGGGTTGAGTTTCCAAGCCGATATCGATTCCATCACCGACGATTACGACGATCTGATGGACCTGTTGGCAAAGGACTATTCCAACACGGCGGTGGATCGGTTCAAGCGCAACGTGAAAGCGCACATCCTTCGGACCATGAACATGCGTGAGGTCAGCGGCAAGCTGCTGCTGTCTGAACCGGTCAGTGTCACCGAGTTGCCTTGGACCAGTCGTCAGATCGATCTGATCCTGGAAAGCAAATACTCTATGTTGAGTACGTCGGTGAACAGTCACATGTACACAGCGGCACTGAAGTTGTTCAAGCGTACCAACACGAAGGACTGCAACATGAGTCGTCGACTGCTGGTGACGGTGGATAACGTAATGATCGAACTACATCATGGCGACATGGGTAATGACACGTTACTGATCTCCAAGAACAGTTTCTGCGGTTAAGACCGAATAGAGAGGAGGGGCTAAGGCTCCTCCTCTTTTTTTGTTTACGCCGGTGGACTATCCCATGACACGAAAGACGATTTGGGACGTAGTATGGGAAAGTTTACTGGAAACGTTGTTATTGTTGTTGGCGATCACGACGTTGACGCAATCAAACGCAGTTTAGAGTGGATGTACGAACTGACCTTCGACACCGTGCAGACCGTGACGTTGGCACGCCCTTACCGTGGGGAAATACGGACCGAAGGTAACACCCTCCTCCACATCGCCACTGAGGTGACTCTCAAAGAGGACCTATACTCATTAGAGTACATTGACTCGACTTTAAAGTTAGACGCCTTAGAGATGACCACAGAGGCCCTAAAGCGAGCCAACCTAATACTCGTATTACTTAGACGCGACGACGGAAACGTTTCTTACTTTCCATATGCGTCCGCACTGTATTTTGAAGAAGAGGATTATTACTGATGAAACTCCGGGCTCTGTACATCACCCCACACAAATCTAATCGCCGGCCCAACGGCAGTGCCGGACTGTCTTTGACCGATCCTGAGTTGGTTAAAGTGGCTCTACCCTCGCCCACACAGGACTTGACTCGACGCGAACTGCACACCAGATTTGAAGGATTGGCTTTGGCTGCGAAAGCGTTGGACATGGACATTATAGTAGCGGCTCCAGCGGAAAGCTATCGAGCGTTATTAGAGATGACCCTGACCACCAACGGTCTAGTGCTGGTCTATGAGGACTACATCATACTGGAAGACGGAGCCATGTACCCCACCGGATATCGGTTAGCCAACATCTCTCCCGAAGCCCCAAGAACTGCAAGAGCCATGGCAGGGTACGACGATTGGTTGAACAACGTATACAGTAAGGTCACTGAATCCGATCTCTTAAAGGTGGTGGACCCATGGAAAACGTACCTACAACAGCAATTACACGAAATGTTTCATTCCCCACTACACTGAATGGAGTCACGTATATGCCCGTTGTTCTGTCATTATTTGTGATTCGAGATAACGGCATCGTTAAGAAACTCAAAGTTCGTGCAAGCGATGCGAATGTGGAGCGTCTGTTTCAGCAAGACACGTCTCTGGTGGAAGAATTGGTGTATCTGGTGACCTCCTCTTTGCAACACTACCTCTGGGATTATGTGCAACTCATCGGCAACGACGGCGGGCACCTAAAGAACTACACTAACCCAACCCCCCTAGGAGAGGGATATGGACACCCTCAGTTAAATCTCAAGTTGCTGACATACCTTAGCCCAGTCCTTTAATCTGGAGTCAACTATGATCACCATCGCCCCCCGCCAGACAAGCGAAGCGGAATAGGAGGAGGGCTCAGGCCCTCCTCTTTATTTTTTGTCTCAATTGTACACCAAAACCAATCTCCCTGCAAAGGCCGTACAACGCTCTGACAGCTCCAACACGCACACGTACGCGTAGGTGTGATCACCGGTCGAGTAGACCCCGTCGTTAGCGCCATTGTAGATGACAACGGCTCCAGCTAGGTTGTGGTCCCCAGGTTGCTGCAAGTCCACGTACCAATACGGTCGTTTGTCGACTCCTGGCATGAACTCCCCTTCTTCCCCGTTGGCGCCTAACACGTCTCCTACCTCTAACGCAGTTAGCCTCACTTGAACGTCGGTGGCGTGTATGGCCCCAAATCGAATTTCGGCGATGGCGCGAGTGGTGTCCAGACTGGCCGGATACACCAAATCAGTATACGTTCCTTGTATAATCACCGTGTCCAACTCTGACGGAGGGGGCATGAGGTCCACAGTGAACTGACCAATCCACATCAGAGACCCAGGACGGGTTCGAACAGTGATCGGACCTAAGTATCCCAACGAGAAGGATTCTTTGTGGATATCGTCTTCAGTTAACGCCAGTCGATACTTTGCGTTGATTACCGGCAAGATTTCGTACGTCGACGCTGTCATAGGTGCCGAGATACGAACATGGATACCAGCCAACAAAGCCCCGATGTCCTGACGTCTAACACGAATTTGAGTCGTGCCTCTGAACCGATCGGCGTCCCTTGCCTGCACGGTAACCAATACCTCCGTACTGCCAGCGATGGTGTCAACCGGACCGAACAATAAATCGTTCGGGGTAAACGCCAACCCCAGTTTTAAATTGAGTTGCCGCGTGAGGTAGGCCGGAGCCTTTTCTTGGTGTGGAAAACTGTTAGACATCGTCAACGTCCTGTTTGATAACACTGACACCTTGAATCGACACATTAAAGTGAGCCACTACGTTCTGGGTCATCTCAATCTCTGTACCTAGACGTATGATCGCTTTGCCGTAGCCTTTAGAGGCGCTCAGTCGGATGGGTCGTACCCCGGGTCGACGCTTGAAGTTCTTCCGGTGGGTCTTCATGTGTCCAGTGAGAATTTCAACACGATGGATATCCACTGGCCTCCTGGTCCGAGACGTGGAGTCCACGTCTGACACTCTTGGCACAACGGTATCCAAAATTCGATACGACGTACTGTTAATGCTTTGTAAGTAATGCACACTGTAACTAGACAGGCGACTCATAAGATCCAACATCGACTTCTGCAACTGTGCCAGCGCACTAGCACTGCCAATCTCCTCTCCTGTCACCGCCGTCAAGATGTTGTTCGCCAACAGGTCTAGATCCAAGTCCCCTAAGTTCGAGAAGTCGTATCCGCGTTCGTTAAACCACCGTTCATACGCAATGCCCGCCCCCAAGTCGCAGGGAATGTCGTGGTAGCAGTAACTGGCGACCCCTTCGGCCATGCCTCGAGCGAGGTGGTCTTCTGGGATAGCGTACACGCCACGCTGGTAGTTCTGAGCGTATTGCAGTTGATTGCTGAATTCTCGAAACGCCTGGATCGATACATACACACCCATGGCCGGCTGATGTTCCAATAGAGACGCTAAGTAAACGTCGCTTAATCGCTTGGGGTCTATCAGCCGCCGCATCTCAGCGACCGTAGGTAACGTCGTTTTTCTCACCCGATTGGCCACCAACATAGGAACCTCGGGCAACGTCACTCCCCGCGCTTTATTGTACGCGTACAGGAAGACCACGAAGGCCTCTTTCGCCGTCAAGGGCATGGTCACCCCGGTGGTGGGGTCGGCAACGTTGATGACCGCCACAAAGCGCCCTGTGGCCGCCATATACAGCCAGTGGTTTAACAGGATGTCTTCTTTGGCGTAGGGTACGCTGTCGGTGGTGTCCAACAACGCCGATTCAAACACCTTCGTCGGTAAGCGGTTGATTCGAGAATTCTGCATGTCTCGAACGGTACCGGCCAGTGCCTCATAGTGACGGTCGCGGTTGGATCGAGCGGTTTCATACTGTTTGGACATCACCTCGTCCACGGTACGTCGATTGCTACTGCCATCCCCTGGGTGGTCGTTTAGAGCCGTCCGGCGCATTTCAATGGCTGGGTACAGAGACTCTAATTGATCGGTGTCGTCGTGCAGCATGTCGTAGCGAGCCAACGGCAGATTGCGCTCATTGATGATGCGCTCTAACAAGAGGTTGAACGTCGATTGCATCCCAGCGTTGCGTTGCAGGTAGTTGATGTTCCGATACAGAAACAGCGCCTGTTTCAACGTCAACTGAGGGAGGTGGACGTCCAAGCCCCCGTGACTGGCCAGGTATTCCCGAATGTGGAAACTGTGCGCCTCTTCGGTACGACAGGCTTCCAGTCTTAAGTTTAAGATCTCCAGAGGAAGATTGGCAAACAAGATGCCCAACTGGGCCGCCGGATAGTACTCGTCGGTCACACCGTATCCGGGGACCGTCCAGCGAGAGGTGTACCCATGGACCCATTGTTGCAGGGTTGAGATGAGACTGGCTTCTTGCGATTCTACCAGCGTTCGGTCGTATTGCAAGATAGTCCCATCGGCCGCTGCGATAGCCACATCCAACGACACGGGACTGAGTATCCCGAGAATTAAGGTTTCTTGTTCAGGATAGCGGGCAACCAAGTCGCGATAGTATCGAGAACCATATTTGTGGGCACTGGCGGTGGCACGATGAATTTGAAGGTTTTCTCGGGTAAATTCAATTTCCTCGAGGGTATCCATCGACGTCACCGACATCAAGGAATCTGTAGGATGATACAGCCCTGCCAGATTCCTATAGTACTTCCATGTACGCGGGTCGCTACTTAAAGCATTGCCGAACAATTCTAATTCGGAGTTGATGGTCTCGGCGGCGACCTTTGATTTAATCACCATCGTTTTTGCCAGGGTCATCACTTGACCTATAAAGATACGATAGTACGTGCTAGACATGACAACTCTCCGGAGGAAGGGGTTTATGGAGACAAATAAGACACAGCGCCGGGTCGACTTCGATTCGCGGGCTAAGCGCCAACACGCAGTGGTTAGTAAGATCGTAACGGATAAAACACGCGCGCAAGGATACGACGAGGACGGCAATCGAAAACCGTTATCGCCCCCGCGCTCAATTCTAAACGCAGTGTCCGACCGCACCGCCAGTGTGACGCGCGACATCGAATCGATGGAGCAATTGCTTCCGGACATCGAGTTAGCCGCTCAGATTCTGGTCAGCAGCATTCTTTCACCCAAAGACATGGGCGCGCCGAACCTCAATTTTACCTTTGCATCCTCATTTGAGAACGATGAATTGGGCGGTAAGTTGTTGAAGGTGATCAGTGAGTACTTCACAGACGACTATAGGATTAACGAGCAGCTGTCTGAAATCTTACACGACATTTTGTTTCGTAAAGGCTCTTATCCTCGGATGATTGTCCCCGAATCCAGTCTCGATCAGATCATCAACGATCGCGGCCGGGTGTCGATGGAGTCATTAAGAGACCACGTCAACGCCGATGACATGTCCGTGTCCAATCTGGGTCTGCTGGGAGACATTGCCAAAGGGACTAAGAGTAACTCGGTCCCTGACAGCAAGTTGAGCATGGAGTCTTTGTTTGGTACGGTTCACGGTTCTGGTAGAACGGTGCCTAAATACACCAACATTCACAGCTACATTTCAGTCATCGATAACCCAGACGCCATCAAGATGCCTGGGGTCTATAAGAAGATCAGTCACGACAAAACCCAGTCCACGCTGGCCAGTCGCTTCATGACCCTGGAGGCTCGACGTAAAGACGAGAAGCAAAAGAACCAAAAGAAGCGCAATGCAGAAGCCAAAGAAAAGAACGTCGACTACGGGAAAACGGATCGCGACATAGAACGGAACATGGACAAAGGGCGGCAGCACAACCTGGAACCTGTGGTCGAGTTGCGAACCAAGTACAACACTGACCGAGAGATGATTGGTCACCCGATGGTAGTACATCTGTCTACCGAAGCGGTCATTCCGGCCCACATTCCATCAAACCCGAAAGAGCACATCGGCTACTTTGTGTTGTTGGATCAGTTCGGCAATCCCATCAGCACTGCCACCGCGACGGATCATTACCGCGACCTGCAAGCCTCGTTCCAAAGCACTGGCTCTGAGAATCAGGTGTCTGCAGTACTGAAGGAACTGCGCGGTAACGCCGACATGGGTGACAACGGCGGGTCTACCGTTCAGTCCATACACGAAGCCACCACGGCGTTTGCTGACGTTATTGAGCGCAACCTGTTGGAGCGCATGCGCAAAGGCATGGGTCACGACTCTATTGAGCTGGCTCGGCCAAACGACGTCTATCAAATCATGCTCTGGCGCACCATGCAACGTAAGCACACACAGATGATGTATGTGCCCGCCGAATTGATGTCGTACATGGCGTTTTACTACAACAACCAAGGGGTGGGCAAGTCCCTACTTGAAGAGTCTCGGATCTTGGGTAGCATTCGAGTGATGTTGATGTTCGCCAACACCATGGCGTCTATTCGCAACTCCACGTCTCGCACGGAACTGGGCATTGAGTTGGACCCGAACGACACCGACCCCATGAGCACCATCGACATGGTTCGCGATGCGTTCATGCGGTCTCGGTCCGAGCTGTACCCCTTAGGGGAAGGCGACCCAGCTGCGGTGGTGAAGTATCTGCAGCAGTCGGGTGTCGACGTGGTGTACTCGGGGCACCCGGGACTACCCGAGATGAAAGTGGAAACCAACGAACGGTCCCCTAGCAAGGTACTGATGGATCGGGATCTGGAAGAGTCCCTGCGTCATCAACACATCATGTCCTTGGGTCTCTCGCCTGAGACGGTAGATGCCAGCACTGGGGTTGAGTTTGCCACCACGTTGGTGAACTCCAGTCTCTTGTTGTCCAAACGGGTGGCGTTGTATCAGCGCGGGTTCGAAGACATGCAAAACGACTTTATCCGCAAATACACCGAGAACTCGGAGACGCTGATCACCAAGTTGATCGAGGTGATCGAAGAGCACGGCGAGTCGCCAGAGAAAGCCGAACCCATGGTCGTGGTGGATGCATTCATCGCCTCGATGGAAGTGGAGTTGCCCAAACCCGATTCGGCGACTTTGGAGTCTCAGATGGACTCGTTCCGGTCTTACAGCGATTCGTTGGATTTGGCGATGGACGCGTGGATCTCTGACGAGTTTGCTATCCTGGACGCGGAAGGCGACGTGGCACAGTACTTACGTGAGATGCGTTCCGCCGTAAAAGCTCACTACCTGCGGCGCTGGTTGCGTGAGAACAACGTCTTCCCAGAATTGGAGGAGATCACGGAACTGACGGAAGACGGAAGTCCGGTTTACGATTTCGCTGAGTCTCAGGGCAAACACATGGACGCCGTATTGAAGTCCATGCACACTTACCTCGAGAAGGCGAAAAAGGCGGCCACCACACGTAATGAGAAGTTGGACAAGCAACAAGATGCGCTGGGCGAACACGCACCAGGTGCAGACGACAGCGGGTACGATGCCGATTCCGGCGATGATCTCGGAGCCGATTCCGGCGGAGACGGGTTTGGCGACACGGGCAGCGACGCGGACGTGACCGACGACGCCTCTGGCGCGGATGGGGAGAGTGACGACGGGCTTGGTGACCTCCCCGAATTTACATAACGCGTTAACATGAAAGGCACGGTCGAATGTTATGATCCTGCCTTTCTTTTCTCTTTTTCAGTAAGGAACACTCACCTATGCGTAATGTGACACGTACCGTGTACGGCGCGGCCATGCAAACCGCAATGTACATCGGCAAATCGTATCAAGTTCAGGAAAGCAGCACCCTGAATGAGAAGTTTGGCATTGAAGTTAATGCTTTACCCAGTACCGAGGAACGACACGCCGTTCGGTACTTCTGTATTGGCAATGGCGGGCACCGAGCGATTGTAGGGGCAGAAGGTCTGTCTTATACAACCCCGAACCACCACGAAGCCACAGACGCCGCTTGTTTCAATCACCTGCCATTTGTGCTTCGGGAAGTCACCGACGACCTCAGTGGTGAGGTTCGATCTAAGTACGCTCTGCGTCGAGAAGAGAACCACAATGGTCGACAGTACTTTGCTTACTACGGCAAACGTCTGGAACTGGACTCGGTCGAAGTCAACATGCAAAAGACCTCAGTCGATGGCAACAACCAATCGTCCGAGCCGTTTGTGCCAACGTCGGCCAACTTGAACCCAGAACCCATGGCAGGAACCGATGAAGAAAGCAACGTCATCGAAGCCTCTGGCGAATACGTGTCTGGCAGCGCGGTGGTCACCATTGACTTCACGGCGCTGGACGCCGAAGAACTGCGCAGCGTGGCGTTGATTCTGTACGGCGATGAGAAGTACGCGGTGATCTCTGAGATCGCTTTAGTTGGCGGTGTAGACAGAGTGGCCACAGGTCCAGGTCCGGGCAACAACACCATCAACTATAATGAAGTCATTGCGGCTCAGGTCACAACCTTCATTGCGTCCTACTATCAATTGGACATGCAGAACAACGGCTTCACCTTCACCGCAGACGTGGGTGTCACCGAACCTCTGTACGCCATCAGCGAGTAATTACTATGTTGATCGTACCTACTGGGGATGATCGGCTGCGCATCGTAAGTTTCGACCCGGGTACCGACACCTTAGGCAGCAGTGTTTTGGAGATCAATGTCCGAACACTTCAGTTGACGGTGTTGGATGCTCAAACGTTTGTCTCTCGCCGCCCTATTCGTTACCGCCCAGAATACCAACGGGTGGAAGAAGTCTACGGAGATCGGTTGGCCCGACTGTCAAGTCATCGACACGCAGTCATTGGACATCTTGTACGCTGGCAACCACACACCGTGGCATGTGAGTCTCCGTTCATGGGGATGAGAGCACAAGCGTTTGAGGCCTTGATCGAATGTGTAAACGTAATACGATGGGCCGTGCACGATCACGACCCTACGGTACCCGTTGAAATGATCTCCCCACCACAAGCAAAGAAGACGGTGGGGGCGTCGTTTCGAGGTTCGGATAAGAACGACGTCCGACAGGGGGTGGAGAAACTGATCGACCAGTCGCAAGGGCAGATGACCTATCAAGCGTATCAACCCTTTCATACCCTGGACGAACACAGCATCGACGCCATTGCCGTAGGGATTTGTCATTATCAGCAGTGGGTAGACATTCTCACCCACTGATTTATTAGACGGGGAAGAAGTCATGTCCATCGGCAGTCTATTGGGTAAATTAAACCCCACCACAATTAAGAGTAAAATGTTGTTGGCGGCTGGGGTGGCTCTTCTCGTCTTCATTGTTTGGTTTGGCAGTAAGTGGGATTCGTGGAAGATCGAACGTCTTGAAAAAGAAAACATGAAGCTGGACGTTGAAAACCAATCGTCCAAACAAGCGGCCGAGGACGCCAAGTCCGTTCGGGTCATTGATGAAACCGCCGTTACTGGCACCTTAGACCGTCAGAAAGCGGCCGAGGCTAACAGCAACGTGATTCAGGAACAGGTGAGAAATGATGTACGCCGATTACAACAGAAACTGGTCGTTGAACAACGGGCCTTGGACCAGGCCCGGACGGACTTGGCGCTTTTGGAGCTCCGCCGATCTGACCTTGGACGACCCCAACAAATCCCGCCCGCGCCGGTGGCCATCGAAGGGATTGAGGCACCGTCTACCCGGGTGGTCGTCAAAACCATCGAGGTCTCCGTGGCAGCCGTTAACACTCGTGTTGCTCAGCGGGTTGTTGATGGCATGTGGGTCAACTACTGTGGTCAAGTACCGAACGATCGCGGTTGTCCCACCCTCAGCGTTGATCCGGGAAGTAACGCCGAGTCCCCCGCCAAATAAAGAAGCGTTTGTGGCCGCCGATGATGCGGAACGGCTTATCTTGATATCTGAGGCCTGGCACAAACAAACGGACAAAGTCCTGGTTGGTAACGAACAGACTCGTGGGTTGGCGGACTGGCGTGAGTCTATCTTGGACTATTACAAAGAAGACCCGGACGTTGAGGTGGTGAGTGGGGATGAGTTTAAGCGATGAAACTGGGGGAGGGCTGACGTCCTCCCCTTATGCCGTTGGTTGAATGAGATTTCAAGAATATATCATCCACATGGACCCTTGCGTTCAACGGTCAAGCTATTATCTAGAACGGCATCTTTGGATGTTATGGATGGCACCTCACAAAATTCACAGGAGAAGAACCGTGAAGGTCGAGAAAACAATTAAGAAGATTCGCAAAGCCATTGACAAGATACCCGATGTCTCCCGCTGTGTGATAACCCTCATGCCAGAGACAGGTCACTTTAAAGTCGGCGCAAAAAATAAAGTGGCGTTTCGGTTCTTCCGCGATCAATTGGAAGGCGACGACGCCAAGGCCGTCAATCTGTGTTACGGCACTGGCGGTCGATTAGAGGTGGTCTTCTCAACCCATCGCATTCAGTACATCCCGTACAGTGAAACCGGCAAACGCCTCCCCACCATTGTGCTGGAAGGTCCGGTCACGGAAATCGAAGACGCCCAAGACGAAAACTACGCACTGCCCGCTTGAGGTGGAGATTAACATCTAGCGTAGAGATTGCTCTACGTTAGTCCCTGCCTTACTTATCTTAATGATTGGAGATTGTAGTCAATGTGTCCTCAGTACGTTGAAGAATTCAAACCTACCCAAACATACCGACCCGTAACGCGTGAGGCCCGTTACATCAATCGGATCGTGTCTGGACAACACCTTTCCTTGGACCACGCCTTGTTCCTACCCTCATCCCTTGAGGCAATCCGGAGCATAGTCCACAACGAATCACACCGAGTGTATCTAGAAGCGGATCTTCGATTACTGACGGGAGAGTTACCCGCTAAGATTCCAGCTAACGTAGATCGACTGCTCCAGTTGTATCGCCGGATGCCCTTCTCGATGCTCGATCAGATCAGTGAGGGTGAACTGCATCGTCTGATCTTGGAGATGGACTCCGGGTTCTCTCCGAAGAAAGCCTCCGAAGCTCTGTGGGGTATGGAGATCATTGTAAGCGATCACGATCTACCTTTTGATCGATTGACCTGGGGATTGGATTGGTTACAGAAACACCACTATCTCCCTGAACGAGACCCCGACGAACTTTTGATTGAGGAAACCGGCAGCAACTGCGTCTTAATCCGCGGCATTGAAATTTTAGCAGAACGCATTTTGGTCAATCAAAACGGCAGTCATCACACCGGCCGCATTCAACAATTATCCCGGTGGCCCGGGGTGGAACACACAGTACTCGAATCCGACAGCTTCGGACCCCTTCGATGCGGGTTACTCACCAACAAAGGAACCATCTGTTATGGGTAAGGAAACAAGTATAGGCGTTGGGTGGACCCTACATGGCGATGGAACGACGCATCTGATTTCTCAACCGTCAGCCGCCGATATCGCTACGTTGAAAGAGATCGAGCCTTCGGAGGCTCGCATATACCTGATCGACGCAGTCGTCGACGGGAAACATTACTCCGACGTCATTGCAGTGGGTACCATGATCGTCCCTCACATCACTTCGATCGACAGTGACGGACTACTTCACCCAATCCTGCGATTGACTCTCAGTCCGTTCTATCCCACGGTCATTAGTTACATTACAGACTACTACGTCAGAACCTATAAGGTCAAAGCGTATCTGGTCAACCTGCACCGAATATATAACCTGAATTAACCCTAAAGGGAAGGCTTCGGTCTTCCCTTTATGCCGAATACGCTCTGTGTATTATGTTATTTTGAATCCACTTGACCGATGTAATGATAGGGACGTGCGTCCCCCTGAATGCATCGCCCCTATCGCGCAACACCCAGGAGAGTAGTAATGTCTGTGTCCACATTCATGCAGTTTGGTCTCGAGTCTGACATCGATGCCAAGGATGTAGGTCAACCTAAGTTTCGATTGGTTGAAAGGTTCCCGCATGGAGAGACCCTTTGCGTGCTATTGGGGTCTTTGCATATGCCGCTTGAAGATGAGGCTACCGTTGAAGCCGTTGAGGCGTACGTTAACACCCAAACCTTACGGGACACGTTGATCCTAGCGCTCAGCCGTCACTTTAACCGCCCTATCGCGACAGGGTCGATCTTTGAATACGTCCCCAGCGAAGCGGCGGCGTACCTCTTACCCCCCGGTATTGAAAGGACCGCGAGAAGATGATCCATGAAACCCTGATTCACCAACTCACTGTAAAAGCGCTGTGTAAGCGTATGGACTTGGGATCTAGAGAAGTCGATGTTCTGCTGCTGTTATACACCAGTAAAAGCCTCAGTACCCCCAGCATTCATCAGTTACTGGGTATCCGTAAGAGCGAGATCAACCGCCGTCTGGGTCCGAGACTAATAACGTTGGGTTGGCTGGCGTCCGAACAAGTCACCCACTCCAATAAACCCGGTTTGCCAACGAACCGTTGGTGGATACCAAAAGACAAACACGCAGATCTTGACGAGACGTTTCGTGAGATTCGTCGAGAGGTGATTTCGACCTTGGGTCTTACGTACAGCGAAGACCTACAATGGACCGCCCTATCGCCCGATGGCGGCGACAGCGGCTCCCCGTAAAACAAAAGGATACATAGATGACTACTCCACTAACCAAAGTTACCCGCCACAGCGAGCGACTGAGTAAAGAGTTGCAGATTACCGCCCCCAGACAGAGACGTTTATTGCATGGATAATTCAGCCCAATTGAATCTGTTGTGGAACTTTCAACGCGACGGTCTCCGTCACGTGTATCTGGTGGTGGGCGATGAGGACGCTGGAACAGCGTTGCGACGATTTGAAGACGACACCAAGATTTCAGCGACCCTCGTGACCGTGCATCCCAAAACGCCTCAAGCGAGAATCGACAGCGCCGTGGCCGATCACGACTGTTGTGTCTTCTACCTTCGCAGTAACATCCCAGGGACCATGCGGCATCTTCGGTGTCTGTTGGAACAACACAAATATTCGACGGAACTTCTCGAGTGCATCAATAAAGTCTACCACATCGACAATTCACGGTACCGATACGCGCTGGCGGCCTGAGGTGAGTTATGACTGAAACAAAGTCTCACGCGATTTCCGACGAAGAGATTCGAGACATTGCAGTGCAGGCCGGCTTCACTATGAGAGATCAAGAAGACGGTAGGTGCGATTTGAACCCATACGTCTACGACTTTGCGCGGAAGCTCATCCGGCGGGCGAAGAACATTCATGTCAAGTCCGAAACAACCGCGAAATCGATCTTAATCGTAAAGGTGGACAAACGGACGGGGGCCACAAAAGAGTACGAAGTCTCATCGTCCGTGATTGATGCTGCTCAACATTGGCTCTCGTCTTTGCAGCTGTCGAGCGACATGTCTTTGATTTCGGAACTGGGAGACACGCCGTACATGTTCGCTAAGGTACTCACCAACAACCTAGACGATCGACATGTATACATGCTAGTGAGAGGTAATGAGTTGAACGAAATGGGCGCGGCCATAAACGCACTCATTCACAAACGTTGGCCGAGTATGGAGGATGAAGTGCCCTCGCCATTTGACGTAAATTAGGAACTACTCGACTCGGCATTAAAAGAAGGACTTTTATAATGACCGATTTAATCACCATTAAAATACACGACGGGATTGGGGCCGGGTTAGTTCTACTCGACACACCTGAAACGTGTTGCTTAGTCTACGAACATCTTGCCAACACGTTTGGCGACGACCTAGTGATCATCGATCTTTCTAATTTACCCAACCCATTGGAAATTGTACAAGGTCAAGCGCAGGCTCGAGATGTCCTCTTTTGTCTGAAGACGACCAATTTCCATCCAGGCGACATAACCGACGTTCAACGGTGGTTGTCTAATCACAACATCTCCAACGAGATCCTCACTTACTGCGGCGACCTGTGGGTCGTAGTGGATGTGGATTACTTAAACAACACTCACTTTGATAATAAGGTAGTTAGCATGAATCAGACATCTGAAACCCCTGTAGAAAACGTTCGCCCTCGTGTACGCGTAGAGATCGCCGGTACGCGTTCTGGCTGCGGTAAGTCGTCGGTGGCGGCGTTGATTATTCAGGCGCTGCAAAAGGCTGGGTTCGATGACATCAAGGTGACTAGTCAAAGCGACAATATTAAAGAACAAGTATTGGCCGGTGTGGACATTGCTCGACTCGTTCCACTCCCGGGGATCGATGTCATCGATCGCTATGGCGATGTGGCGGCAGTGGAAGATGACGATGGCAATACATGGGGCGCGTAATTCAGCCTTTGTGTCCACATTGTACACACAAGGTACGGGGACCCTCTCGTATATACGGTCAGTCGGCGTATTTCTGCACACACTGTCGGAGATACGGACCGTGGAAGAGTCGCGGTCGATGTCGAAGAGACAGTACCCTTCACCCGGTGACACATACTGACGTTGTAATGTTGTCTATGAGACCATAACTTGCGTGAGATTACGTTCAGACCCCTAAACATACATCAACTTACCCACACCTGAAAGAGGAGGTAGTAATGCCGTGTTCATCGCAGAAACAACACGACCTAATGGTCGCTGTCAGTAAAGACAAGGACCTGGCGGAGAAACTTAACGTCAAACAGGAAGTTGCCAAGGAGTTCATTAAGAAAGATGAAGAGGAGGGCCTGTGGCAAGCCGCGCCGGAACTCAATGAAATCGAAGTCGAGTCCTTAACGTTAGAAGCTGTAACGGAACAGGAATTGATATCGAAGGAGATGCGAGACGACGCCAAGGAGGCACCAATGTTTCGCATGGAAGATCGCTTCGTAGAAGCGGGCGATGGGGGGGCCGAGTAAGGCTCTACTCTATCGTGTTAACCCCCACTTTGACCGTTGATGGTTCCACACCCAACCCTAATGGAAGTTGACGGTCGATCGATTGAGGAGACATGGAAGTATGGACAAGACAGTACACACCGTGTTCGATTTTCGAACTGCACTTATGCGTTCACCTGGCAGTTGTCAAATACTTCTGCGGACTGGAGACAAAGGTTTTCAGATCATGCACATGGTTGAAGTCAACCGCGGTGGACATCCGTCCATAATCCTTGAAGCAATCGGGGTCCCAGATGACCTAGTGTCGCTGGCCACTCTTTCGCCCGGAAACCGTTTTCGTTTTCAAGAAATGCTTGAAGACGATTTGGAAGTCGTGCAGGTGGACGTAGAACCGGATCACGAACTGATCATGGAAATCCGTCACGTCAGAGAAGGTTGGCATGGCCGCGTTGGCCTGATGACTGGTGCTGTAGATTGGGACATAGGGCGATACTACGACACACGTGTATTGCCAATGCGCCGCGGTGAAGACCGTGGCCTAAGACCACCAACCGGTGATCCTATCCCCGAGCGACGCGCTGGACGTTAATCCATCTGGAAATGCGGGGAGGGTAACACCTCCCCATTTTTTCGACTCAAACCGTAAAATCATAAGGAAAGCCTGTAATGTCTGCGATCGTTGAACCCGCAACTGAGACCAGTACGTATGGCACCGCCCCTCCTAAGACCTCGGTAAATAAACCCATTCTCTCATGCGACTTCGATGGTGTGATCCACAGTTACACCACTGGATGGCATGGCGCTGATGTGGTGGCCGATGGTCCAGTCGATGGCGCCATGCGATTTTTAACCGATGCCTCTGATAAGTTTGAAATCAATATCTATTCTTCCCGTTCCGGACAACCCGGCGGCGTGGCAGCCATGTACGACTACATTGCTGAACACCTACGTCGATATTGGGTTGACATGCCAGCCGTTGGCGATAAGGTATTGTCGAAACTCAAGTTTCCTACCGATAAACCCTCGGCCATGGTGATGTTGGACGACCGAGCGGTGACCTTCACCGGCGTTTTCCCAGAGGTTGACGACCTGTTGGACTTCAAACCCTGGAACAAACGCTAACGAGGTGAAGTTATGGACGGCGCCGTGGCTATTATAGTGAGTATGTTGGGGTTGGGGTTAATGGCAGTGTTATTCTGTCAGTATAACCTTAACCAAGCAAAACAACGTCAGCGATTTAAGGACGAGGCTCGGTTTTATCGAAAGGTTACTGAAACCCTCCAGAACTCGAATTGCCTTAGTCAACTCGATTTGGGGCGGATCGTTCTGGAGGATGTGGCCCGACGACAAAACCCCACCCTCACTCAAGTGGAGCTCGAGCACCTCTCACGCATAATCAACGGTCATCTCAAGACGATGCAGCGAGTAGACTCTATGTTAAGTGATTACCGGGCCCGTCGTCGTCGCCCTACGTGCAGTACCGACACTATGCTTGAGACCGCCGAAAATGGACACAGAAAACTTCACTGACTGGACGTTAAGGGTTAATCTAGAGTTGCTCTTGACTTACAGTAACCTTGCATCGACCATCGCCAAGGCCCTTGAGCGCATCACTGAGACGCACGACGATCACACGGTGGTCCACGTGCATGTTGATGACGGATGCATGCCTGAGGCGTTTGCTAAGTCCCATCGTGAGGAACTGATCTATCTTCCCTCGACAGTTGGGTTACATAAGACGACGAGTCCCACATGCACCACCATCGTCTCCATTGCTTTAGCCGTACGGTTTATTGACTCCGATAGTCATCGCCAGTTGCGGCGGGTGGACATATTCCTCACCCCCGTGAAACGCACCTGAAAGGAACCCCCATGAATTCTGCTGTACTCACCAATGACCTCAGTATGGACCGTCTATCAAAGCGATTGGTATTGAATCGCCGAACTGTGCAGGTACTGATGCTTATGTCGCTGTATGGTGAGTTGACCACGGGAGACATAGCCAGCATGTTGGACGTGTCTGTTAAGACTCTGCGGGACCGGCATTTACCTCGTTTAGTGGATCATCACTGGATACGCGGTGAACGTTTAGTTTCCAATGGTCCGGCCACCGAACGCTGGAAGATGGGTGTGGTTCAACGTAAACGTGCAGAAGTGTTTTACAACGCTGCTGAACGCGATGTGTTAGCCCGACTGCAGAAGTTTAAACACCTACATCATCCAATAGATCCCAACCGAACGGTGAAACTGGGGACTATGGATTAACCGATCAATTTAGGTCCGCACTCTGCGGGCCTTTATGCCCAACGGAGAACGCTATGGACACCAATATGACCGAGAAGACCCCCTTACAACTATTGAACGAGGCCAAGGTTGCGTACCTTAAGGTACATGGCACCACGCAAGAAGCCATCGATTCGATCGAGTCCATCTTTACAATGACCGAGACTACCTTGAACCTGTTTCGCATGGACGTGGACTTGGCTTCCGGTTCGGATTACACGGTGTACGTCGACGTATCCCCGGCCATGACCCCTACTGAACTGCGCTTGAAGGCGTACCGAAAGCTGTTAATTGACGAGTTCGATTACGCACCGGAAGACGTAGACACCATTGCCCAGGCGTTTGACAACGACGCCCTGGCGGTGGCGCATTTTAAGGGACTCATCAACAGTCACACAGGAGTCCACACTCGATCGATCCCCAACCTCTAACGAATAGGACTCGACATGCCAACTAAGACGATAGTGAATCGAGCCAAAGTTCTGCAGAAAACCCTTACCGATCACGGTCATCGATACTACGTCCTGGACGACCCCACGGTACCCGACGCTGAGTACGACCGACTGTTCCGGGAACTGCAGGACCTGGAAACCAAATACCCTACGTTGATCACACCGAGCTCCCCCACCCAAAGAGTAGGAAGTCCCAATACGACGAGCTTCAAAGCTGTGGCGCATTCCACACCGATGTTGTCGTTGGACAATGCGTTCTTAGACGAGGAACTGATTGACTTCGACCGGCGAGTGCAAGAACGGTTGAAGACAGAAGGGCCGGTAACCTACGTATGCGAACCTAAACTTGACGGACTGGCGGTGAGTCTTCGATACGTTCGGGGCATCTTACTGCAAGCGGCCACCCGAGGCGACGGGCAAACTGGAGAAGACATCACCGCCAATGTCCGCACGATCCCATCGGTGCCCTTGACCCTGCGAGGTACGGGTCACCCAGAGGAAGTTGAGGTGCGAGGTGAGGTGTACATGCCCACAGTTGGGTTTGAGTCACTGAATGAACGGTTGTCTGAGCGCGGTGAGAAGACGTTTGTCAATCCTCGCAACGCAGCCGCGGGCAGCCTGAGGCAAAAGGACCCCAGTGCCACCGCGAAACGACCGTTGGAGTTTTGCGTGTATGGAGGCACCCTACCCAGCAAACCTAAGTCCCATTGGGAGCTGCTGCAGATCCTGAGCGATTGGGGGTTTCGCACCAACCCAGAGATGCGCTTAGCCATAGGTGTCGAGGCCTGTGCTCAGGCGTATCGGGACCTGTTGAGTAAGCGAGACCATCTGCCGTACGACATCGACGGCATCGTCTTTAAGGTCAACGACTTTAAACAACAGGCCACGCTTGGGTTTGTCTCTCGGGCGCCTCGGTGGGCGATCGCTCAGAAGTTCCCCGCGCAAGAAGAGATGACCACGGTTGAAGACGTGGAGTTTCAGGTAGGGCGGACTGGCGTCGTAACGCCCGTGGCTCGATTGCATCCTGTCTTTGTGGGGGGCGTGACCGTCAGCAACGCCACACTACACAACATGGATGAGATTGCGAGATTGGGAGTGAGGATTGGAGATACCGTGATTGTTCGCCGCGCGGGCGACGTGGTACCTCAAGTCGTGAAGGTCGTTATGGACAAGCGACCTAAGAAGACCCGGGCGATCGCTTTGCCGTTTCAATGTCCAGTGTGCGCCTCGGACATCATTCAGACCGAAGGGGAAACTGCATTACGGTGTTCGGGGGGGCTCTACTGTCCGGCTCAACGAAAGGAAGCTATCAAACACTACGTCTCTCGCAAGGCCTTGGACATTGACGGAGTGGGAGACAAACTCATTGAGTTGTTGATTTCGGAGGGGCTGGTTGAAACCGTAGCGGATCTGTATCGACTTACGGAAGAACAACTGAAAGGACTCGATCGACTGGCAGAGAAGTCGGCGCGGAACACGGTGGCAGCAATAACAGCGTCTAAACATCCGGTGCTCTGGCGGTTCGTTTACGGCCTAGGTATCCGAGAGGTAGGCGAAGCCACAGCGAAAGCATTGGCACGTCACTACGGGTCACTAGAGGCGCTCTCAGAGGCATCGGTCGACGATCTACAGACAGTTGCGGATGTAGGTCCCATTGTGGCTGGGCACATCGTCAGTTTCTTTAAACAGACACACAATCGAGACACCCTTCAAAGCCTGAAAGACGCGGGGGTCATCTGGCAAACCGAAACCGTTGACCTAGTCACCCGACCTTTGTTAGGACAATCGTGGGTCTTAACCGGAACGTTGACGGAGATGTCCCGAGAGGCGGCAAAAGAGCGCCTGGAGGCCCTTGGCGCCAAGGTCTCTGGAAGTGTCTCAGTAAAGACGGCTTGTGTGGTTGCAGGTCCCAGTGCCGGATCGAAGCTAACCAAAGCCACTGCTCTGGGAATTGAGGTCATGGACGAGGCAAGGTTCCTAACATTCTTGAACACCCACCAGCCCTTATAAGGAGAGTATCATGAACAGCACCGATTTGAAACACGCGTGCATCCAACTGAGTCGAGTGTTATTAGAAAGCCTGCCCGCTAACGAAGACGCAATGATCCAACGCGTAGTGAACTCAAACGCAGCACTTACGTTGCGACGCGTGGAACAACCTAAAATTGAGGTGACCTGCAACCAATCTGTGAGTGGAGGGAACAGTTACCCGATGGAACTGACGATTGGCGGCATGACCGTGGGACTGTCCATCGTCACCAATTACGATCGAGTCAATAACAGCTGGAATCGGTTTGTGGAGATCGTTCCTATGTATGTAACTCGCGGCGGACGCACACACTGGTGGGTGTTTGAAACAGATCCCTTGATTGTGGCCTTACTCACCAACCACCTAATCACCTTACGACTGGCCCTACTGGGCGATGGAGAATCCTCATGAGCGATCATGTACAATGCGATGGCTGTTTTGAAGTGAAAGACAAACAAGAAGTGAAAGACAACGGAGGGCGTTGTCCCGAATGCGGCAGTAAGGAAAACCGCCCAACTTAAATCGAGTGGACTTGTTTATGAAAAAGGTAACCACACGTCGCCACGACGACGATCTGGTTCGGACTGAATCCGTGGGCGAACACGTCATTAATTACCACCGTCGGTCAATAGGTGCTGTGGTGGTCGAGGTGCCCAGTTACGTACGGCGCATCGACTGCAATGGAACTGAAGGGTGGCAGTGTGTGTTCAAGCGATTGGATACACCGTACTTCTCTGCGTTTGAGAACGACCGAGGCGACCTAGAACTCGCGTTGACCAAGATCACACGTCGATTAAAGAACTACCTCGTCCAGACACCAAATCTCAGGCGCTGTCGACTCATGGATTCCGACGACCGGCGGGTGACCCACTTGAAGACGGGGCACGCGAACATCACGGTGGCGTGGGTTTTGCGCCGTCGAACCGATCGTCACCGGCCTTTATTCTATCTAAATATCCTCACAAGGAAGACCCAGCCATCTGGAAGAGCCACAAATCAAACGTTGTATGTCTGCAGTGAAGACACCTTCGACTACGCTAAGTTACGCCACCGATTGCAGGCGGCGATCCTCTCTCGTCGATTTTACTACTTGACTCACCTCGATACCGGGTTCCTGGCCCCGAAACCCAAGGCCAACTGGAGTCTCCCCAACATCACCGAACAGCAATTAAAGGAGGATTTGATATCAACTAAGACCCGCATGACTGATACGATGTCGAAGGCCATCAACGACTATGTCCCAACCAGCCTTTGCACCAAACCCATAATCCACTCGTTTCGAAAGACCCGAATTGTCTGGAGATCCGCGGAGGTAAATGGGCAGACGTTGTGGGTGCCAGATTTCATTGAGCAGGTAGGCGACACCTGGGAGGCACTTTGGACCCTGATCACTGGAGCAGTCTACGGCGATACGTTGGATCATGACGGTGACGCGCACGACGCTCTGCGCACATTGGTCTGTTGGTGCTTTGAAGCTCAAGCTACGTCTATATCTCCATCGATCCACCCAAGTAATTAGGACCCAACCCTCGCACGGACGCGATTCAACTAAGAGGAATGTCTATCATGACACAATTCAACCCCCCACGTAAGCAAGCATCGCTCACTCTCGCCACTGCCTGTTTAAACATGGCCGCCGACACCATCTACAACGTTGGACTAGGTCCAGACGTCCCATCTCCCCTGACCCCGGAGATCATCAGTCATCCGAAACGAAAGTTCAGCTTTAGCACCAACATCAAACCCAAATCGTTTCTTCTGCTTGGGCGAGTACTCGACGCGCTCGGTATCGAAGGGCGTAAACGCCTTGCTAAGTACCGGACTTCCACAACGGGGTACAATCCGTTTGAGATCGTAGAGAACACCGCCGCGCATTGGTCCATGATTGTCGACGTCCCTCAGAATCCCGACGATGACGACGACGCTCAGACGATGCGGTCTCTGGTGCTTCATTGTACGACGCCCCCTCGCGACGCCCTCGGTAAACGCACCGCCGGAGCTGGACTGGCTTACGACGTTGCTCACAGTCGCGATCGATTTCCAAAAATAAAGGCCCGTGACACTCAGTCCATGAAGTTGACTGTAGAACAACTGCGTCTGGGTTATTCGGCGTATCTGACCTGGGCTAATTTTTACATGATGCACTCGGTCGATCTTGCAACCGTGGGCCCACGCCATTCGAAGTTTGAATTGTCGTGGGTCTTAGGGGGGCTTGGATCTGCGTCACTGTCCTCGCTGATCGATGCGTACAACTCGGTGGATCGAGCGAGACGTACGGAGGGGGTGTTGTTAGAGACAGGGTTGTACGAGTTCACGATGTCGCCTGACGTACTTAAGAACATCTGGGGAAGAGACGACGATCATCGCTGGACGTTGGTTAAGTACAACCCATACGGCGTCGACTACGCCATTGAATATGACCCGATGGGCCCGTTGTGGTCTCCTAAAGAAACCATCCGCCGCCGCTGTGAAAACAGCAAACGGTATCACGACGCCTATGAACGGCTGCTCGTCGCTGCCATCGAAGTAGAAAGCGAGTAACCATAGAGGAGGGCTTCGGTCCTCCTCTTTATTTTTTTGCTGTGGACGTCTTTGGACCCGTGTGGACTAATAGGGACATCTGTCCAAAATTAAAGACTACAGAACAGAAAACTTACATGACAGCAGTCGAAACATAATAGCGGTTAAGGAGAAATGGTGACATGTTTAACACAAACTCAGATCAATACGACATCCAGGTTATAACGGTCGATCCTTCCGATTGGTCAGTAAAGCGGGTGGGGGTTTACGCCAATGTCGCGGACGCCATAGCTAACCATCCGAGCAGTGATGGATTAGGCGATTGGTTAGAGGGCGGGATCAGCGATGTTAACTTTGATGACATACCTGAGTATCACGCCATTGAGTTGATACGAGGTCCAGAGGATACCGTGATGTATCTGGCTATGAAGGGGACTCGCCAAGATCGGTTTAATAAGGCGATGATTGAGGCAGTTGAGCATCGCAAGGACAATCCCAAACGAACCAAGATCGACCTGGCGGCGGACGTGCATCGATATCTAGATTACCTTATTGATGACTTCATACATTTGACGGGATACAAGAACCGAGACATTCTTTATCAGATGGTCTCATTCTTATTGCTGAGGTTGGGTGAAGGCTCCATTCCTTCCGACGGATCTGACAACATCCCTCCGTTCCTACTCATTCCCTCCGTGTCTAAGTCGGACAACGACTACGAACGACAACATGGGCGTCGGGCGTATGAAGACGAACTCACGGTGGCGTGCAGTCAATACGACATTCTCTCCCACATGTTACCTAAGTTGTTAGACGGTCACCCAAAGGACTTTACCGAGCAGACCCCCTTGGATCTGGACCACAGTGAAACGAGAGCGTGGTTAAAGAAAGATTGGGAGGAGGTCATCCGGAACAAGATCTGTAAGTGTTTTAAGGAAACCATTATCACACCGGAAGAGGCCAAGACGTTACCTATGGACGAGGTACTCACTCGACTGTTTCAGTACGCCTACCCCGACCCGGTGTCAATTGGTTTGGCTAACTGGGCAGTGGTTATGGACATCGCCCACGATCTTCAAGTAGACATTCCAACACTTATTCGTAAGGGTGCCGTACGCCGCCACCAAGATCCAAATAGCGGGTGGAGTAAAGGAACCTTAGTTGAGGACATCGAAGATACTTTTAAAGACGAATATTGCCGATAGAGCAACACATTAGTTAGGGGAGTGAAAGCTCCTCTATTTTTGTCTATTCCACTAAAACACAAACCTATATCACAGAGATGACATACCAACGTAATCTTTAGGAGCACAAATATGATCAATGAAATACAAGCCGTTAAGAACACCATTGGCAGCATTCGCCACGCCCAGACTCAAACCGACGAAGCCTTGGCTGAGATCCAAACGCTGGGCGAACTCTGTAACGCAGAAGCCACGGCCCTCTATCGGAAATATAAGAACGACGTAATCACCTATGTCGATTACAATACCCAACTGGACGCAGTGATTGAATATCAAAAAGAGGAAGGCGATCACATAGAGCGGCGTCACGCCGAGCGGACTCGTTAATACATAACTGTCACACGATCTTTGCATTACCCATAACCTATATCTAGGAGACACCACAATGTCCTGTAAGAACGTATTCGCTGTACTTCAAGTAACCCCAGTCCAACTGGCCATCGTTTCACACAGCGTCCCTGAGGGGACTTCAATGGGTCTTCCACAGGGGTTGACTGACCGTTGGCGTGTAGTTGATCTCGATTCGGTGGTTGAACAAGAAGACGGGGCTCTGTTGGAGTTCGTAGGACTCAACGAAGCCGTTGCGTATCAGAACCTCTGGCTAGAAAGCGGCATCATCCAACGGTCTCTCTTATCGCGCACTTATGACCTAATCGGGGAATCGTCTCATGACCGCAACAGTCAGTAAACCTCAACCCAAGTCTCGTGTTCGGTCCAAAGCGGAATTTGTTCGATTACTGTGGAGTAGTCCTCAAGCCGACTTCGTGGCGACCTTGCCCAAAGTACCGTCGTTCATCGTAATTGAGCGAGATAAGAACAATCTCATGTTGGTGCCGTGGACTGACGCCCTGACGAGTTCGTCTATCCCAGCGTGGATTTGGTGGCCGTGTTATTTTAGCGACCGAGATTCTGTGCAGCAGATTCGGTCCATGTCCTATCCCACCATCGAACCTAACTTTCAGGTCATTGATCTAGACGACCTGAAGGAGATCCGGGATCGTTATTTAGAAGACCTTCGAACGACTCAACACACTAGGCCGTTCACGTAATCTTTAGAAGAATTGCAAGACTTCACCCACACTCAACAATCTAACCTCTATTGATAAGGAATTTAACATGACCGATCACACCAATAAAGACGACACGATGATCAACGTCGGTCACCAGTTGGTTGAACTAAATGTTTCCATACAAGATCTGATCGATAAAACCGGTCTGTCGCCCGCTCAGTTTTATCGCGACTTCCGCGAGGAGTTCGGATGTACGCCCACTGAGCATAGAGAAAGGACTCGACAGGAAAAGAAAGACCGTGAAGAGAAGATTGTCCGTGAAGAGACCTTCAATTTCATGGTGAGTCTCCAACAGGCCGCGAACACCCCACACATCACGAATCAACATCACCAACGTCCAGTCAATTCGGAGTTGATGGTGCCTTTGATTGTGAATGGACAATTCGGGTTCACGGCGTACGTTGTGACGATCTCAGGGAAGTGCCCAACTTCCGACGGCGTTGAGTTTCTGCGAAGCGAATACCGCGACATGTTCAACGCCATGGTGGTGGACACACTCATGCCCTATTTCCACGGAAAGGTGAACATAGCGTACCTTCAAACCCTTAACTCAGGACCAATGGTCCAACGCCCATACGGAGCGTGGCAGTAAAGAGTCGATTGACCCTGCCAGGCGAAGTACAACAACGCATTGAATGAATAATTCACTAAATAAATACCCCCCCCCCATAACCTTTAAGGAATCTACTATGTTTGACTTTATCAGCAACGCTGGCGTATCCAACAGTTTTTACATGGCATCGGTGTTCGTTCTTTGGGCAGGCGTAGACTACGTCATCGTCAAAGCAATTGACGCCCGCAAAGCCAAGAAAGAAGAAGCTGCTCGCTTTGTAAACCGTAAACCTTCCATCATCTATTAAGGAAACCTTTATGCATCAAGTTCAGTTATTCGCTTACGCCATCTCCGCCTACATCGATCGCAACGGATTACCACACACCCCTCGCATCGTTGTGTCTCATGACTTGCATACCCTGATTACACAAGCCACGTCTTTACTGACCGACTTGATGGACGACATCACTGGGGACGAACACGACGAGATCAACGTCGCTGGAATGTTGATGACGCACTACCACGACATGGAACCGATGGTCACCAAGGACGTCTTCCAGGACCTCGATGAAGACGAGACCTACGAGAATGCTCCCAAGTTCTACGTCGCGATCGGAGTGGACGAAGACGAATTGGAAGACTTGTTGATTGCCGAAGTTGGAGCTGTCGACGACGAAGATGAAGACGAGTACCTCGAAGAAGACGGGGAACTCGAAGAAGACAACGAAGAACTGTAAGTGCAATAATCGGTGAGGCACTGCCTCACCTTTTTTCCCCCACTTAAACGTAACCTTTAACGATGGGACATCAATCATGACACCCACTAAACCTAGCAATTCCTTTTGGATCGCCCAGGTGGCGTTGGATTCAGCGTTCGGCGCGGTATCGATCTCGCCAGAAGACCGACAAAACTTCATCGATGAGTATGGCCGTACCCCAGAAGAGTTTCAAATTCGGTACATTCATCCTGACATCGACAACCCCCGGATGGATCGGGGACAGTATTTCGTTCAGTTTCAACCGGGGGCGACACATTTCTCGGGCGGTAAACATTTCTCCCAACAGTTAGATCTTCTGTCGATGACATTAATCGACGTCGTTATGATTACGGCGGGCGGTAAGCGCACGGAAGCCTTAACGGTGAGTTATGAAGATACCGATCGCCCCCGCACCCACCGCGTTAAGTTACTCGACCAAAGTGGGTCCTTAGTGGCTTACGTTTCATACGCCAATGTCGCGATCAAACTCACTGAGTCCGATCTACCCAACGATGACTGGACCATCTCAATGACGGTTCAAACCGTCGACGTAGCCTACACTGACGCTGCCCATCGTGATAACCCAACCAACCAACCCAAGGAACATCGCCTCATGAAACCCGACTCTATGAAGAAATCGTCGATCGCCAAACACCCTGAAGTCACCGCCACTACAACCGCCCCTGGCAGCTGGCACCATTTGTTACCGGTGTTGATCTTGGGCAAAACCGCCCTTGAGGTGGACCTGATGGATTGTTCGGAAGAAGAGATCAGCAAGTTGCGTAACGAATGGTTCTGGCTGGATGCGCGTAACACGAAGCTTCCCCGGACGCCGATCAGTCTGACCATGGCTCTGGATAGTCAGGACCGACTGATCGACATGGCCAAGAGTTTTATCGGCGTTTACGTGTACCATTCGAAAGGACGTCCCATTACCTCCCACCTACCTATCCGAGATACCGACGATCTCGCCATGACGTTGCTGTTAGACGGCAGTTTCTGGGAAGAGGTGAGTGTGGAGTACCCCTCAGTCATTGAGGAATGGTTGTATGGCCCAGACAAAGACGACCATCGGGTGGTAAAAGACGTCCACACCGCGTTACTGATGCAGAAGCACTTTAGCATGATCGATGGCGTGGAACCTGCTGTCGAACCGATCCCTGCGCCGCGTAAGTCGCGTGGTAAAGGAAAGGTACCTAAGCCCACTAAGTAACACCCCACCGCATACGGATCTGTTATTTTGTACAGGCTCGTATGTATCTATTGACCTAATCGGCGGCTCGGGAGTGATCCCGCAGTGGGACTTCAGTGCCCACTGAATGCTCTGCCCTTATGCCGCTTCTATTCCATAACCTATATTCAAGAGACTACCATGATCAACACCCCATCCACGTCTGCTGACCTTGTTGCCCAACAGTTAGTCGACACCGACTTGACTATAACAGAGATCTGTTCGACGTTGTCAATCGACGATACCCCACTTCTCAAACAAGAATTTAAAACCAAATACGGCACCACCTATGAGGCATATCGGAACCATCTTAGACTTTGGTTTAAGCCTCGTACGGCGGAGAACCTAGCCAAGCCAAAGGAGAAATTTCCCTGGCGTGGGACCGACACGTCGGACGATGACCTCGCTCGTCACCTCTCCACTGTGGTCTCACATCTCGAAACGAGCGATATCTCGGTTCAGGCGATGTTTAAGCAATTTCCGTTTTCCAATAGTCTTAGGTTACGGATGGCCTTTAAAACCAAATACGGCACCACCTATGCCGCCTACCGGAAGCAGCGTCGTCCGGAGTTTAACCTAACGAAGACCACTGTTTCCGATGGTCTTGCCGAAACGAATCGACTTCTAAAACAGATTCTAGAACAACTAAAAGCAAACTCACCCCATAGTCTTTAAAGGTTGCCCTATGTTGAATCCGGTGTATGCAGACGCTATCGTTGAAAACATGTCATGTACCATGCTACACCTGTATGGTAGCACCTTGTCCGAATACCCGAACGTTTTAAAGCAAGCGGTGGAAACTCTGGCACGTCAGGACATGCGTTACGTTTACAAGAAAGGAGAAAAGGTTTGGGTTGGCGATGCGGCCATTGCGACCGACTTCCAGATTGACGTTATGGAATCCGACATTGCAGAGGTGGTGGACCCGTCTCTGCCGCCAACGCCTCCTGGAGTGGAGTTGGATACTCACACATACACCATCGAGGACGTGGTTCTCAATGTCTCGGACGAACGCAGCACGGTCCCCTGTCGCGTGGAGATCGTGGTGGTAGACTACGAAGCCGACGACGCTAAGAAAGATACCGAGGACTTGAAGTATGAACGGACCATTCAATTGGTGTTCTACGTGTTAAAATGAGGAGAGCTGGATGAACAATCAAAAGGACGGTTGGAGCAACGTGATAACCCGGGTAGAAAAACAGAAGAGTAATGAAGCGTTTCTTAGAGAATTGGCTAAGCGTGTCAATTACCCTATCGCCACGAGGTCTGTCAACGCCTTAGCTGCTGGAGGCGTTGACACCGAAGAGAAATTACTTAAGCTTACTGAGTACGACTTACGTAGAGCTCCCAATGTGGGCGACCTAACGGTACAGGACATTACGGAACTTCAACGATTACTGACCGGCGAGATTGATTTGAGAAACTGCCTCCTTCGTGGATTAAGTGACATTTCTACTATGGTAAAAGATGCCCCTGCCGATAATGTTCTCGCCCTGGAGGTCAAAGCCAAAGTCAATAAAGTCCTCAGGGACTATACGAAGCACAATAACTTGTAAGGAGTCGATCATGTCCAAGATCTGGCGTCTTCAACGCATCCGAGACGAATTGCTCTTGGATTTGATCAACCATCCAAACATCACCATCGATGAATTGGTCAACCGATACAACACGTCTAAGACTAAGTTGTACGAATACTTCAGAGAGGAGTATGACACCACCCCTGGGCGGTGGCGTAAGACGTATTGGCGGGGTGTACATTGGGCGGCTCGGTTCTATCGCAGTGCGTTTGTGGTGTCAGTGTGCAGTGACTTCCAAGACCAGCGGGTCACCGACGAGTGCTACATCGACCGTCTGTTTCACGTCGAAGACACACCCATGACCTACTCGGTGGTGCAGGTGGAAGCGCGTATTGGGGATCGGTCCTACGCGTTTTCAACCAACCAACGCATCCAAGTCGACGAGTGGAGCAACATCCACTCCACCCAAGGCAATTACACTTTGTCAATCCGTCTCAAGCGGGGCGGGCAGCGACCTATGGTCACGGCGTTCCTTAGTCTGGGGAGTCACCACGGTGGGCAGATATCGATGCCGTACGAGTTGACGGTGACGGTGTTAACACGGTTGGTGGGGTACGACAACAGCGTACTGTCTTCGCCTCCGGAGACGCTACCCGTCCCAGAACCCTTAACCATGGTCCCAATGACCTCAGGTGCCGACTTCGACCTGGCCACTCGATCGGTGTACCTCTTACATCTGGGTCGACAGATTCTGTTACTAGGGATGTACGAGGCGGTGAGTCTGGCGGCGGTCAAACGACTCAACTCTCGATGGCAAGGTGTGCCTCTGAACAACGCCCTACGTCGAAAGTTGAGGACGGCGTTTCATACGGGAGAGTACATAGAGATATCCCTTAGAGAAGCCTTAGAGATGCAGGACCGGGTGGTGACCGTCATGAACCAATACGACGGCATACCTGTATGCTTGTTTGAGATTAACAATACTCGGTATCTGGTGTCCTTGGAAGAACAACCAGACTTAAGTGATTTGGCGGTGCTGTATCCGTATTTGGAATCCGCGCCCACCAGAGTAGCCAAAGAGACAGTCAGAGAAGTGGCTCGCTCGCACGGAGCGGTTTGTGCGTCATTACAAGACTTAACCAACGTCATGCGGACATAGAGGAGGGGCATCGGCCCCTCCTCTTATTTTTTGTCTAAGCCGTCGGATCAACGCGCACGTCGTACGCTGCCCCACGTTTGATGGGCACCACCTCCCCTGGGTAAGCTGCGCCACACAATAGCGGTCCGGCCAAGTAGATGATGCTGGGTACCAACTTGGGGTCTACGTTTGCTAATTTACACAACCCTTCGTACGTCAGGTCTTTGGAGCGGTCAACTAAGACCTCTTTATTGTTCACGGTGATGGCTACGGTATTTTTTGTCACGATTTATACCGCCTTCTGTCGGGCGTAGGCTTCCGCCATTTTCCCATGGTAATTGTGCTTCTCGTAAGACGGACCATTGTATCCCCGAGCAAACTTGGCCCAGTCCTTTTCAACCAACGCAGCCAGTAGGGAACTGTCGGCAAGAATGAACCGTACAAAAGCGTCTAGATGCTGTCCTTCGTCGATGGACATCTTCTCCACGTAGTCCTGCACCGACGGATACCCCAACCGCTTCCAATGGAATCCCATGATTTGGTATCGCCCGTAAGACGCCGATTCCAACGCCGCCTCTATGTTCAACTCCATGGCTTTATTCAGACGGGTCCACTCGTGTTTGCCCCCACGGTAACCGCCCCAGGAACTGTTCACCAAGTCCGGCCGACCCTTACGCCCCAACTCGGCGGCCAAGGGCAGATCGGCGGCCAGTAACCGACGGTTCATGATGTGGCGTTCGTACAAGATCTTTGGCATGCCTTCTTCAAAGAACCCCCCGCCTTGGCTTTCCACCTCCGATACGGCTTTGATGGCAGCGACTTCCACCCCCAACTTGCCGGCGGCTTGCACGATGTGTTGTTCCGTCAGCTGCCACGTGTCGACGCGATTGCCTTCCAATTCTTCCCAGGTCCGTTTCCCAGCGACCCCGTCGGCCAATAGCCCATTGGTCTTCTGAAACTTGGCCAGTGCTTTGTGGGTACCTGTCCCGAAGATGCCGTCGGCCTCCCCTCGAAGATACCCCTTTTCTTTCAGTAATCGTTGGAGCGATTTGACGGTCTCGCCACGGCTCCCCAATCTGATCATTCGCATAAAAACTTCCTGTATTCAGAGTTACCAAGAAAATGTGAGTTCGGCGCAGTTACTGACGCCGTTCAACGTGACGTTATCTAGTACTTCGTGATATCCGTTACCTTCCCCAAGACCAACGCGACCCACTAAGATGTAGCTGCTTCGAGTGGTCCAATTTAACTTAGCCGTCGAGCCCCCACAGTACTTTATCCGAGCGACCATATCTGCTGTGTAATTTTCGGCGGCGTGACTGGCCACGATGACGATCACCGCGCCGTCGGCCAACCGATCGATGCCGTCGACGAACGCCTGCTGCTGTTGGTCGGCCACATTGACGTCCCAGGTGTCGTATTGTGGGAGGTGAATCGACTTACTCCGGTCGACGTTCAGTGACCCCGCAAAATTAACTGAATTGTCCCAATCTCCAGCAGATTCGTCCCAAATAAAGAATGTCCACGCCCGCGGCATATTCGGTGAGATGCCCATTCCATACTCTTCAACTCGGGCTGGCGGTACATAACTATCTTGGGGATAGGGTTTGGCTCTCACGGTAAATTGACGCGGTCGTCTATAAATAACCTGATTATTTAGAACCATACGAAGAACATCATCTCCTCCGGCGGTTATTCGTTTAGCTGCCGTTAGTTTCATGAGAGAGGTCCTTAGTCGGCCACGACGATGTACAATACGCCAGGTAGAGGACTGGCCGGGTAGTTAGACTCGGTTACTTTAACGATTGACGTGAAGTCGGTCGACTGCACACTACCGTCTACTTTGGCTTTTAGTGGTGATGTGAAGTCGTTTTCACTCAAGCCTTTTCCGGTGACCTTATCGACTTTTGCCGAGAGCATTGATTTTATTTCTGTAAACACCGCATCCACTGCGTTCTTTGCTGCAAGACTCGCCTCTGATATGCCCATATCCTCACCTATCGTTTAAAGAGTTTTTCGCCCATCCAGCCGACGGGGTCCCACCGGTGAAACCGAACCGCGCCGGGTTTGGCATGGTGACTGCCGTGCCAGCAATCGCCTAGAATGAAGGGAAACATAAAGACGCTGTCGTGGGGGGAGTCTGTCTCGACCTTACCCCAATTATGGCCCCAAGTGTTGGCTAAGGACTGAAGTTGCCACGTCAGCGCCACCGGCGCCCACACTAAAGCCAAGGCCCATTCGAGAGGGAAGAGTAGGATGGACCCAAAGAACACAGGGGCATAGATGTGCCAGTAATGAGTGTGGAACCAAACGTGCCACTTTGACCGCAGTAAGCGCCCTGCGTGACGCCCACTGACGGTGCGAAACGTGTACCCGAGCAGTTGAACCGACAGCCAATGACTGCGCGCTGGGCTGTGTGGGTCCTTAGCCTCTCCCTGATGCTTGTGGTGGGCGTTGTGTGTCGCCACCCATCCGAGACTACTGCCCTGAAGCGACAGTCCACCTACGAGGGTTAAGGCGACTTCTACGGCCTTTGGTACCGTCACTGCGTTGTGGGTCAGAACCCGGTGGTACATAAAACTGATGCCCAGTTGACTGATGCCATACCCCAACAATAACGATATTCCTAACAACCCCCACTCGCCCCGCACTATCAAGACCACCACCGCTGCGTGACACAATAGAACCATGCCATAGTGACACAGTCGGTTTGCAGGTAGGACCTCTATATTCAACCGTTGTAAAGTACTCATGTTCGTTACCTCCTTCGCCCTTTTTAACGTTACAACGAGGCAACATCGTACATTGTTTCAAAGGCTTTATCGAAATCGCCGAAACGATCGAGTTGGCGTTTAGCGTTGTGTTTGACTTGCGCGTAAAACTCAGGGTCCAAGTGGTCGGCCACTGGAGTGGCTACGTTGCAGTACAATCGATACGGCATCTGAATGAACAGTCGATCTATGCCCCCCACGTCTTCCCACGGTGGCTTCGGTGAGGAGAAGTTTACGATCCGTGCCTGACGCATCCGTACTTGATGTCGCATGCATTGAGTCGAACTGAACACCTTGTGGAGCGCACTTTCCACCTTGACGTTGATGTGGCCAGGCAATAAACCTTTCTTAACCCCAGACAAGACACGATTCAGGTAGTGTTTAGGCATCCCCCGATCCAAACAATCGACCCGTAGGTAGTTCGAATAGAAGTCGGCGCAATCGACGCTGTCTCGTAAGACAGGCAAGTTAAAGACCACGACGCCTAAGGAGAAGTAGCTGCGCGAGCGCATGTACCGATCTAGATGGTCCGGGTCCAGCCGCGGATACCCGTCATTAAACCGAGACAGTTCAAACGGCCGGTCGGGACGAATGACCAGGGCCTGGTCGCCTAATTTGGCTTGCGCTATGTCAACGATCGGCCCGTTACACACGGTACTCGGGTCCAACAACAACAGCGACTGAACTTCAGGGTCGTTCAAAGCGTAGTTTACAACCGCCACCGCATCGGCGTCGTCTACTTCGACGTATCGAAGTTTGTCGTACACGGACTCTAACTTCTTCCGCGTGAGGGCGTCGTCGTAAAACACCGTCAACACCCAAGTAGGATTTTCTTTGCGGTAGCTGTATAAGGAGACAATGGCTTGATTAAGTCTGTCCCAAGGTACGGCGAATCCAACGATGTCCATAGTACCTCCCATTAAAACGTGCGTTCTCGCAGTTGGTTGCTGACCGATTCTTCGTAGTTTGGGTAATGGTCCGCTGTGACTACTGGATTGGGACCTTGTTCGATCAGTGCCCGCAACTGAGGCGTCATGTGTTCGTTCTCAGGGGGTACGGGTTGGAGTTTTAGGATTTCTTCCCGCATCAACGTAAGGTCCATCCGAGGGTTGTCTACAATGGCTTGTGGTAATGGGTGGCTGGTTTTAACCCAGCCCCAATCCACCAAAACCGTACGACTGGTCAAATTCAGTTCTTTCACTTTGAAGTTCATACGAGGCTCCGAGGTCTAACCCCGTGGGGGTACGATAATGGGTGCGATGGAGGTCATCCATCACGGTTAAGATTTGATCCAACTTACTGGGGGCGTCGTGCAACCAGAACACCCCGCTGTAGGGACTGGCCAGCAGTCGACATAAGGCCTGGTGGGGATCGGGCTGAATCCGAACAATCTCATAAAGTTGCCGGTAAATGTGGCGGTTCACTACTTCATGGTCGGCATCAATAAGACCCACCGGTTTCTTCATCAACTTACCCAACAGTCCCAACTCGCTGGCCGAGGTGCAATACACGGTCTCAGCGCGTTGGAGTAACTCGTGACCACTGACGTGATTGCTGTACACCGCCCCCGGAAAACTCTCTTCAATCCGAATCAACCAATCGTTCAAGGTGATGGGGTGCGGTTTGATCTTAGCGCCGGCTTTGTACAGGCGATAGACAAACGCCCAATCGACGCTGTGTTCCAGTAGATTAGACCCTGGCAAAAACACCACCGCCGGAATGGGGTGAGACTCCAAAGACCGAATGAGACGGTACTTATCCATCCCCTTGACCAATGCGGTTCTAGGGTCGATGGGTGTCACAGTTTGGTCGGTAACGCCTTGGACGACCATCTCATATCTGAGTAAGTCGTCACACGGGGTAATCAACAAGGCGTGTGAAAAAATCTCAGTGTAGTGGATGCTTTTATACTCAGGGTCTTTGTTGTAATAGATGTCGTATAAGACCTGCTTGTCCGTTTTCCGTTCCAACTGATGGCTGAGTTTAGTCAACTTATCCATCTGGCCGGCCCGACCCACCGTGCCCGACTTATGCAGTTGGGTATACCCATCCCCCAATCGATCAGAGGCGCTGTCGAACTCTAGGTCGTTCATACTCAATCTCCCTCGTGGACTTCCTCCGTCGAGGGGAGGAGACCAAGTCTTGCTAACTCGTCTTGAACCCGCGCTTCAATACGAGCGTTCATCGTCGCATCGAGTTGTTGCAGGGTGGATTCCAAACGGTTATCAAAATTCGTAAGGTGTTCCAGGAACACGTCGGTCAAGGTTTCCAACTTACGCATCGCTTGGTTTAACTGTTCCTCTAGAGGATTCTTGACTTCGTCATCGGCGGTCATATTGACTCCCATTAGTAATATATCGTGGTGGTGATGGCGCTGTTGATCGTGGTGGTGATGGTCACATTTTGGCTGGACGTTGTTGTTGTATTTTTAGTTGCCGCAGTAGAGTGTCCGGTGGTATGGCTGGTGTTCCGAGTGGAATTCACGGTGGTGGTGTAACTCGTGACGTACCCCCCTTTGTATTCTCCCGTGTTGTGAGAGGTAGTCCGACTGACGCCTTGAACCAACGTGCTGTACGTAGTCGTGTAGTTTGTTGTGATCGACCACCCGGTCACGGTTGTTTTAGAAACCGCGGTTGAAACCGTGGTGGTTACCGACACAGGCGCGGTGGTGTTGATGATTCTTTGATACGCAATCCCAGGCAACATACTGAAACGTATCGGGGGAGCACTCGGCAACGCCGGATGCCCACGACCCAATAACGACGACATGCGGTTGCTTGATAAGGTTCCCTGGAATTCGGTCACCACATCCGCGAAGGAAATTGGGGACGCTGCCGGTAGGGCCATCGTTCTCTCCTATGATAAGAGACATCCGTGTCTATTGATGACATTACTGGCGAGTGCGAAGTACCTGGACCAGTTCGTCAATCTCCCCCCGCATGGAGGCCACCTCACTCCGAACCTCGTCCAGCTCAACGCATTTCTCCTTAAAGCTTTGCGTGAGCAGTGCGATAAAGTCGACGTAGGCCAAACTCAATTTACCGTCTTCTCGGGTTCTCAGTAGTTCTGGGAACACCCCCGCCGCTTCGTGAGCTAAGAACCCAAAGCGTATCTTCTTATCGGGGTCGTCTTTAAGGACGTACCGACGGGGTAAGAGTTGCCGGTAACGATCGCTGATTTCAGACACGTGTTCGATGGCGTCTTTCAGAGACTCGTCTGAGGCGTAGATGAAATCGTTTGCGGTGATCTCTCCAACGACGGTGCTATTACCCGCCTTGGTTACATAACTCGCGTCGTGATCGCCAGCCGCCACGTGGTCGTACATGGCTTTGGCTTGCAGAGTCTTTACCATGGATTGATCGTTTCTTGCGGCGGTCGACTCTGGATTGGTTTCAGCTCCAGAGTCGATTCCATCCAACTTCGTCCGATCGGCGGCTGACATAGCGCCAGCGGCATCGACCGTGGCGGCTGGCACCTCGACGCTGTCCCCAGTGCTGGAAATGAGAGTAACGCTGCTTACCGCGGTTGAGTAAGACAGGTCGGTACCAACGTTGACCTGAGCGCCAGCGGATACGCCGTTCAACTTAGACTTATCGTCGGCTGTCATGACGCCAGCCAAACTGACGGTGGCAGACCCCAAGGTCACATCACCGCCGGTGGAGGAAGACACCGTGACGTCGGTACTCGCGCGGGTCACCCCTAGATTGGTGGCGACGTTCGCTTGGGCCCCTTCGCCAATTCCATCCAACTTCGTCCGGTCGCCAATCCCCATAAACCCAGCGTTGGTGCTGGTACTAATCGGGACGGCGACGTTCCCACCCGTGCTGGATTGCAGGGCTCGACTGTTGCCAGTGCCGGTTAATGACAGGTCCGTGCCCACGTTAACTTCCGCGCCAGCAGCGACGCTGTTCAACTTTATTTTGTCGGTCGAACTGAGTAGACCGGCCGTGTTGGTTGTGGCACCTGGCAGTACCGCATTGCTGCCGTTGGTGTTGGTGATGGTGATGCTGGTGGTGGACAGAGTACGGTCCAAATTGGTGGCGACGTTCACCTGAGCGCCTGCTTCCATCCCTACTAACTTATCAAACTGCTGCGTGGTCATCAGTCCGGCGGTCGACGTGCTGGCCGGTGGAAGACCGACGTTGGCCCCGGTCGACGATTGAAGGGTGCGGTTGTTGCCTGACCCCCCTAACGACAGATTGGTGGCGACGTTCGCTTGAGCCCCGGCCTGCACGCCACTTAACTTACTCTTCTCAGCGGTGGTGTAATCCTCACTGGACAGCCCTTTCCCGGATACTTTATCGACCTTAGTGTCCAAAGTCGCATCCAGCTGTGTCTGGGTGTAATATCGAGCGTCGTGATCGCCACTGAGGGCGTGGTCTCTCAGAGCTTTAGCCTGAAGTACCACGGTGGTGCTGCTGTTGTTCCGCGCTGCCGTGGTCTCTGGGTTGACTTCCGCGTCCGTTTCAATGCCGTTCAACTTTCCAAGCAGACTCGGACTCATCAAACCGGCGTCTGAGGCGGTCACCACCGCCAACGTCACTCCGGTGCCGTTGCTATTGAGGATCACGTATTCAGTGGCGGTGCGGTCGAACGTCAAGTTTGAGGGGACGTTGACGTCGGCCCCGGCCGCAATACCGTTCAACTTAGACAACAAGGCGTCGGTCAGGTCGTTCTCCGACAGACCTTTGCCCGTCACCTTATCGACCTTCCCTGCTAACGCCGACCCAAGGCCTGCAATGGAGGCGATGGTCAGATTCTCTAGAGTGTCTCGGTTCACCTTAATGAAATCAACGATCTCTTGAATCTCGTCGAGGGTGCCGTCATCGCTGTTGATCAGGGCGTTGATCGCATCCACCGCGTCCTTAAGAACCTTACCCTGCGCCGCACTCAAGGGCGCATCGGCGGTGTTGCTGGTCAGGTCGTTAACGATGGTCGCTATGTCGATCTTTAACCCAAGTGCCTGATCCAGCTGTGTTTGGGTGTAATATCGAGCGTCGTGATCGCCACTGAGGGTGTGATCGTAGATCCCTTTGGCGGTGAGCAGTTGACCAACGCTGTTTACGTTACGTGCTGAGGTGACGGCGTTGGGTATCTCACTTAGACCCACTTGCACTTTGGTGACACCGTGTGGATTATCAACTCGACCAAAGTGAGTGTCCGTGCGCCCAAAGAGTCCGTCTAACCGTTCTTTGAGCACGGTGAACATCGATTCGATGGACGACCGTAGTTGCTTATCTGATTCAGACATGATGGTAATTCCCCGTACCCAAAAAATAATAAGACGAGGGCTCCCCGGTTACAGGATGCCCTCGTCTGGAATCCGAACGTTGCGCTATACCTTAATCCTGAGCGGCGGTGGCGTTGATCTTAGTCCCAGACCACTTCTCGTAAATCTCTTTTACAGCGGTGACGTCTTTGGTGTTGTTCAGAGCGTTGTCGATCAGTTTGATGATCTTATCGTCGATTTCATTGTCGGTCTTCGCCGCCAACTTCACCAAGTGATCTACAATGATGCGCTTTACCGCTGCGGTCCCCAAAAGACTCAGAAGCATGGTGCCAATGGTGCTGAGGATGGATGTCTTTTTCTGTTCGCTCATGATACTACTCCCGGTCTATGAAAAGAAACACTGTCATATCATTTCCATGGCTTCCGCCTATACCGAGGCGGAATAAAAGGAGACCCGAAGGTCTCCTAGGATTTTGTTCCTTGGCGGAGGAGTTCTTGTAGGTCTTTTGGGCGGTCCGGTTGCGGGCGTCTTCGAATCAGTTGAATGAACCACGCAGCAAAGTCCACCTCGTACCAACGCTCACTGATGTTCCAGCGACTGGGGTCGGCGTGGTGGTTGTTGTGCCAACCGTCACCAACCGTGACTATGTTCACCAACCAGCTGTTGCGGCTGTCGTCGTCCGTCTCGTGGTTGCGGTAGCCCCACGTGTGACCGAAGGTGTTAAAGAACCCTTTGACGTGAAACAGCAACGCGGCAGGGATCGCATATAAGAACAGCGCTGCCTTCCAGTCAACCGCCCACAGTCCAAACGCATACGCTGCCAATATAGGTACGTAGTACTTATGGGTTAATTGATACCCACGCGCGCGCACTTCCCGTTTGGCCACTCTTGGGTCAAGAAAGACCTTGCGTTCCATCCATTCGCCGAACCAAGCTTCTCGCCAACCCTGAACAGTAGGGCTGTGTGAGTCCCGGTTGGTGTCTGCGTACTTGTGGTGTGTGCGGTGTACCAATAGGTTCATCAGTGGTGAAGCGATGGTGCACAGCATACCACACGTCACTAGAAGGTACCGCCAAGCGGGAGATGTCTCAAACGAGCGGTGGGCTTCCAGTCGATGATACCCCACAGTTACCCCAAAGAACCCGTACACAAAGTACGCTAAAAGCATCCACCCCAACCAGTCCCACGTGCCGTGGTAGATAGCCCAGGCGAGTCCTACGGTTGCGGTGAACTGGAGCGCGATCTGCCAGTACTTCAGCTGCACGTGTGGCTTCATGATGTCCTCGGTTTACGGATCAGACGAATGATGACGGCGGGCAAATCCACTTCCCACCATTTATCCCAGTTGTTCCAATCGTTTGGACGTTGATGGTGGTTGTTGTGATACCCTTCTCCGACAAACAGCCACGCCACCAGTAGCGAATTGGTGGAGGCATCGTCGACGTCGTGGTTGCGGTATCCGCCGGTGTGGCACCAGGCCGAGGCAAACCCAAAGATCACCCACATCAAGGCACTGGGAAGTGCGTACGCAAACAAGAACAGACGCCAATCGATCACCAGGAGAATCAACGCGGTGCCGTAGACGATCTTGAAATAGTTGCGGTGAAAGAATTGAACGTCCTTCTCTCGAGCCAAGTCCCGGATGGATCTGGGTGAGCACTTCTTCAGATTCCACCCAATAGACAACCAGGCTCGGTAGAACCCCAACAACCGAGGGCTGTGTGGGTCGCCGTCTGTGTCTGGATACATGTGATGCGTACGGTGCACCATGGTCCAGGTAATAGGCGATCCTAATGACATCATCGAACCACAGTACAACAAGAACCAGCGGATGGGTGTGTAGGTCTCATAACTGCGATGGGCCACGTATCGGTGAAAGCCGACCGAGTTCCCAAAGACGCTGAGGGTCACGTACACCCCCAGGGTCCACCACAACCACTGCCACTGACCGAACGCAGTCAGATACGCAATGGCAACCCCTCCGAAGAGGGCGTTAAAAAGATTGAGGCAGTCTAATCTGCGCGCTTCAGTCATGATGGTCTCCTACGTCTTGAATCGTGGCAACGGATGGTGGCGGTGGTGAATGAGTTTGATGACCTGCGCCGGGATGTCCCACTCCCACCAATTTACCCGAGTGTTCCACCGAGACGGGTGCGCGTGGTGGTTGTTGTGCCAGCCTTCGCCCATGGTGATCAGGTTCGCGATCCAACTGTTGCGACTGGTGTCGCCCTTGAGATCAAACGTCCGATAGCCGTGTAGGTGAGGGATGACGATGATGCCGCAGGCGCTGTGCAGCGACAGCACCGCCGGAATCGCATAGACAAAAACCACGCCTTGCCACCCAAGAGTAGCAAACAGCGCCACGTTCCACACCGCAATGACGTGGAAGTAGTATTTGTGGGTCCATTTGTAGAACGGGTCTTTACGCAACCGCTTGGAGACTTGCCCGGCTTTCTTAAACCCTGAGGTGTTCCAAGCCCCAAACCACGCGCGTAAGACCCCAATGCGCTGAGGGCTGTGTGGGTCGTGTTCGTCGTCGGTGTGTATGTGGTGGATGCGGTGCACGATCGTCCATGCCATGGGTGACCCCACGGTGGTGACAATGCCACAGAACATCAACACCGCTTCAATGGGTCGGTAGGTCTTAAAGGCCCCATGGGCTAAGAACCGATGGAACCCAACGTCGATGCCTAAGATCCCTGTGACCCAATACGTCAGCCAGGCGGTCAGCAACCACAGCCACTGTCCTTCCATCACCGCCCAGACGCCCACTGGGATCGCCACGGCGTGCGTCAGTATCTGGAGTAGGCGAACCCCCACGTTGTGCGTTAACTTCACGGTAATTACCCTCTTCGTTTAATAACCCAAATGAACCAAGCCGTAGGATCGAGTTCCCACCACTTGTGCTGAAAACTGTACCGCCCAGGGTAAGCATGGTGGTTGTTGTGCCAGCCGTCGCCCACGGTTAAAATATGGGTGACCAGACTGTTCTTAGAATGGTCTTTGGTCTCGTAGTTCCGATAGCCCCATTGATGTGCAAAGATCCCCAACACGTAGGCGATTAAGAACGCATGCAACGCCGCGGGGAGCACGTACCCCGCCAACACCAAGTCCAACCCACCGAGGACGTAGAGACCCACCACCGCTAACGCGTGTATGTAGAAATACCACCGATCCATAAACACCATGATCGGATCTTTCAGCACGTCCTTCATCGCTACCCGACGCCCGTCGTGTTCGAGGTGGTACAGGCAGAACAACGCTTTCCAATGCCCCACGACTCGATGGCAATGGGGGTCTTTCTCCGTGTCCGAGTATCGGTGGTGGGCGCGGTGTATCCAGGCCCAACTGATCGGACTGCCCGTCAAACACAGCACGCTGAGTATCCCCATTACGAACTCCACCGGGGGGTAGGTCTCATAACTGCGGTGAGAAACCAAGCGGTGCAGATAAGCGTTGAACCCCACGAGTTGTTGAACGCAGTACACAGCCAATGTTACCCACAGTAAGTCCGGGCGCTCCCAGAGAAGGTAAGCCGTCGCAGGAAAGAACGCCGCCCAAACGTAGAGTCGGTAGACGTTCATCCGAGGGGTACTATACATAGCGAGAAACTCCCAGTACGCAGTTGAGCCCACCAAAACCAAACGCGTTTTTGACAAACGCCGTCATGGGTTTTCGAATGGGGGCCTTAGGTAAGTTGATGGGGGGCAAGTCTGGATCGTATTCCAAGTTGCCGTGTGAAACAATGAAACCTTCTTGCATCATGTACAGACACAGGATCAATTCAACGATGCCACTGGCTGTGACGCTGTGGCCGAGGAGCCGTTTAAGAGCCACCACAGGCACGTCTTTAGATCTCTCGCACTCGGCCAACACTTTGGCTTCTATAGCGTCGCCTTTGAGCGTAGAGGTCGCGTGAGCAGAGATAAAGTCCGGACAGATGCCATACCGATGCCATAGGGTGTCTAAGACCGACGATAATGAGGCCAGTCCACCTTCGCCGGTGGGGTTGGTTAGGTCGTGTCCATCGGAGTAATCGGCGTACTCCAACGCGATGCCGTAGTTGCGTTGCTGGGTCTCGGGGCGTTTAAAATACGCGGCCCTGGATTCCAAGATCACACACCCGGCGCCTTCGCCGACGGTGAAGCCTGCTCGGTGCGGTGAGAAGGGGACCGAGGCGTGCTCCAAGTTCGGCCCGCGATACAACGCCCGCATGGCATCGAACCCTCCGACAATTTCTTGTAAGACCTTCTCAACGCTGACGCAAATGACAACGTCGGCCCGACCTAACTCAATCAGGTCCATGCCCTGAGTCACCACACGGAGGCCGCTGGCACAGGCGTGTTGTACGGTGTGGATTGGTCCCTTAATCCCCAGAAGGGTGGCTAGAGGACCCGTCACAGCCGTAGGGAGTGACTTTAAGAGATCGAAGGGCGAACTGCGTTTGTCTGGGTTCATTAACGACGCATGAGCGTCCATCCCAGTGGCCCCAAACGCTGAAACCAACGCCACCCTCGGCCCTGTCTCCGAATCCCGACACACGGCCTCAGGATCGTATCCGGCGTCTTTTAACGCTTTGCGGATAACGTAGTAAGAGAGGTTCAAGGCGTCGTTAGCAATACTCCGGGGGATGTCTGGCGCTAAGAATTGGGTATTCTCAATGCAAGGTGCGACGGAGGTGGCCTTGACGTGGGGCCAAAGTTCGATCAACGGTTGTATAGTCACGCGTTCCATCTTCAACGCTGAAACGATCTCTGAATGGTCGGTCCCATACGGTGAGAGAGAGCCGATGCCGGTAATGATTGCAGACATGGCGATGTCCTGTGTAAATGTGGGTTTGAATCGATATATGTGAGACCAGGGTGCACAATTACGTTGGACCATAAGGCAACCGCAGCCCGATTGGACCACCGTTGCCTTAAGTAAGATCACTCTAAAAAGTCGATGATCAATAAGCCCAGTTGGGACCCATTACTGCCCCCCACTAAGGTGAGAAACTTTCCACTCAGTCGAACGATCTCTTTCACGCCCACCGACTCGTCGTTGATCAGCACGTCGTTCTCCGCCACCGCCAAGTACCCGGTCTGGGTCAACTCGTAGGTCTCCCCCGGTGCCAGCACTATCTTCTCAGCGGTGATGACGCGGTGTTTGGCGTTGCCGGTGCTCAAACAAAAGCCAACGGTGCCGTCTTCCAGCGCTTCCACTTCGGCCCACCGAGGGTTGGCCTTTGTAGGCACGGGGTCCGAGGCCCACAGAGTGTACTCGTTAAACGTGTTGCGGGTATGGGTACCGCCTTGCACAATAAACCGAGCTTCTTTAACGGGGATGAAATCGTCGGCCATGGTTTCTTGGTAGTCGGGTTTTCTACCTAGAATGAACTTCTCACCTTTGTCCACGTAGAACCAGGCGCAGGCTACGCCTTCGTCTTTTAGTCGATGCACTCGAGTTCGCATGTCTTCGTCCTTACTCTTTAAGGTAAACGTCAATGGGAATGGCCAAACGCAACCCAACGCGATGTTCCTGCACGTAGTGTTGCAAGTACGACGGAAAGATCAGCAGCCCTCCCCGCTCGGGCTTGTGCTTGTACGTTCGGAAGTGGTTGTTGATCACGTCGTGTGGGTACCCACGAGAAGCCAATCCGCGAGGGTCTACCATAGACAGGTACCCTTCTTCGCCTTCCAAGTAATACAACGCTGAGACGTGAGCACCGCTGTGGTGGTGGAGTGGACTGCCGTGACCGTCACTGCTGTTGCGTACCCAGGCTTGCCAATTGTCGATCAGGGGTTCGTAGTTAAACTGATCCCACGCGTACTGCATCATCAAAGGCACCACGTTCTCCGCAATGAACTTCTTGAGGTTGGGGTACTGAGGTAAGTGCAGATTGCGCGTTTCATCGATGTGCTGCCCGTCCAACTGCCTCGGTTGCATCATCGCCTCGTACACTAGGGCGTCGTGGTTCTCGGCAACAACCGTATCGGCGCGAAGGACGACTGGCCAAGGGTGAATGTCGATGGGCATGGAAACTCCTTATGTCGGTTCTTGCAGATAGATATCCACTGGGATAGACACCCGCATGTCTTTGTCGTGACCGTCGACGTAGTGTTGCAAGTACGACGGAAAGATCACCAAGAGACCTTCTTTGGGGACCTCGCTAAACAGATTGAAATGGTCGTTGCGCACCTGCGTTGGATACCCTCGACACGCCGACCCACGAGGATCGACCAAGTTGATCGCGCCACCGGAACACGCCATAGGGTAATAGATAGCGGACAACACCGACCCACTGTGTTCGTGCAACTTCATTCCTTGGCCGTCGGTGGTGACCCGGACCCAGGCGTTGTACGTGTACTGGACAGCGTCCAACCCCCAGCAGTCGTTAAGGTAAGCGAGCATCCTCGGAAGGATGTGCTCGTTGAGAAACGCGTTGGTCTGTGGGAAGTCAGTGTCCGTGACCGTGTTCTCATCCAGATCGAGGTTGTCAAAGTTACGGTTGGTTAAGCGCATCAGAGACTCGGTCACCAGGACCTCATTGTCCACGTCCTCTAACACGCTGCGCCTAACTACTGTTCGCCAAGGTTCGATGTCTTGAAACATTCTGCCTCCGCCATGCACTCGGCTCGAAAATACGCAACGGTGTAGTCAACCCACTGGCCCGTTAAAGGAATGTTTTCCACCCCCCCAAAGGTATCAAGGATGGCGTCGTACGTGGTTGGGTCTTGTGAGTAAGGCACGAAATATTCGTCGTTGCCGTACAGCAGATCCGGGTCGTCCAACACCTCGAAGAACGCTTCGTTGAAGTGCTCCCACAAGAGACGCGCGTAGATCAACGCCACCGCATACGACTTCGCCGGATAGACCAACACGTCTTGAGGGTCGGTGAAGTAAGCCACGGCCGGCACCACTAAGTCGTCGTGGTCCACCACGATGTCAAAGTTCTCCAACGCGTCCGTGTGTTCGGGCGTCATCAGGTGATACAGTTGCTGGTTGAGTTTCCAGGTTTTTTTGTGACTCATGCGCTCCGCCTCACCCAATTAAATTCACTTCTCAAGTCGCGGGCGGTGGAAATGCACCGATCGGCCTTGGTGATCTCCATCACTTTCTGCACGCCCCGTACCGCGCACTTGGCAACGAACTCACAGCCGCCACAGACGCCGTTGGACTGGGCTAACGTGATACACTCGAACATAGACGCTTCTTCTTGAGTAAAGATGTTCTCGAAGGTCCAGGGTCCGGCAACCCGATGTTCCGGTTCGAATGAGGAAAACGCTTCTACGATGAACGGGGGGACAAACATCTCTCCGTTGCGATACACCACGTCCCAATCCTCACCCTCGTTGGTTTGCAGTTCCACAATTTCAAAGTGCTCGCCCTTCTCGTTGGCCGCGATGCGAGACTGAACCAGTAAGTGGTTCAAGTGGTGGAGGCTGGTTAGAAACCGATCCCGATTGGCTGGGTCTCGCAAACTTTCACGCCCATGGGGTAAAATGATGTCACTGTGGCTGGTGGGATGAAGATCGATGCGGTACGCCCGGGTCATGATGTCACTGGTCATGGTAAACCCACGTTTGGCGTCGTTGGCTATCGACTCTTCAAAGTTCATCACGCTGTAGACCCGAGTGATCTTCACCGTCTTCAAACAACTTTCAAAATACGCCACCCGTTTGCAAAGCTTATCGACGTAGGACGGGTTGTCGATGTGTCTTACTTCAAAGGGCACGGTAAACTTCAACAACCCATTGGGAATCATCGCCTCCATCTGTTGGGCCAGCTTTTGATAAATGAGGGGGTTGGGATCAAGGAACGCGCAGTTCAAAGTCGTCTTCATGAACCGCCGGGCAATGGACAAAACTCTGGGGTGTTCCAGAACGGCGTCTCTATTGTCAGAACTCAAAATGTCCGTGGGTCCTATGATGAAGTTGAGCATCTCCAGTTCTGCCACCTCGAAGCTGTCAAGCATAGCGTCGATCCGGTCAAATTCTTCTTCAGTAGGAAGAACGTTGTCTTCTTTCTCCACCATACAGCCAGAGCAGTTGTGACGACATCCGGAGGCGATCTCCATAGTGAAGTCGATTAACTTATTGATTTGGGATATGTGCATGTGCTCACCAGTTGCATTTGTGACCGAGTTTGCCAAGTATGGATAAACACCGATCCGTCTCCAGTAATCGCTGAACACGGTGAACGCCCCGCGTAGCACATTTACTGACAAATCGACATCCGGAACAGTCATTAGACTGCGACGCGCGCGTAATCGATTCGAAGAAGGTGTCTTGATCCGAACGTTGTATTGAATCCAATGTCCAAGGCTTCTCAAATTTAAAGTCGGGGTGGAAGACAGCAATCGGACTGTTAATAAACGGTGCGATGTAAAGATCCCCATTCCGATAGGCCAAATGGTAGTCGGCCCCAACGTGAGCGCTCAAGTCGTCGACTGTGAACTCGTATCCGGCGTCCACTTGATTGGCAAAGGTTTGGTTCTGTTTTAAGATGGCGCGCAAGAACTCATCGCGATCTTCCTTTACGCTGAGATCCCGGCGGCCGTAGTGAAACACGAACGTGGTGGTGTCCGATTTCTCAAACAACTCGATGTGTCGGGTGGCGTAAAGAACCTCTTCATTGATCAGGCCGTTATCAAGCATGGACTCGGTCATGTTGACGATGGCCGTCACGCTGGCGATTGTGACTGTTTCTAAGTGTTGATTGAGCCAAGCAATCCGCCCTCGGAGTTTCTCCAAGTAGGCGACGTTGCGGTGGTGTTTCAATTCAACGGGCACCAAGAACTCTACGTTCAGACCGGGCATAAACGCGTCCAACTCTTTAGCGAATTCCACGTAAGCATCGGCCTTGGGATTCAAGAACGAACAGTTAAAGACCACCGATTTAAACCCAGTAACTAGATCCCGTATGATGGGATGAGTCAATACGTCGGTCCGGTTGCTGGCCGACATGACGTCCACCGGCGCAAACTCCATCCACGACATCTCCCACCCGCGCTCACGCACGTCGTCCACCACGTCCCGTAAGGCGTGGAGGTCGTCTTCGGTGTATGGGGTTACACCTGTGGTGTTAACGCTGCACCCTGAACACCCGTAGTCGCAGTCTTTCAGTAGTTCCAGTGCCAGGTTACCAATGTTGTCCCCTCGGATCATAATCGTCATTGTGTCTCAGCCCATTGCAATAAGTGAATGAACCCGTTGCACGACTGGTCGGTACTCTGCACGTCTCTCAGGTGTTCTGACAGACACCGTCCAAAATACGTACAGCCGCTGCAACCTGATGTCAGTACCCTCGTCTTCTCAGTGTCACACCACGCAAAATACGCGTCGATGCTGTCCATCTCCAAGAAGAACTCGTTGTCCGCCTCATCGAACTCCAACACGCCAAACTGGCCGCTGGGGGTGATGTACACATGGTCGTCGGAAAACGCGTTGCGCTGGCCAGACAGACTCTCTTGAATCTGCTGAGCGTTGACGAATTCAAACTTCATCTCAGACTGACGTTCGTACAATTGCTTAATGAACGCCTCGTACTCCGGGTATCCTACCGGCAACTGATTGGCCTGATTCGGACTGTAGGGCTTGATCTCCACCGAACTGAGATTGGCCAGAAGATTCAATGTCCCAACAATCTCATCGGGGGTCTTTGCTAGAACCTCTGGGGTGGCCAAGATCAGAATCGAGAACTCCCGCTCCATCTTTAACATCTGTTGAAAGACGTGTTCGTGTCTCTCGCGTGCATCGAAGTCGTAGCTGACTGACAAGTACCAGTCCGGGTCGTGCATCACAGCGTTGTTCACAGACAGATTGGTGATGATGTTCAGATCGTCGATCCCGCGGGCGTGGAGACCTTCTTTTAATTCGTTGATGTACTCCGAAGGCAACAGCAACGGTTCGCCTCCGTAGAGGTCCACCATACCCACGGGTCTATGTGCCAGCACCTCATCCACACGTTCAAACAACCGTGTCAGCGACAGACGTTTCTTGTCTGCCAGTTGCACTGGAGTCAAGTAACAGAAGTTGCATCGGAAGTTGCAGTAGTACGAAGGATTTACCGACAAATTGATCGGTTGATCAGTCGACGTTAACGAGTGTAAGTTCATCGATACTCTCATCCACATAGGGGGTTGGGATCAAGATCCCGGTTAATCCGTTGGCTTCGATGAGGTCGGGGGCCAGTGCTTTCATCTTGCGACAGTGTTCTTCGACGCGGCCGGTCTTCTTGGCGTCTCGGATGCTCTTCTTACAGCCGTTGCAAATGGAGAACATGGGACAGAAGTAACAGTCCTGCTTTAAACTGTCCAACTCAAACACCTGAAGTGGGAGTTGCTTCTTACCCGTCATTTCTTCTTCGAAGTTGATCGGGTATTCCCCATCGTCACCAAAGGAACCGCAGGAGTAATAGTCCCCACTCGGCTGCATGGCCCGGATGCCAGAGTCGCACGTGCGCTTCAAAGGACACGTGGTAGCACCACCCGCTAGGGCAACGGTCATTTGTTGTGTGCCGTGTTCCCACTCAGTCAGTCCTCGGCGATGGAGGTCCAGATAGACTTCGTACATGTCCGCTACCAAGAAGTGCTGACCTTCATTGCCCATGGTGCCTTTCTTGGTTTGAACAACCGGCCCGGAGGCGTTGGCGTAGTTCAGCTTACACGACACACCCATGGCCTTGGCCAACTCTACGGTTTTCACCGCTTCATGGCGATTACTCTCATCGACGACGGCGATGAACGTGGGGCGGTATCCTACGTGCTCTAACATGGTGTCTGAGACGGCCCAGAACTCGTCTTCGGTGAACGGGGTATAATCCCCCTTCAATCGTTTCTCACCGTACTGGAAGCTCGTAGCGACGCCCACACGAGGGTGATTGAACAGAGGCGCCCACTTCCCCGGTTTCTTGTAGAACGGCCAGAGATTGGAGGTCAGTGAGATGCTGGTGTTTTCCATCTTCAACTCGTCCAACATCTCAATCAAGGCCCAGTAATACGCCGGTGGCATCATTAACGGGTCGCCGCCGTTGACGATGATGGTGTTGGTTTCCGGGAAACGTTCCAAGAACCGACGTATATCGACCAACTCCAGAATGTCGTTGCTGTCCTCGGCGATGTTTGTGCTGGAACAGAACGTGCATTTAAAGTTGCATTTCTCCGTGGGTTTGATTATGAGATCAATCTTACTACCCTCCTAGCCCGGAGGCTCGTTTAAACGTTCAGTGTGGGTATGCGTTGAGCGGCACCATCGCTGACGGCGTCGATGTATCGATGGGTGGCTTTGTACACACACTCATCCATTTCGTCTCGGTGGCGATACGCGTGTTGCATGAAGCACCCCAACTCACAGCGTTGAAAGTACTCGCACGTCAAGCACCCATATTTCTCCATGAAGTGTTCTTCAATGCCCCGATTGCTCTGCGGATCGATGGGCACTTCGTAGATCTCTTCGGCAATCTTTGGGTCGATGAGGTTACCGCACCCACAGGTAGTGCCGTCTTCCAAAATCAACTTACTGGATCGACACGACAAACTACTGGACTTGCGTTCCATCCACCCAGCGATCGGTTCGCAGTTTGGGTAGTTATCGATCAAAAACGTAAACAACTTGAACAGATCCAAATCGCCTGGGGCGGCTGGAGTAACTTCATCGGGCATCAGGTAATCGAAATAGATCTTAAACCCAGCGCCATAGACCCATTTAAAGAACGCGTCCTGATCTCTTAGGAAGTGATCGATGTTCTGCTTGGTTGCGACTAGACAGACGCTTCTAATGATTCTGGGTCCGAAGTATTCTAAGTTGGCTTTAAACGCTTCAAACTGCTTGCGGTTAAAGCGACCTTTGGGATCGTAGGACGTCGTGAACGTCGTGGGAATGCCCGCCGTTGCGCACTCTTCAATGAACAGACTCAATTGAGTTCGATCGTCCGTCACCAGGTTGGTCACCCAGTTAAGCGTGACTCGGATGTTATTCAAGCGTGCGTGGGCTACGATCGCTTGTGCCAGTTTTACGTACGCCGCGCGCATCGTGGGAGTAAAGACCTCCGGCGCGAAGACCTCCCCACCCATGATGTTAAACACCACAACCGACTTGGTCTCCTTGTCCAGAAGCTTCACCACCGCGGGCAATTTCCCCAGTATATCGTCCACGCCTACTAAGGAGTCGTGGTCCTGCCAGCAGAAACTGCACGACAGGTTACAGTACTCGAACAGGTGTATCGTGTATTCCTGTTCGGGGTCTCGCTTGCTGTTCAATAAGAGATCGGTCATAGTTCGAACCCTTTACACGCCTCCGACTTCAATCCCACCGCCCAATGGATGACGTGGACTTTTAACTTGTCCATGTCGGCCCAATCTAGGTAGTCGGTGTGTTCGTTGCTGGCACGTATCATGGAAATGAAAAGATCGGTTGCTTCGCCATCCTCAATCGGGTCGACGCTGCTGATGATCCTTAGTTTGGCCCGTTCGGCTTCGATTTGCAGTTTCTCGATCTGAGGTTCCTGATCCAGATACAAGGCAAAGTCCCGACACAGCGCGTCTTGAGTGGGTTGTTTCATCCGCGTGATCCGAAGCGTCAGATTGGGGTCGGTCAAGAAATTGAACCCAGGTACCTTACGCAGTAAATTCACCTCGCCGACGTGCTGGCTGGCGTCGTATCCGTACTTCTTCTGCATGTGGGCTGAGAAGAACAAAGACACCAGATTACGCTGAATTTCATGCACGTGATTGATCGTCGACCGTAACGCAAACATACGTACGTCCTCGGCGATGCTTACGCGCTTGTTGCCTGAAAGATAGTCCAACAACTTATACTCCAGAGAGAGCTTCTCTGGAATGTCGCGCACCACCGTCCGAAGGTCGGCGTCGCCTTCGAGGTTGGCGTAATCTGAAACCATCTCTTTAACGACTTCCCCTTTAGGTAACGCCACGCCCTGAGTATTCAATGCCACCAGTTCCAGTCCCAATAGGGTTTGTACTTGACTCAGAGTGGCGTTGGGGAAAATGGCTTTCAGCCACTTACTGATCAACTTACCGTAAGACTCAAGACTGGTGTAGATAACGATCTTCTTGTCCCCTACGCCTTTATACTGCGTGAGTAACTTAGTGAAACCGGTGGCCACAAACTCATCTTCGTCAGCGGTCAGTCCCATTAGGATAGGACCAGCAAGTTCTCGCTCGTCGTAGTTCTCAGCCATAACCTTGGAGGCCAGGTAGAACGCATGTTTTTCCGATTTGATGCTATCCACGGCTAGGTAGATGCGATTAAACAAATGATACATTACGTTTCCTCGATGGCTATTTCGTCGTTCTTTAAAGCGACGAGCGCGTCTTCGAACTCTTCGTTCGTAAGCATCTCATCGTCCACCATAGACACCAGAAGAACGTGTAAGTCGTTCTCTGGAATGGCCCAAAACGAAAACAGGTTCTTACTTTTGAACATGTAGTCGTTAAAGTACTTGGTGTAATTCCGCACCAGGCCGTCGTTTACCACTTCCATGGCGATAGGAAACAACGGATTGTCAAACAGATTGACAAAGTTGATGCCTTTGGTGTCTGCCGTGTCGTCGACTGGGTAGTTGTTGACCAGCGCTTGCAGGGCGTCGTCTTGAATGGTTGTCATCATGTACAAACTCATGGAGTCGATCAACGACAGCCACTTGCCCAATATACCGAGTCGGTCTTTAATCCATTTGTCGGTCACCCAATTGCACACACCCAATCCCTTGATGTGGAGCATTACTTCCAACACCATGGTTTCCAACTTCTTACATTTCAGTAAGGTGGGTAGGTTCAAATACGCGTCCAACACCTCCAAGGCGTCCTCACCCAAAAAGGTGACTTCAACCGGTAGGTCTAGGTTACTTAAGTAGATCAGGGCTTGCAGTGGGTTTACTCGATCCTTCGAGGCCGACAGGTCGATCTCCAAAGAGACCTCTGGATCGCCGATGATCTCCCGAAGGGTGGCGACGGGAATGGGGACGGTGGTTTGGACTACAGTACTCATTAACGACGTCCTCTTGAGTTGTGACAGCTGTCGTGACATTGGGCGTGACAGATGTCGCGCGCTAACGTGTGGGTGGTGTTCACTCGGGCGTAGTTATAATACGCATTGCGTAACCGTTCAATGAACCCGTCCGCGCCCGCCCGATCGATGGCGTAGCCGTCGTCCACCGTGCCCGCAGCTTGGGCTGGGATGTTGATTTCCTGGGCGGCGGTTAGATTGGCGATGGTCGTGGTGTCGTATATCACTCTATACCCATTGCCTGACGACCACCCAGTCCGGTTCTGACGGATATAAATGCGTGTCCGGCGGATGCGGGAGTAGTTCTTCATATACGCATGCAGGGTAGCGCGCATGGTGTCGGCATCCAATACCCCACCCGGACCTTCAATCGCCGCGTAGGGCGGCAATGAGTAGTATCCGCTGGTAGTGCCCCCAAACCATCCGTACAGGGAATTTGCTGGGTAGTTGTTGGTGCCCCAGGATATCCCACTGCGGGACAGGGCACTTACCCTTTCACTGAATTTTAAGTAGACGTCTGCTGTCTTGATCTCGGCCATGTCAAGGTTCCTATAAGTTTAAATGTCCATACGATCTAACGATCCTTTATCCCACGTTAAGTACCGGAATGATATCCGTCTCTCCGTATTTAAAGTGAGATAGGAGCAATCTCAATCCAGGACACGAGTTGCCCTGCCAAATCAGTCGATGGCAGTCCCCGCCACAGACATCGAATAAGTGACAACTTAAGCAGTTGGGGTTAACGTCCAGTTCGTCGACAATGCGTTCCGTACGACCGTCGCTTAAAAGGAACTCTTCCAAATTGTCGTCCAAGGTCCCGTTCGATTCCACCTTGGCGCCGTTGGCACACCCGCCGATGTTTCCTGCGCCGTCTACCGTAAACAAGTTCTGTTCGCACGTGCGGCAGTTGGTGTCTACGTTATACTGGTTGGTTTCGAACTTAGTCTCTATGGTTTCCAACGTGCCGATGGTGAAGTTGGGTTTCAGACGTTTGTACGCGAAGTACAAATCGTAGTAAAACTTATCCACCGCCCGATTGTCTGGGAACATATGGGGGTTGTCCACCGCGTTGCCGTCGGAAGTTAGACGTTCGATGGCCACGTCCGTCACCCCAAACGTCCCCCACAACTTGATCAACTCATCGACGTTGTACGTAAGAGTCTGATCGGTGACGGTCACAAACATCTTAATGGTGATGTTCATGTCTCGCAGAGTCTTCAAGTTCCCAAGCCACTGTTGATACATCCGCTCGGTCTTAAATCGATACACTGGGTCCCAACTCGTACCGACGTGACTCCCCATCACTTTGATGAAAAAGTTCGTGTGTTCATCGGTCAACTTATATATGAGATTGGTGGTGGCGCCGATTGAGATGTCGTCCCAGCGTTCTTCGCCCACCAGACGTTTGACCGTTAAGGCAAAGTCCCAATGTTCGTGAATAGGACGTAAGAAAGGCTCGCCCCCATGTAACTCCAAATGTAAATGTTCGTCGTTGAACTGCTGAGCCAACTCACTGACCCACCCAGCAACCTTCTGAGTATCCCAAGCAGTCTTCGCCCCCTTCGACCCTGAGGTAAAGCAGTGATCGCAATCCAGATTACAAGTGTCCGTTGGTTTGATGTACACTACCTTCATAACTGCCACCGGTCTTCTAAGAATTGTTCGTTACCAAAACTGATCATGATCGATTCGAATTCGTTTGTAGCACGATGCATAACGCCCGCCGGAATCCACACCGTTGGGTTGTATATCGGATCGAGGGTGATGACCTCCCCACCAATTTCAATCGTCTTTTTACCGTAAACGCATTTCAGTAGAATGTCGTACGGGTCTTCATGCAACCTAAAGCTAGGCGCGCCAGCCACCGCCCAAAACAGATGTGCGTTGCACGGACCGTCGTGACCGGTTTCCTTCTTTATCCGAACCGTCTCCAACTGCACCTCTCGGAACACCCGTTCCAACTCTTCCACCTTGATGGTCTTTAAGGAACCGTCGAACGCCTCAGCCACTGAGCTTATCGGGCGAATGTGGTGGTCGGTGTCGATGCGAGAGACCAAACTTTCCTCGTACAGATCCGGCAGCGTCAGCAGCATTTCAATGCGGTCTTTAAAATCCATGGCGGGTCTCCTCAGTAATCTCATACCTTGAGCCGTCGAAGTATCGCTTTACACGGAAAAAGAGAGGACCCGAAGGTCCTCTCTATGGGGGGGGGGGGGAGTTTACTGCCACTGAGGTGGCCATACCACGCGCCAGGCGCCACTGACGAACGCGTGCAACTGACCGCCCACTTCCCGAAGGGAGAGCGATTCTGCCACGTTCTTTTGCACATACTCAGTTAGCACGTTGGTCAAACGCCCACTGACGTAAGATTCGACTAAGGCCGGGGTCATGTACCGATCGATGGCGGTGCCTGAGACGGCTTCTGTCTCATTGGCGACCGGGAAGTTCTCCACCAGACCTAACCCGGTCTGCTCCTTCGTAACCGCGTGGGGGTTGGTCTTGTCGTTAACGTGCGCAGTTAACTGATCCCCTGCAATCTTCTCGATGGCTTCTCTAACCCGCATGGGCGTCATGTACCGAGTGTTGCTGGCGCCCGATTCTGCTTCGGCTGTATCGGCTATCTGTAGGTTCTCAACGCTACCTAAGCCCACCTGCGCCTTACTGACGTTGTGGGGGTTGTTAATGGCGTTAACGTGCGCATTAAACGCCTGCCCGACTAACTCGTCGATGGCAGACGCCACCACCGTGGGCGACATGTATCGATCGCCACGCGTGGCTTCACGCCCGTCGGCCTCATCCGCCATTGGGTAGTTTTGCACGGCCGACAATCCGACCTGAGCCTTAGTGACGTTGTGTGGGTTCGACTCGTCATTGATGTGGGCCTGCATCCGATCGCCAAAGAGAGTCTGTACTCCGGCCTTCATGGTAGCTGGGGTAACGAATCGATTGGTGGCCGATCCGGCCTCCGCTTCCTCGACAGTCGCATCCGGATAGTTAGACACCGACCCCAACCCGGCCTGCGCCTTGGTCACGTTGTGGGGGTTGTCGGTTCTCGCCGTATGGGCGTTGAACGGAAGAGTGGCCTGTTCGTTAATTGCCTGAGCCACTCGAAGTGCCGTCATGAACCGAGCGTTGGACGTTCCGTCTCGTGCCTCTAATTCCGTCGCGGTGCGGTAGTTATCAAGTAACCCGAGTCCCACCTGAGCCTTAGTGACTACGTGTGGGTTGTCAGTACGGGCTTCGTGACTGTGCAGTTCGTCGCGTACTTCTTCCGCCCGTACCAACGCTTTCTGATACCGGTCTTCGATCATCGCCTTGAGTTCGTCGTGAGACGCGATGTCGCCGTACAGAACGGCCTGCCGGATGCCGTTCAACGCCTCGACTACAAATTCAAACCCATACAGGTCGCCCAAGTCATGAAGGTGCTTGGAGGGGGGGAATGCATCGGGCCGCCCCAAAAGATCGCCCCACATGACCTCACGTTCATCCAGGTTCAAATTCTCGATGAGGTCGATGATAACCTGAGTGATGTTCGCGTAGTCCCCACCCAATACTTGGTAGTTGATGGACAGCTCGTTGGACACCTCAGGATCGGTGACGATGAGGCCGGCACATACTTCTTTACCTGACCGTTCTGACGGATCGGCGTAGTACATGATCGGAATGTACTGATCGTTCGGAACCAGTATTTCGCCGGTGTCGGCGTCGGTGACCACCAACGACTCGGTAAAAAACGCCCCGTAACGAGGAACCGCCGCGCGGTTGATGCCCGGTTCCAATGTGTGTAGTTCGCCTAAGATATTATTCTCAGGCGCCGTCCCTGTCAAATCCAGGGGATACTTTATGACGTAGTTCTCGCTCATGGCAGTAACCTTTTAAACGTTCGGAAGTCAGGGGGTCTTGGCATCGTTAAAGCAAGGCGCCTCACCGGAGTAGTCTGCGATGCGACGTTCCAGACGGTCGTCGGCTGAGATCTGCCGCTTCTTGTTGTATCGTCGCCATCCCATAACACGCACGGCCCAGTACATCAATAAAGCGATGTGTGACGGCACCCCTTCCTCTAACATTGCTCTATGAAACAACGCGTCGGCTACGGCACGAGAGACCGACGTACCGGAATAGAGAAAGTCGTGTAACAACGCGGACCAACGGGCCCACCCTTTAAATAGTGAAAACAACACTGGGACGTGCGGAACGCTGTCCAAGTCGGTGACCAAACCTCGCGGTATGGTAAACCCATAACAATCCCAGTCTTCATTCACTACCCAAAAATGTCGGGTAGGCAAAGGACTAAGGGACGGCAGTTTTAAATGCTCTTTAACCTCGGACATACGGCGTCCCTTGTTCTATTCAATATTGAATTATCGGTGGTACTCATAAAGATATCGCCGAGCCCAGGACCTTAGTCGAGGGATCGGGCGACGTCTTAAACATTTGGGTCGTTCGGCGTACCGCGCAAAACTTCTAAGTCGGCAATGATGGATGTGTAGGTTGTCTCTAAATCTGAAATCAGGGCGACGCGTAGAGCTTGCTTACCCAACAGTCGGATGTTTCGAATCGCTAACACAATGCTTTTATACCCAGCTATCTGAGTTTCTATGTCGTTCACCACCCAAGTCAGAGTTTCGCCGGTAACTTGCTGCCACACGGAGATTTCGGGTGGGACGGCGTTTGGATCGGCGCCCGCGCTTTGCCAAGACAACAGAACTTCTTCAACCTGTTTGTACTCCAAGTCAATGGTGTTTGAACCCACTTCTAGATGCGATTGACGGATGTCGTCAGCGTACTCGTCAACCTTTAAGATAAGGGCATTTCGGCTGGTGTGCCAGATTCCGGGGGCGCGCTCGAGAATGGCGTCAACTTCTGGTTGGGTGAGTTCGACCATATCGGGGTCGAGTACTTCGGTAGCACTGTACGCAATCTCTTGACTCAACTCGTTGCGAACGATTAACCTTACGTTGCCTCGGTAGTCTGAGGTGTTGGTCATAACGTATTTAACAAACACGAGGTAGCCTCACTTAACTTACGCGGTTGACCCTTTCAAATACTTAAGGGTGACGATCGCCTGGAAATCGGTGCGGTCACTTTCAGTAGCCACCATGATCTCGGTGTCGTTCATCCAGATGGCAATTTGATCGGTGGTGGATTTGCCTTTTTTCTTCCAGGTGATCGAACTGGTGTGGGGGAGGGGTAACGTAAGGCCCGTCGAGGTTTGAAACACGAACGAATTGCCAGTATCGATCCAACGCTCTCCCACCATACTCCACTCACCGACGATGTTCGACGGTATGATCAACGCCTTAGTGGTAGTGTCCGGTAAGGTACCGAAGTTGAGTATCACACCCCACATCTCACGGCCGTCTATGATTGCGCCGGTGAAGTATGGCGTATTATAATCGGTTGCGTTCAGGCGGGAAGTTTTAATTTTACTTTGGATTTGAGCGGCAAATTCTTGAATCGATTGGTCTACTGCTGCTACTTGCACATCAAACCGACTGGGCATAATTGCCTCCGACGTTAAAAACGGAGGGACGTTAGTCCCTCCGTTGTCTTCGCACTTCAGTTACTGCCGTTTATTACGACGCTTGAAGACTTGCCAGAGCGTCGGTGAATGCGGTTTCCAGAGACGTCAACGCAGCCGCTGTATCGACTTCCATTGCATCACGAACCCCTTTCACGCCTGCTGGAGTTACAAACAGGTTGGTGGCGGTACCAGTGACGGTTTCAGGAACCGTCGCAGTTGCAAAGTTATCAACCGAACCAAGACCAACGTCAGCTGCTGTGACCGCATCGATCGCGGCAATGGCAGCATCGATGTCAGCTTGAGTAGCTTTGGCATCGATCTGTGACTGAAGGCCAGACGCGACAGCGTCCGTGTGTGCCTTGGTCAGAGCCGGCGTCATGTACTTATCAGTCACCAGACCGGCAACCGCTTCTGGGCTGGTGGCAACTGCGTAGTTAGCAACGTTACCAAGACCAACGCTTGCGGAAGTCAGGGCAGCAACGGCCGCATCGATGTCGTCTTGATCAGCTTTAGCGCCGATCTGAGCAGTCAGTCCGTCGATGATGTCTGGGTTGTTTTCCAGAGCCGCCGCCAGTTCAGCGATGGTGTCCAGAGTAGCCGGGGCAGAACCAACCTTCTGGCTCCAGAACGCATCCATAACGTGCCACAGAACCTGAGTGGTCATGAACTTGTCGGCAGTTACAACACGAACGACCAGCTTGTCGCCAACGGTAGCGCCAGTGGTCAGGGTGACTGTGTCGCTGGGGACGTCGATGGTGTAGTTAGCATCGCTGATGCGGTTGTCGTTCAGTTCAACGTAAACAACGGCACCGTCTTCCAGTTCCAGAGTCGCTGCGTTATCATCAACGCCGGAGAACGCCGTCTGACCTTCAGTAGCGGTGTACAGGAAGCCGATACCCGCCGCTTCAAGTTCAGTCGCTGACGCGAAGTTGTCAACCATATCCAGACCAACCTGAGCGGCAGTAACGCCGTGCGGGTTGTCAGTACGAGCAATGTGAAGGTCCAGGGAGTCTTGAACGTTTTGAACGGTCAGACCGGTGGTACCCGCAATCAGTTCAACCACTTCGTTGAGAGTCAGACCCTCAAGTTTGCCGGAGTTGGTCGCATAGTCAGCGCTGGAGGCGCTCTGAAGCTGAGTTTTCAGTTCGGCGGCAAATGCGAGAATCGCATTACGAACCGCAGTATTTTGAGTATCGTACGACATAAGGAGTTGACCTTTAAGTTCGTGTTAATGTGAAACCAGTTACGAAGCGTACTGTGCCATGGCATTCGTCGGATCGACACTGGAACAGATGTGTCTTCCATAGCATGTGTAGTTTTTTATGCGTTCATATTAGGCGACCGATATAGAATCAATGATTCGCTTTTGAACCTGGGGATTTCTGAAGTCGTTTACTGCACTGCCAAGTAGCGTGCGACCGTCCGAATAGACGTGAGGACTTCTGATGTAGCGGTCCTTATAGTCCAAGTCATACAGCACATCGCCACGAGTATTCAAAATGTTACCTCGATACCGAACTTCAGCCAAGACGTCACGCAGTTCCCAGGAGTCGTCTTTATCGATGACTCGCACGTGATGTACGTTGTATACCACCAACATCGAATCGTCGTCAAGATTGTATCGACGTGTGGCGGTATTGAGATCCATCATTCGAGTGTGGGCGTTGCTTCGATTTCTTGACGCTTCGCCCTTTAGTACCACGGCGTAAAAATGTCGACGGATGCGAGTGAGTAGTTCCCCGACGTCGATCTCCAAAGTCCCGGCGGTGAAGCTAAACGTCCGTTCGCCGGTAAATGGTGACTGGTACGATTTACTGCGGTCTTCCCAGTCTTTCGCTGCCGAAGGTTGCACACCACCTTCAACAAAACTGATGTCGTAGGTAATCACACGCATCCGCACAGGCGGGGGCGCCGAATAGATCCGAATGTTCACTGGCTTTACATACGCCACGATCGACTCGGTCTGTCTGGCGCTGAACCCAGAACACAGGAACACCCCGGATAGGGCGTTGCTCATAGCCATCTCCTAATTAATGCCAGTTAAAGCACGGGCAGAAAACACTGCCCGTTTGAGTACGATCAATCGATGGACAAGTACAACTCGCCGCTGTCGCCACCGGTCAACCAACCGCCTTCCCCAGAACCGATGCTCCAGAGAAGTACATCCGCTGGGGTGGTGGGTACTGCCGACCAGAAACGTCCTCCATCTACGCTTCTAAGTAGCCGATTGTCTAACGTCAGTGCTACCCACAGGTTGTATTTATCGACGACCAGTTCTTTGATCTGTCGGATGTGTTCGATCTGTTGCCATGCGCCGTTGGCGGCACTGTATCGGTGATGGAGACCGCCTGTTTCAACCGCGACTATGTGTCCGTTGAAGTCCACTTCCACGTGATCGATCTGTTCCGTGTTAGGCACGCCGTTAACCAACGCTTCGGTTCCAAGGCCCGACCACACGTACAGACCGCTGGCGGTCGCAAGATACACTTCCTGGGATTGGGTCAGCGCGGCGTCTGAGATAGTAGGCAACGTACTGAGATCAACCGGAGTTTCCCAGGTCGCACCGCCGTCGTTACTTTCTACCAGACCCGTAGCTCCAACGACCACCACATACGAGGCGCCGATGTTGTCTACTGACGTGACGGATTGACCGAACGCCGTTACTGGCGTCCAGTTGATACCGCCGTCGGTCGTGCGATACACGTCGCCATCGATCGTTACAAAGACCCACGTTAATCCCGTTAAGTATCGAACAAACGCAATGTCTTTCGTAACCCCTGAGGTGACTGGGGTCCAGTTCACGCCGTTATCGGTACTGTACCCCATGAGCCCATTCGACCCAACCGCGATCCACCGATTACTTGGGCCGCCGTCTAGATCGAAAATCCGATCCGTGGTCTGCGTGAAGATCCCGTTCACCGACCCTTCTTGCAACTTAATAACGTTTCCTCCGTTTAACGCCCACATACCGTCTTCGAACGAGGTGGTGAGGTTATTGGTAAGGACGGTTATTTGTTGATTGGTGACGTACGTATCGCCAGCGATGGTTTCAATACTTGAAACAATCTCATCTCGGGTCAGACCGTCCAACTTCTGAGAGTCGACTGCAACGCCATCGACGTCCAACTTCTGAAGAAGGAATGCCTCAATCTCGTCTCGAGCGTATCCGTTCAAGAGGTCGATGGTGACGTTGTGGGGGTTGTTTTGATCGATTACGTGATCGGTCAAAATAGTGTCTTGATCCGTTTGGGTGGTCTCCAACGTGTTCAAACGGTTAGACAAGTTACCGTAGTTCCCTGTGATGTACGAGTCAATCGCCCATTTGGCGCCCTGAGGGGTGATGAACCGATCGCTCCGAGTGCCCCCACGCGCATCGGGTTCAAGGGCGGTTGCGAAATTGTCAACGTTGCTCAATCCTAGCTGAGCCTTGGTCACCTGATGGGGGTTGTCGATGCGGTTCACATGCGCCGATAAATCCGATCCCACCCCAGCGGCGATGTAGTCTGCGACAACTTTCGGAGTGACGTAGTGAGACGGCGACGTTCCCAAGGTCATAACTGGAGCCGTAGCAACTGGGTAATTACTTACCTTATCCAGACCCACCTGAGCCTTAGTCACGTTGTGTGGGTTGTTGGTATCGGCTGGGTGTTCCCCCAACGTCCCGCCAACCAACTCATTGACGGTAAGGCGCACCCCGTAAGGCGTCATGTACCGATCCAAGGCGGTGGCCGCCTTAGCTTCTTCTTCTGAAGCAACTGCAAAGTTCTGCACGGCCGCCAGACCCACTTGACCTTTAGTCACCTGATGGGGGTTGTTACGATCCGACACGTGGTCGCCCAACGGACCCGTGACCATCTCGTTGATCAACAGTTTGGTGTGGTACGGCGACATGAAGTAATCCGCCGAGTTACCAGCTTCTGCGACCACAACCGTTGCCATGGGTAAGTTCGGCACGGCCGCCAAACCCACTTGCGCCTTGGTAACAAGATGAGGGTTGTCTTGGCGTTGCAAGTGTTCCGCCACGCCGACCCCAACCTTCTCTTCCAACAAACTAACCACGTTCGCCGGGGTCATGTAGTGACTGGTGCTGACGCCTTCTCTAGCCGTGGCATTGTCTGCCGGCGGGTAGTCTGCGACTTGACTCAATCCCACTTGCGCCTTACTGACGTTGTGGGGGTTTTCCAGATCGTCTCGATGCTGACGAAACTCGTCCCCTATTTGAAACGCTATAGCGCTCCGCACTCGCGCCGGGGTCATGTAACGGGTGTTGAGCGTACCCTCATTGCCTTCGTTGATGCTGGCTATGGGGTAGTTCTGCAACAGAGACAATCCGACCTGAGTCTTGGTCACGTTGTGTGGGTTCGACTCGTCATTGATGTGTTGGGTAACAACGTTCGTCCCAGCCCCACCGTCTTCGATGGCTTGACGAACACCTTCAAGACTGTCAACGACTTCTGACGCGCCAACTAAGTCCACCAAATCCCACTCGTGATCGATGACTGGGAAGGTGGCCGGTTGTTCAACAACTTGTTCCCACGTAGTGATGCGTGGGTTGTTCATGACGTCGGCCAGCATCTCTGCGGCTTTCTCTTCGTTGATCGTCCAAGGTCCGCCAAGGGTGTTGTACGTAACTTCCAGTACCCCGGTCAACTGACGGTCGTAGATAGAGATTGCCCCATACACCGGTCGTGCGGTCGCCCTCGATGCCCCTAGGAACTGATACCCTAGAACAAAATCAATGCCATCGATGAGTTCTCTACCACTGGGCCAGTGGCGTATGGTTAGGTTTTCTTTGAAGAATGGCCCAGCCAGAGGCACCACGAAGTAAAAATCCGTGTAGTCCGGTGGGTTGATCGTGTGACGTTCATTGATGATGCGATTACTGCTCACCTGACCCGTAGGATCAAACGGATAAGCATACTGTTGTTCACTCATGTGACGATCCTTTGATTAAAAGGAGTGAAATCCTATAGAGAGCTTCTATATTTACCATATCATTTAACCGACGGTCCACGGCCTCCCGTGACTGAGACCCATCGAAGGAGAGATTCCATGCGGTATACGTACGTTCAAGCCATTGCTAAACCTAAGGCACGTGGGAGTCGTTGGATTGAGGTGGACCTTCAACACACCCAACTTCAAGTCCTGTTAAGTGACTACCATTCCGCCCAGATCGAGTTGGCTCACCCCACCCTTTCGAGCGAACAGTACCTGACGTTGGATGCCATCCGTGAACGGGTCACCGACCAGTCACTTACGTTCGACGAATGGTTAGATACCTTAGGCGATGCCAGTCTTCCCACGGTGCTTGGTAAGCCTCAGTTGAAAACCGTCACCGTAGATCACCGCGACGGCTGGATGTCTGGGTTCAACGTAGAACCCACGAGGATGGGCTCGCACCCAGACAACGATTGGGCGGCCGAACATGAAGTCGACCTCCTTCTTACGCGGCCCGATACAGATTATCGTAAACTTTATGACAACTGTCTGGTGACGGTCAATGGGTTGGTGCGGCAAACCTCATACAGCGAACAGGGTCTCTACGTCGTAAACGGCGCTCAAGCCAAGGTCGGCAGTTCGGAAACCAACCTCTCCCTCACCGATTTTTCGAAACTTGGGGGACTTGAGTTTGTTAACCTGACTAAAGAGATGCTCTACCGTCCTCAGGAGGCCGCCAAGCACTATCAGTACGCTCACCTGAACCTTGGGGTAGACACCGAGAACCGGACCGTACTGTTGGTCTTAGGGGGGTACCTACACATCCTAGACAATCTATACAAAGAGATAGGAAACGGGTTGATTCAGATCGACTTCAACAATTATCCCATGATCCAACGGTATTACGACTCGCGCAGTCTGATGAACGTGGCGTTACTCGACGCTCAGTTGGAGTCCTTCGAACAAAACGAGTCGCAACGAGTGGTGAGTGAGTTGTTGCGCAGTGAAACCACGATAGAGAACTTCCTGGACCTGCCAGAGAGTTTTGCCGTGGTGGTCAATACGCCGAACTTGTACGTGGAGAGGCATCAGGTAGAGAGATCCGGACTGCCTGGAATCTTCTTTTGGCACGACGTTCCTAGGTGGCCTTTATTGTGCCAACGTGGGAAGTTAAAAGAATACTGGGCGCAAGACGACGACGGCAAGTGGGTCATCAGTTGTGAAAGCAATCTGGTGCCAAACTACCAGTTCGAACACACGCATTACGAAACCCTGGTCAGTGTTACTGATCATAAGGTACCGAGCAATCCGTACTACGCGGATCGAGGGTACTTGTTGGAGATCGGTAAAGACCTGTAACGCATTTGAAGAGGTGGTGGATGTCCCTTTCCAAACTGACCAAACTCAGAGACGCCTACGCCGACAAAGTTAAGGCCCATCAGGACGCTACTCAAAGTAACGATAAAACCTCAATGACTAAAGCAAAGCGGACGATGAAGGCCGCGGGCAAGTCTTATCTCAAGGCCATATATGCAGCGGCAGAAACGCACTCCAAGACAGACGTCTGGGACGTCATACTGCCTGGGTAATCCGAAGTAACGCATAGGCAACGCGAAAATAAGGAGGGACCCATGGGTCCCTCCGTTTATGTCGTTTCGTTAAAATGGAAAAGACCGATCGCCTTCCGCATATTCGGTTAGGTGAAGTTAGGTAGGTTCCCGGCCGATAGTGCTGAGTTGTTAGCAAAGCTGGCACTGTTGGTCACACTAGCAACGTTCCAGGCACTTAGGTTCTGAGCCATGAGAGTGGCGGAGAGGAACATGTAGCTCATATTTGTTACGCTACTGACGTTCCAGGAATACAACGGTTGGTTGAAAACAGCAACTGCGTTGAACATACCACTCATATTCGTCACACCACCGACGTTCCAACTGTTGAGGGGCTGGTTGAATACCGAGGCTATACCAAACATGTAATACATGCTAACAACGTTACTCACATCCCAATGATCGATGTTGCTGTTGAAGTCGTCTGCATAGTAGAACATTTGATTACAGGTAGCTCCCGGTAAGAAGGTGGGGCCGTCACTGGCTGAGATGACAAACCCGCGCCGGTACGCAAACATAAAGTCAGCTGAAGCAAACTCTACCACACCCCACTGCATGACGTCTTTGATCTGACGCCGACTTTCGGCTAAGGGGTTAGTAAAGCCGTTGATCGTACCATGTACTTCTACCGTGTATTGGCCTGGAGACGTATAATCGTGACTGGCAGCGCCCGTATACGACTGGATGCTGCTGCCGTCTCCCCAATCAACCTCAACGGCACTGCCCGTAGCAAAGGCCAGAATCACGTTGGTAGCGCCTGCCGTCGTCCCTTCCGTATCGATCAACAACTTCAGTCCGGCACCAAACAACTTACCGGTCGTTAGGATGGTCGCGATGTCATCCCGCACCAAGGCGTTCATACGCGCTGGGTTGGAGAAGAGTTGGTCGTCGTTCGTCACGTTGGGGTCGTCTTGTTTGACCCGGCCGAGTAAGACGGCGTACTCATCGCCCTTAGTTATGGCCAACGCTTTAGCGGCGTCTAGGTCGCCTTGGGTAGCGGTAGTGGCGTGGAAGTCAAAGACTGCCTGTTTGTAGTCGTTGACCGCATTGTTCATCTCAATGCGTTTCAAGTCTAAATCCGAAAGAGTGGCCATAGCGTCGTCCGTAGGTAATGATATTTGTGTGTGTCATAAAATAGAGGCGACATAAGGGGAGGCCGTAGCCTCCCCAGCGAATCAAATCGTGGGACGGGGGGGTATAACAAAGGTCGACTGAAAGTGATCGATGTACCATTTCCAATTCAGACCGATGAAAATCATGTCCCAAGTTTCAGTAATGGCGAGTCCCTGGGCGTTGGGGTCGGTGTTATCAAACATGGCGTTGACGGCAACGTCTGAGATAGCATCGGCGTATTTGGCCAGCAGACCGTTCAGCTTACCCAAATCGCTGTCCCAAGCGGTGTTAACTACGTCGGGGTCCTCTTCCAAACGAGCGCTGCTGGCCAACGTGGGTTCCGGCGTGGCCATTGGGTCCTCGGCGATGTAGTCGTCGTAGTACGCCAGGGGGCGACCCACCACCGTTTCAATGAACCCGTTCATCACAAAGATCGATTTGGCGTTACTTTGATGGATAGTGCTGACGTTGCCTGCCCCATGGCCGTAATGGACCGAGAGAAAGCCGTACAAGCCCGCTACGACGTCTTTAAGCTTTTGCTTGGACAATGGGGCATGTTTCACATAACCCATCAGAGCAGCGTTGTAGGTCTCCCAGTAGGGGGTGTACTCTACGACCCCAGGTTGATCGGGTTGTTCCGACCTCTCGTACGTGTAGGCTTCCATGGCCAAGAGTTTGTGGTAGAACGGAACGTCGTAAGCACCAACGTCTGGGGCTATGACGGATTGGGTGTGAGGTATGGTCAGACCCAGGGATTGCAGTTCGGCTCTAAGGTCCTCATCGGCAATGTCTTCATAGGGAATCGTAGCGGCCATCTCAGTCTCCTGCAGTTGAATCGGGTGAACCGGTAGTTAGAATGTAAGACCCTCCAGGAAGGAGACCCACATCCCCTACTCGATGTATGCCTTGTCCTTCGGCTTGGGAGGTGGTGGACGTGGTGGCCACAATGCTGGTGTGCCCGCACGACGACAGTCCCAAACTGAGTTTGGTGGTCACCGGGCGACCGTTGGCACCTACGGATTGGGCGCCTGTGATCATCACGGTGACTATGCTGAGGGTACTTGGGTGGGCTGAACAAAACCCAACGCCAATGTCACCGACCCGACCGTTTGCTTTACTCATGAGTAAGCTCCATCTTAAGCGTAGTAATTAATCAACCCAGGTTCGTAGTTTCCGTTAAGCATGGTCAACAGCTGTCCGCGTTGATTCGCTTTACTGGGGTCGAAGCTGATGTGGAGCCAGATGGAGTTACCGTGTTCAAAGATCAACTGATCACACGGCAGATTGTCGGCGATCCATTCTGCGATCTCCAGATACTTTTGACTAGACCATCCAGCGCCTTGGATGTCTACTGCCATGCCGCGTACGTGTTGACTGGTCCCTGTACCAACTCGGAAACATGAGTTGATCGTGAACTCACCCACCTCGTCTTCCAACGGTTGTAGGATTTTCTCTACGAGGGCCTGCATGTTGAACACGATGTCCTGAGAAGACAGACCGTTTTGAGCCACCACCGGATGAGAGAACGTGGCGTTCAGAGACAGATCTCCGATCGTGAAGTTCGAGGTCCCCAATTTCAGACTGTAGTCAACCTTTACACCGATCTCAGTAGTAGCCGTTACATCACCCGTCGGTTTCTCAGTAGACTGTCGATTCGAGGACGCAATCGGTTTGCCCGTGTACCCAGTTGGCTTGGCGTCGTCTGGATAGAACGACGGGGTTGATCCGATCTCACTCTGTTCGTCCAAGGCGGCGTAACGACCCGCTTTGACTCGAACCGTTTCTGTGGCCTTGATGCCGTATTCGCGAGTTAATGAGATTGTATTGTCTGGACCCTCGACAACAACTTCCTTCTTAACGGTGCCGCCGATAGGAACTTTGGTACCGTCCTTAATCGACCCTGGGTCTACAGGACCGGCCATCCCCGCTTGGAAGTTAACCCCCACACCATCGAAGGCAACGGCGCCGTCTGAGAAGGTAGTGTGGCCACCCACGTGATACTGACCGGCCATGCCTGCAACAAATTCTGTCTTATTGCCCATGACACTGACGTTCCAGTTACCCATGACCATTTGATTCAGATTGCCTTCGACAAACATGGTGGTGTCGCCACCAGATGAGATCTGCATCGTGTTGTCGCTGCGGACTCTGACCTGATCCTTGGCGTACCCGTATAAAGAGGTTTTGTTTAGGGTCACTTCGGTCAGGTCTTTGTTGATGGCCTGAAGTACCGTCTTCGTCGAATCCAGAGTGAGCGTGTTGCCTACCTGATCGGTAATGAAGAACTTACCCGCGGCAGTGTCTAACTGTAGCGTGTATTCAAACGGCTCGCCGTTCGCTTGGGTGGTGTGTAGGGTAATGTGCTTACCGTGGGTGGACACCTCTAACGAATACATGTTCTCGGCCAGATTCAATTCGGCCGCTTCGTCTGGAGTGGCGCTCCACGCATAAATGACGGTCTCCAAGCGGCGCAGATCGTCGTCTATGCCCATGGGAGTCCAGTAGTATTGATCCACGTCGGCGTATTGCCAGATCAATAAGTGTTCCCCACGTCGGACGTCTGGAGAGGTCGCCCGATTGGTGCCGTAGGGCAACCAGTTGGCAGTAAGGGTGCTGGAGGTGTTGATCTTAACGGTGTATTGTCGATCGTTTTTATCAACACCGGACAACTCCACTTCATCGAGCGACTCTCGGATTTCTCCGTCTGCCGCTGGCATCATCTCCACCGGATAGATGGGCAATTGATGACTGTCTAGTGCTTTGTTTTCTGCGGCGACTCCGATTGAGACGACGCGCAGTTTGGATTCAAACATGTCACCACTCCTAAATGTTTCTTTCATTACATTAACGGGTTACAGTATGGAATAAGACACAACACCGCCACCTTCAGGATTCGAGTGAGCGCTATGTATATCAAAAAGCTAACGCTAGAAGGCTATAAACGCATTCTATTGAGCGACATAAAATCGTTAACAATTACGATGGATAATCCCTACCAAGTTATTCTTGGCACCAACGGTAGCGGAAAAAGCTCTTTACTTCGGGAACTGTCTCCCTTACCGGGTGACCCGAAAGACTACCTCAAGGGCGGTCGAAAAGAAATCCACATAGAACACCACGACATTCAATATATTCTTTCGTCTACGTACAATGGGGCCAAACACCACCACTCATTTCTCCAAGGCGGCGAAGAAAAGAACGACGGTGGAACCATCACAGTTCAAAAGGAACTGGTGAAGCAAGCGTTCGGCATCAACGAAGAGATGCACAACCTTGTGACCGGTAAGTTGAAGTTGACCAACATGTCGCCTTCCAAACGTCGGGAAATGATCACCTTGATGTCCGATACCGACCTTACCTACGCCATGGGCGTCTATAAGAAGCTGGCAACCATTACCCGTGACAACCAAGGGACCGTCAAACACTTGAAGAATCGGATTGCTCGGGAAACCGATAAGCTCCGATCCATTGAAACCCACGACGACTTGGAAGGGAGCGTTAAGAAGCTGCAAGAAGAGTTGACGGTCCTTATGGAACACCGCCGGCCAGACCTTCCTCCACATCAAGACGTAGGACGCCGTTTACAAGCGACTCTCGATGAGGCAGCTCGACTTGCGGAGAAGATCCTGACACATCCCTACCGTGAAGGTGATGTGCACTACGGGTCACTGGAGGCGCTCTCAGAGGACGTGCAGGAAAAGCGCGGGGAACTGAAGAGTAAGCAAGACCTACTGTCTCACCACGCCAAACAACACCAAGAGTTGGAATCGGTGGTTGGGTCCTTGTCTGAGAACGGGGTGGGTAATCTGAGCGAGTTGACCGATAAGGCCGAGAAGTTGAAAACTCGGATCTCTGGGATACGTCAAAAGATCGGCGAGTTCCAGTTCGAGGGCGACTTAACGGATCTGGAAAGCGATGCTCAGTCCATCAAGATACAGTTAGTGGACGTCCTCAGTTCGCTACCAGACAACGGAGAGCGTCAGTTTTCCAAGTCTAAGTTGGAAGTCGTCGAGACTCGCTTGACTCAACTGCGCTCGGAAGGCGATGCCAATCGATCCAAACAGCGCCGTGCCGATAAAGAGATCGACCACATCCTCAGCACAAAAGAAAACACCTGCCCTAAGTGCAGTTACATTTGGCGGGATGGTGTGTCTGAAGGTGACGTTGAGAAACTCAAAGTAGTATCCGGACAATACGACGAGCGGGCTGCCACGGCTGAGAAAGCCTATAAGGAAGCGTATGTGCTGAGGGAGGCAATCCAAAACTACGCGCATCAATTCGGGCGCTTACGTACTCTGGCCCACAGCTACCCGAAAGCCCGTAATTTGTTTGACTGGCTGATGGATGACGATCGCATCTACCACAACCCGTCGCAATACACCACGGTCATAGACCGCTGGTTAAACGATTTATACCTAGGAGCAGAACTCTCCCGCCAGGAGAAGGAACTGCGCATGGTCGAAGAGACAGTGACTAAGGCTAAGATGCTCAGCGACACCAACGCCGATCACATAGGCGACAGTCTGGCGGGCCTGCACAAGCAGATTCAGGCGACGTCGGACGAAGTGCGATTGGCTAAAGACGATCTGACTAAGTTAGAACGTCGGGCCACACATGCCACGCGGGCCGAGAACTGGGGGCGTGAATTGGATCAGTTGTACGTCAAGATCGAGCAGGACTACCAACTCATGCAAGAGTGTCTGAAGTCCGACACTTTGGCTGGGTTGATTCGAGAGCACCAGTCCGACTTGGCTATCAAGTCTCAGAAGCTGAACGAAAAGAGTTCCATGGAAGGGATCATCCGCGATTTGGAGCGGTCTCTCGTCGACGTTGATCAGACCCATGAGACGCATAAGTTGTTGTGTAAGGCTTTGTCTCCGACCGATGGGGTCATCGCTGAACAGATGACGGCGTTCATTAATTGTTTAACCGAACAGATGAACGAGATCTTGGAACAGCTGTACAGTTACCCGTTGAAGATCCTACCTTGTGGGATTGAGTCGAACGAGTTGGATTACAAGTTTCCGTTAGTGGCGGGTAACGATCAGGTCCATGCGTACGACGTCAAAGACGGATCGGAAGGACAACAGGAGATCGTTGACTTTGCGTTTAAGTTGGTGGCGTCCTTGTACTTGGGGTTCAACGATTATCCGCTGTACGTGGATGAAGTGGGGCAGAACCAAGACGAGACACACTTGGCAAATGTGATGTCGTACATCAAACTTCTGATCGATGCGAATCGACACAATCAGTTATTTATGATCTCGCACCACGCTGCCGGCCACGGAAGCTTTACCAATGCGGATTACTTGGTGCTTCATGGGGCCAACATCAGCACCCCTCAGAAACACAACGGACACGTTGAGATGGCGTAACAGGGAGACCTACGGGTCTCCCTTTATGCCGCTTCTATTCCTCGATTCAATGGAATTATAGACCTATATCACAGAGGTGAGTTGGTTACATTAACCACGTTACCCATACCCTATATAAAGGAATTACCTCATGAAAAACTATTTGCTAGAACGTCCGTTGATCGTCATGTCTGTGTTCATTGCACTCAACCTCATAATTGGTGCTTGGTTGTACAGCAACGGTTCTCAGGCAATGGGTCTGATGTGTTTTATGACCGCTGCTATTAACGTCGTTGGAGTGATTGCAGGGCAACTAACTCTTGTTGCAATCCACTTAATTCAGCGTCGCATTGACTCAGACGTTATTGCTTAAATTACCTTTAGGAGATTGCCCTTAAGAACTCGGCGGAAATGCACGAGGTTCAAATCCCGCCCGCAGACATACTCGATAAATACCCCCATTGTTGAATTACCCCATAACCTATAGAAAGGAACATTATCATGAACTCACAAATCCGCACCGAAACCACAGTTGTCTTAGACCGCGAAGTTGATCTACATATCCTCGCGTTGCTGAAAATCAGACAGAAAGCGACCAAGACCGAGCACGACGGACTGTTGATCAAGCGCATTACCAGCGTGACTGATAGCGTGAATGCCGAACGCAATGGCGATCGTGAACTGGCATTGAAGTTTGAAGTGTATGGCGATGAGGTTGTATCCCGTATGATCGCAACCAAGCGCGACCTCGATAAGTTGAACGTTGCACTTAAAGAAGTTCAATCGCGCCTGAACATGTATTCTAACGATTAATAACTCCCATAACCTTTAAGGAAACTGACATGATCTTAAACACCGCCGTCGATGTCAACATCTTACTCGAGGACCTCGGGGGGAAGTTGACTCCTGTGCCAAGTACACTACATGTATCCAGTAGCGTTTCAGAAACTCGCAATCAATTCCGCGAACGACTAATGACGTTGGTTGAAGAACACTACCAAGAAGAAGCGTTGGTTGTGTCTATGATTGTTATTGAACAAGGTGAACTGGGCAAACGAGTCGTCGCGTTGAAACGCCCGTTAAACGAGTCAGACTCGTTAGAATGCTGTGAGGCAACGAGTCTCGAGATACCTTTTCGAACAGGCGGCAACATACTGCGCCTGATTCCAGAATCTGCACCCCTTCATTAAGGGAGAGCGTACGCTATGAATGACATCGCTGGAGAACACGAAGTCTATCGGATTTTCACCCAGAAGTCAGAAGAGTTGGACAAGGTGGCGATACATCGAAATTCAATTGTTGGGAGACTGATACACCATCCACACATCAAACGTTTTGATGTCACCGACTTAGCGGTAGGTGACTGGAACTTCCAGTGGGTGGCGACCATGGGACACGAGAACCACGGGGTTCTGATCCTAAAGCCCACCAATCGCCGGACAAAACAGTTAGTGGTAGTGGGGCGTGCCATGTACTTAATCACCAACTTCGGAGTAGAACCCGAGGTGGCGATGGGACTGGTCCAAGCGTCTTGGGGCGTCAGACATGCGTCCAACGACGACGTCCTGGGACTGATCGTAGACAGCCTGACACCGGAAGCATGGGACGGCTATGAAGACCAACCTCGAGAGTGGGTCAAAGCAAGGCTGGAACGGACCGACAGTGGGTGGGATCGGATGCGCAGTTTGCATCTGAACAAAATCGGTTCGGCGTACGACGTGGTTCGACATTACCATGAGATCCGGGGTGACAAGCGCAAGGCTCCGCCCTTCCCTGAAAAGCTGCTGCGGCTGGCCATTGCTGGGGAAATCTAATCTGGAGGACCTTCGGGTCCTCTTATTTTTTGTCGAGACTGTCTTAAGGTATGAGACTATTTCGAGGAATTCATTATGTTACGCAACACAGCGATCGTTCGCCAGATGGCCGAAGGCCTTAAAATCAAGGCGTCTTACAAGCAAGAAGACAAGAACGACGAGATTGAACGGGTGTACTTTGCCAAGCTCAGCGACTTTGACCAGCTGAGTAGTGCCCCCCATACCGAAGAACACGAACAGTGGGAATATCGCTTGTTCGAAGACGAGCGGCCCATCGGTACTCTAAGGTCCAGATCCATCGACCAAGGCGATCGATACGAACTGACCATCAAGACCTACCGAAAGAACGACGTGGGTTCGGTGGAGTGTAACCTAGGCAGTACTGTGGAAATGCACGAGGTCATCTCCGCGTTGGCCAACCGAGTGCTCCGTAAGGTCCGTTACGTCTACCCAGTGCCCGTGACCTACCGTGGGGAAGAGATCACTCTTAAATGGGAGATCGACGTGTTCAAGTTGGCAGATGGGAGTTTTTACCCTTGGGTGAAGGTGGACTTAGAAGTACCCGATCCAGAGGTCAATGCCCCTAAGTTTCCGTTCCGCGCCGACGAGATCATCGACACCAGCTTTGGCCGCAGCCTCACCGACGACGAACGCCAGACGGTCGACGCTTTGTTTGCCGCCGTTAAATCCAACCGTTAACCTTACAGCAACGAACCGCCAGGAGCAGTACCATGAGTATTCGTCTGACCGCCGATACCTTGACGGCAGAGACACTGTCTAAGGTGGCTGTAGAAAAAGCTGGTCTTTTGGGCATGTATCAGAGAACTGAGTTCGAAGCTTTGACCGTAATGCATTTAGATGACTGGGCATTCGATTGGTTGCCGTCGAACTTGGACGTCAATGTGGGACGAGTTAAAATGCGCCCCATGACACAAGAAGCCGTTAAACTGTTAGATCGGGGGCGGGCATTGCGTATCACCGAGCGTCACTCGGAGGTAGGACTGGCCAGAGGCATTGCTTTAATCAAAGCTCTTAAGCGCCACCGACTGGGTATGCACGGCGACGTTCAAGACGTCTTGATCCGCTGTTGGAACAGTCCAGGAGTAGACACAGCTATGGAAGACGTGTCTAGGTTTCATCGCTGGGTAAAGAAAAACAGTTCAGTGGGCCTGCGCCCAGAACATCGAGTGGCCATCTACGAACTATTACCTAAGATCACTCGAGTCATGCAAAGGGACTTCTCGAACGATTATCGAAAAGCCAGAAACAAACGTAAGGTCGAGGCCGTTCAAGGTTAATGGAAACCGTTGTCCCTATAGACGGCATAGGAGGAGGCCGTAGCCTCCTCCTTATTTTTTGCTTTGACTTTACTCCGGGGGGTCTAGTAGACCGTTGGCGATGATGATCTGTTCAAGGGTTTTGATACGCTCCGCAAGGTCGTTGTTCATTCTGACTTGCTCGACGTATTTGGCGTAGTCGGTGGTTTGGAATTCGATGTTTGACAGTCGAGAGGCTTCCAGTATTTGATGTTGCTCTGGCGTGACCACTCCACTGGTGGGGGCCACGGCCTCGTGTACATCGGGCAACTTACCGATCACCTTGCTGCCTACCGTGGCCATTTCTTGCTTGATGTAATCCAAGTCCAAGAAGTCAGGCAGTAAACCAAAGTCCACCGACATCACCACACGTTGATAACTGACGATTCCCATGTCGGGGTAAGCCACAATGTAGGTGTCTGGCACATACACGATGTCGAAGTCGTCGGAGATCAGAGTGATGATGGCTGCGTTATCGTCGTCGTCGGCATTGAAGGCACTGCGAGAAACACCGAACGGTTCGTAGTACTGACCGAACACGTCCTGACCCAACTCGTAGATGTCCTTAAATGATCGAATCGCGTAACAGCTGTAAACCTTTGAGGACGAGACTTCCCAAGGTTGCCGCAGTTGATAAATGCCCCGTGCAGCTAGAGGGGGAGTTTTCTTCATATTAGCGCCTCATTGGTGCCGGGTTAAACGGGCTCGCCTTCTGGACTGGTCTCTGGGGCGATTTCCCCAAACAGATCTTCATACGACAATCGAGAAACCACCAGATACTGGAACTCCTCGTGCGACGAGACCAGATACATCACGTTGTCTCGGATCAACCGAGTCATCCCCGAAGGCAGATTGGAGTATTCTGTCATCTCGTCTGCGACCTTCAACATCTTAGACAACAGAACCGTCCACTCTTGCGTGCGCGGTGACATGCGGCCGAACTCGGATGAGTTGGTTGGGATGGCTATGTAGTCTGGGAACTGATCCGACAACACCATGACCCCGTCTCGATTGTCAGGACCGCCCACTGCCAAAAATGACATGGACCGCCAGTTAGCCACAGACGTCACTACAACGTCATCCACGTGTAGGTTCTCGTAACGGGTAGCTGTGGCGCGGGCGACGTCTAAAACGTCCTTGTGACGCACCGTAGGGCTGTACAGTCCCTTTACGACCGTCTCGTTCGGGATACTGAAATTAGCCCACAGAGGGGTGATGACAAATTCCGTAGCTTTGAACAAGTCGGGGATGTATTCTTCCCACTCTTCTCGGGTGTGGGCGCTGTTGTCGAGGATGTACTTGGTCAGGACGGCTTTGATGTTGTCTATGCTGTTGCCAGCCGGGCCGTAGATCACCAACGTCCAAGGTGTTGAGAGTTCGTACTCCGGTTCGATCGGATTGGACCAGGTGTAGATGTCTGTTCGTAGAATGGTTTCTGGGTAACCGTCTTTGGCTTCTTGTACTCTCAGCATCCGCTCGGAGGCATCGTACTGATCGATCAAAGCTTTGACTTCCACCGCGGTCTTAAAGAAGTCGTCTAGCGTGTCAAACGGCGGCACTACGGTGATGGCGTACTCATCGTACTGGGCTCGGAACGCCGCATCGCTCAGCCAGATGCGAATGCTGTTCTCAGTCGCAACACCAACACCGATCACGGTAAACTGTAGGTACTGTGGCATCCAGATGTTTGAGGACGGGTCCTGAACCATCTGACCTACTTCCAATCCAGTCATGCGGTCTGAAAATTCACTCAGCAACGCAGATGCCAGATCGCTCTCACTGTCGGTAAAGTCTCCGGCCACCGACTTGGTGTACAGCCACTGCCCCAGTTCCAAGATTGGGTCGCTGTACCCAGGCGCCACTTCCACTTGCGGGCCATTGTCGGTACGGCTGTGAAACGCCATCAGATCCACGGCGGATTGCGTCGAACTGCTGTAGTGACCCACGTCTTTACTGAAGGTTTTGGCGTAAGTAGACAATTCGCCAATAGGGGAAATGGCCCCCGGTGTGTTGTCGGCCAATGGTTGGATCACCATAAAACCTTTCAAGATGTACATACGCAAGCTCCTAAATACTAATTCTATGGCTATTGACGCAGACCTGACTGTGTGCTATCGTGGACACACCGTCCAGGAGCACCTGCAAACGGCTGCGTATTATGGGAGAAAAACAACCATACCATGTTGATCGGTCACTGTCGATTCTCCCTCCAGACATAGGAGTGTCATGGATTTAACCAAGCTCTTTAAGGTCATTGAATTTACGTGGCCGTTTATAAAAGAGATCGTGCTTGATAAAGATGCTCCCAAAGCTGACCGACGTAAGAAAGGCATCGTGTTTACGTTGCTGACCACGCTGGTGTTATTTGGAGCTGGCGCATGGGGAACGGTGCAGACATATGTCCAACCCTTCTTACCGCCCAGTCAAACTAGCGCGCCTTCTCAATACGACCGCACCCGCTGGGTTCGGTTTTTAGAAGACCAGATGACCGAAAAAGCTGCAGAGGTGATTGAACTTCAAGTGCAATTGGAGGCAACCTCGATGCAGTTAAAGACTGAGAGGAACCGTGTTGAAGATCTGGCCCAACGACTTGAAGTGTTGGAATCCAAGTTAACGGAAGACACTCAGTCGCCTATCGTCCCACTCGTAGATCCGCCTCCTACCTCAGGAATGGATTTGTTTGATCAACTTAACGCACTAAGGACCAATTCATGAAAGTATTAGTCCGCAGCGGTATTCTTGGGATACTGCTGTTGTTTGGGGGGTGTGGTACAGCGCCCATTAACATCACTCAAAGTACCGTGCCTGAGTCGATTACAGTAAAAAAGGAACCCGTCGTTTCACCGTACATTGAGCGGTGGACCGTTACTTACGAACGTCAAGGACCGGAGGCACCCATCGCCGTCGCTGAGAGCGTTCCACAGCACCCGGAGTGCCCTCAGTTTGACATGCCTGCCGTTGGTAACCCTCCCGGCATACCCGAGTTAGATCGCGGCAGACGGGGCGACTACGAATACATCGCCGAGTCGTTGTTGAATCACGTTCGGGAGTTGATGGAGTATAATCAAGGCGTGCAACACGAATTTGCCTTGGCGTATAAACGATATGTGGCACAATGTAAACGTGTGGATTAAACCCAACAGAGTTGTCTCATCAGATGGTGAGAGGCTCTGTTGGGCCATATATGAATTTAAACGTCGGGTGTAGACATGACCGAAGAAACCAAAAAACCAGAGACCGAAATTCCGGAAAAAGAGTCGCTTGACTTTATCGTGTATACCGACGGCGGGGCTAAACCTTCTCGAGGTCGTGCCGGTTACGGCTTCCACGGTTACCTGTATCGAGACTCAGTACCAAAGCAAGGGTCTGGGGCTAAAGCCACCCCAACCAACGAAGGTTATGTGGCCTCGGCGCCTAAGGACAAGGCAGTAGAAGTGGTTACCTACGTGGACATGTACGCGTCCATGGAAGCAAACGAAACCAACAACGCCATGGAGCTGATCGCGGCTTGTGAAGCGTTAGAGTACGCGTCTGAGAAAAACGTAAAGTCTATCTTGGTCTATGTGGACAGTAAGTACGTGGGCGACGGCTTGACGGATTGGGTTGCTGGCTGGATGGCCAACGATTGGAAGAAGTCAGACGGTGGTGACGTCGTCAACCGAGAGCTCTGGGAACGTCTACTGTTGGCGAAAGGTGCCTTGGAGAAGAAACAGATCAGCGTAAACATCCAATGGGTCCGCGGACACAGTGGCGATCTGGGTAACACCATGGCCGACTTCCACGCCTCACGAGGAGTGCTGTTGGCTGAAAAGCGGGTCGTTGATCGTCAACGTTGGGAAAGTGAATCAAAAGGGTATTGGAATCTGAAGAGTGCGTACAACCGCATGCTGTCCAAATCCTGCTGGTACTTCAACACCAATACAGGCGATACCTTTAAAACTGCGGATGGCCGTTGGGTCTACCATTTGGGCAAACACGGCGACAACGATGGGATGTTAGGTAAACGCATGTCAGATGCCAGCTTCTCGGTAGTGTACTTGAAAGAGCCCAGTGCGGTCCTGGAGATCCTTAGGACATATCAAGACGAAGTCAGCGATGGAACGTCGCAACGCGTCATCGTCGGGCGTCTGGACGCCATTCATCAACCGCGCAATCACCTCGATCTTCAAGAGAACAAGGACCGCTTCTTATCTCGGGGCAGTCGTCATCTGGACTTGACGAACATAGAAGATGTGCAACTGACCAAAGAAATGCGGCCTGCCCGTTTGGCATATCGAGCCATTGAGACTCTGGTAAGTTTGGAAGCGATGTTGGAAGACTACGTCTTCGGGAAAGATGGCGATCCGCAACGCTTGAACTTTGTGGTGACCGACATCACCGACCTGCTGTTCGAGAAAGAAGAAACCAGCAAGGGTAAAGTCAAGTGTAAACTCAAGAAAGAACTGGGTACTGGCGTTCGTTCCATTGACGCAGACATCGAATACGACACCGGAAAACATAAAGGCACGACTACCACCACTTTAGTATTGGACATGGACCTCCCTAATCGGAACGCTCTGTCAGCCCTGGCTGACCGGAACCCGACGGTGAAGGTCCTGACCGTGCGAGAGTCGGATGGATCTTTTCGATTCGCCTCAGTAATGGAAGCGGGCGACGACATCGGCATTTGGTCGTCGATATATTCGAACTTGAAACTCATCTCTGGGTCGGAGTGACCTCTGATCTACTGTGAGTTCTATGTACAGGTGGCGGGATGGCTGGCGTACGTACAATACTGTTAACACTACTCAAACCCTTCAGTGTGATCTTAGCAACCCTCACGGGGTTGCTTCTGACCAACCGCGGTAAACGGATTCTGTTCGCAGCGTCCCTTTACACGTATTTGAATCGCGTCGACCCAAGCGAATTGGACACCGACACGATGAACGAATACATGGAGGAGATCAACCGGTTGTTTCAATTGACCGGCCGAGAACACCGAGCGTTGCTGATGCCCTTAATGTTGCACGAGTTCATTTGGGGAAACATCGAATTGCCAGACGATGAATGTTTGACAAAACGCACGGTGCAGAGTAATTGTGAATTCTTGCTGAAACGCATACCGCACTGGTTGCGTTATGATTCAAAGGTGATGAAAGACGACGCCATGGTAATCGTACGTCGCTCGGCAGGACGGTATCTACAACTGCAACACCGGTGAAGCGCTGTATTAACTATCAATAAAGAAAAAAGGTTCGGCATGAGTATTTTAATGGATTTGTTCGGCATTCGGCCGCGCATCAAATTCTTCGACGGCGAGTTGGAATTTCTATCGAATACCTATCGCCATCGCAAGCCCATACAAGAGATCGTAGGGTGCGTGACACTGAGTTACCCCACGGTGGCCCATGCAATCCGTGGGGTACATCAATCGGAATTTACCGACAAATTCACCATCATGCAGATCGCCGACGTGGCGAGTCTCCCGCCTGTCATTAAGGCGAACCCGGGGATCGTTGAGGGGTGTCTGCGCCAGAAGTTTGGATGTGTGGAACTGATCAATAAGTTGAAAGCTACTGGCAACGCTAAGTTGCAAGGCGCTGATGCGTTGACCTGTTCCATATTGGAAACTCTACGCGAGGAGGCCTTCGCCAAATGCTCTACGATCCAAAACTCGAATCTGTGTTTGGGTATCGAGGCGAGTATTACTTCCTAAGTAACTTTTACCCTCAAATGGACCCGGTAAGTGAAATCTTCAAAGGGGTGTATATCGAATACCCTACTGTGGAACACGCGTATCAAGCTTCCAAAAGTTTGGATGCGAGGGTCCGGATGAGCATTGCAAGTCAAACGACGCCCGGGGGGTCTAAGCGCCAAGGCCGTTCTATTTCCTGTCGCTCTGACTGGGAATCGATCAAAGACGATGTGATGTTACATTGGGTACGGGAGAAGTTCGCTCAAGCACACGCACAAAGACTTTTACTCGCCACCGGTCGACGACAGTTGATAGAGGCTAACAATCACGGCGACACGTATTGGGGCACCGACCAGTTTGGTGACGGACGAAACCAGTTGGGAGAGACCCACATGCAGGTTCGATACGAGATCGCTTTAGACATAGGGGTCTGGTAACCTACCGATCCAGGGATGTGGCATGGGACACTTTGAACAACTGCTCGCGCATTTGATTGGCGATTACATATTGCAAACGGACCGTATGGCCCGACGGAAGACCTCGGATGACTTGTATGCAGTATTGCACGTGTTGTTGTACTGTGTGCCGTTCCTGGTTCTAGGGGCCTCTTTAAAGGCGTTAGTGGTCATAGGGGGTACACACTACCTGATTGATCGGTATCGCCTTGCCTTGTACGTGGTGAAGCTTAAGACGGTCATTGACTACAGCACAGCTGGGTGTCATGAGATACGAACTCAGCTGTGCAACCTCAACGAACACGGTTTCCCACAAGGAACGCCGGCTTACTTGGGGTTTTGGATTGTGGTCATTGTGGACAACACTCTCCACATCGCCATCAACGCGTGGGCCATTACTAAATTTGGCTAACGGCATAGGAGGAGGCCACTGGCCTCCTCCTGTTATTCCGTTAGACGAAGTTTGGCTTATTGGACTCGAATATGGGTGTTCCTTCAGCGAACTGTGAGTAGTAAAGTACATTACTCACGTCCCAGCCTGAGATGTTTTCATTAAACGACTCAGCAAATCGGAACATGGCGCCCATATCTACAACGCTTGAAACGTCCCATTTAGACATGTCTTTGCGGTATGTTTCGGCGTCGTAAAACATGGATTTCATGGTGGCGACGTTACTGACGTTCCAATTACCAATGTATTGATCAAATGCGAACGCGCTCTTGAATGTGTCTTCCATATTGACAACGCCGGACACGTCCCAGTTATCCAAGGGTTGGTTGAATACCGAATTGCCTTTAAAACACCGTCTGATTGAAACGACGTTACTCATGTCCCAATGACTTACGTTGGAATTGAAGTCGGCAGCGTTCTCAAACATCGCCGCGGCTGAAGCGTTTGGTAAAAACCTTGGCGAATCGGACGCACTGATCACAAACCCGGCCCGATCTCTGAACATGAATGTCGTTGATTGAAACTCCACCGTGCCCCATTGCATCACGTCTTTGATCTGACGGCGACTATTGACCAGTGGGGCGGTAAATCCGTTAACCAAACCGATCACGATCACTTCGTACTGCCCTGGGGCGCCGTAGTCGTGAGACGCGCTTCCGCTGTAGGTCACGCGCGCGCTTCCATCACCCCAGTCGACGGTGACATCCGAACCGACATCAAACGGTAAGATCACATGGGTGGCTCCTTCGAGGTTGCCTTCGGTGTCCACCAGTAATTTCATACCAGCACCAAAGAAGCTCCCGGTAGTCATGATAACAGCGATGTCATCCCGCACCAGGGCGTTCATACGCCCTGGGTTGGAGAACAACTGATCGTCGTTGGTCACGACTGGGTCGTCCTTCTTGACCTGGGCGATCAACACGGCGTACTCGTCGCCTGTTAAAATCGCCAGTTCCTTAGCGTCGTCCAAGTCTTGCTGAGTGATGGCGGCAGCGGCGAAATCGACGACTGCCTGTTTGTAGTCGTCGATGGCTGAATTGAGTTCAACGCGTTTCAAGTCCAAGTCAGAAAGAGTGGCCATATTTTACTCCAAAAAAAGTAATGATACGTCGGGAGATAGACTCTCGACGTGTTGATTCAGTCGTATCCGCGTACCAAATCGGACGCAGCTTCGATCGACGCTTGCAGTTGCTCCACCATGAACGCTTGAGTGGCGTAGAACTCCACCTCTTCAGCCATCACAAAGCTCACTTTGGCCAACTCACTGATTTTCAGTCCACTGGCTTCGTAGGTTTCTGGGTCGGTCTCCATGCGTTCGATGAGTTTGTTCAAATGTCCGCTGATCGTCTCCACCAGACTCAACACTTCTTTACGAGAGATTCGTGCCATGCGCTCAACCAGATCGTTGAACTCCCCAGCGATCTTTGGCCAGTCGCTTTGACGACCGACCAGATCGCCGTAGGACCGACGTTCTGCGGAGTCTTTATTGAAGTCCTTCGCCATTTCCGTGCGCAGCGACTCAATGTCGTGGGTGACCACTTTGTCAATGATCTTAGAGTCCCGCTGTGACTTCAGAGTCTCTGGGTTACTGAGTAGGGTGGCTAAGTGCCGCTCAAACGGTCTCAGAGTCTCTGTAAGCAACTCATCAAGGGCATCCTGATTACGGTTCAACGAAGTCAAGTGTTTCAGGTAACTGACCTGTAGGCCCTTAGGGACCATGACGTTACGACGACGCAATGTCATGTAATCGCCTTTCTTGGACAACTTGGCGTACTTGCGTTGGTTGAATAGATCGAGCTGTAACTCTTCGTTGGGTAATAGACCATTGACAAACCCTGTAAGTTTGTCAAAGAATCCCGGCAGCTTCTCGCGCAAGCTATCGAAGGACCCGCGTAGGTTAATGGCTTCGGTGGACAATACTAGGGTGGCTTCTTCAAGAACGCCTAGGCTGACGGTCTGCTCAGACATGATGTTTCTCCGACGGTATGCGAAAGATGGAATGCGGTTCATAAAATTTAACGGCACTCGGCGATAGTTTGACCAGAGCACACGACTCACATACTACATACACGCTTCTAGGAGTCTTACATGACAGGCTTTACTCCTGCTCCCCACATTCGTCCACGGCCTTGCGTCGGTGCTCTCATGGATATTCCATGTGGCCGCTACCATAAAGGCAAGTATGGCGACATGATCCTAAACGGAGGATTCAGTAATTTCATTGGTTTTGGGGGTCGTGGCAACACGTTTAAAACCGCCTTGGCTTTGGCTAACTCGCTGCGGGTCCTTGACCGGTATGACACCGCCCGATTGACAGTCTATGACACCGAGATCACCTTCTCAATCGATCGCATCGAAGACATGTCGTCTCGGTTTAAGAATCTGGATTACATCACTGCCGTTGAAAGCGGCCGCATCATGCTAACGTCGGCGGCGGAACACAGCGGTAACGCTTGGTGGAAGATTGTTCGAACCCATGCGGAAGAACGCATGAAGAACGCCAAGAAGCTGAAGACGGATACGCCCTTCCTTGACCTGAATAAAGTACCGATCAAAGCCTTCCCTCCAGAGATCCATTTCCTGGACTCCATGAGTCAACTACAGACCGACGCGGTGGAAGAGATCTACGCTAAGCATGAAATCGATGCGGGGGCAGCCAACACAGACGCCTTGCGCGGCGCTGCCATCAAGACACGTCTGGTCATGCAAGTACCTCAGGTGACAGCTGGGGGTGGCATGACCCTCATTGCAACCGCACACGTGGGCGATGAGATGAAACTCGATCCCTACGCGCCGTACAAGCAGCAGTTGTCTTTTTTGAAGAAAGGACTGAAGTTCAAGAACACCCCAGAGAAGTTCACTTTCTTAACGTCGAACTGTTGGGTGGTGACTGACGCGCATCCGTTGATGAACAAGTCAACCAAGTCACCTGAGTATCCGTTACCTGGGTTTAACGACGCAGTGGGCGATACCGACTTGCAAGAACTGAATCTGATCAACGTGCGTTCCAAGTCTGGACCCACCGGGCACGCGTTTAAGTTGATCATCTCCCAGACTGAAGGCCTACTTCCAAGTCTCAGCGAGTACCATTATCTGAAGGAACGTAAGGATAAGTTCGGCCTGGTAGGTCCTGAGGGGATTCAGAAAAGCTATCGATTAGCGTTGTACCCTGAGACACTGCTCAAGCGGACAACCGTCCGGGACACGATCGACGAAGACGAGAGACTGCAACGGGCGTTGGAGTTTACCTCAGAGTTGTGTCAGATCTATGAATACTGGCCAGACTTCGAACGTAAAGACATTGTCCATCCGCAAGAACTATACGACAAGTTAATTGAACTGGGTTACGATTGGAACATAATACTTGACACTCGTGGGTATTGGACATTCGATCATTACGAAAACAAGGTACAACCTCTGTCTACCATGGACTTGATCAACATGTACCACGAGCGGTACATCCCGTTCTGGTATCCTGATAAAGACAAGTTGAAAGTCAAATTGAAAGACCAGAGTGGTGATACAGATGGCAACAGTACTGCGTGATATTGCGGGTGAGCTCTTTGCTCGCTTACAATCACGCTCGCCGAATCATGCGGAGCGTTGGAAAGCGCTCTTCATCAATCAGCATCGAGCATGGACCCACGGTCCATTGCCGTCGGTGAATGTGCAGATCCGTGAGATCAATGAATTCTGGCGCGTACAGTTGGGGATGTTAACCTCTGACACCATGTACGCTCGGAGTTGCATCATGGACAACCTCGATCCAGACATCTGGTTGAGGAACTTTGAACGCTACGTAATGGAGGTTGTCTTGTACGAGCCCATTCCAACACAACAGTGGAACGTCCGTTGCGCGTAATCGTAGCAGGCTCCCGAACGGTTATAGACTACATGATCGTTCGAGAGATGCTGCTATCCTTCATGCGAGATCATCCAGACGTTAAAATCACATGGATCTCAGGACGGGCAGCGGAAGGCCCGGACGACATGGCGTATCACTTTGCGAAGTGGGACGTGGAAAGCGACGTGATTGAAATGAAGGCGAAGTGGGATGAGAACGGTCGGGGGGCCGGCTTCATCCGCAACGCGGAGATGGCGGAGATCGGCGACGAGCTGATCTTGGCGTGGGACGGACGCTCACACGGGTCCAAACACATGCGAGACACCATGCGGAAACTGAGTAAAACCATTCATGCCCGCGTGGTGAATGTTGAAGATCAGGCTGGACAATTTGAGGTCTTTGACTTTACTAGAATCGCGACGTAAACCCTTCGGGGTTTGCGTCGTTTTATGCCGCGGTGTCGATCGCTATCCTATGCGAATTTCCATACACATACTGCGCGCACGGCAACCTAGGGTAAAGTTATATGAGCGAATTATCGGAACTTAACATCAAACGCAGTGAACTAAACACATCTATTGAAACCTACAAACAAGCGGTGGCGGATTTCAACGATGGGACGATTACTCAAGGCGCCCTAGACGACGCCCGCACAAACACTCAAGTCGTAGGTGATGAATTTGCCAGACTTATGGCGCAGGTGAAGAAAGACGATCCTAACGTCACGAACGACGACCAGTTGTTTTCTAATCCATCGCTTATGAATGCACTGGTCCGGGATGACATAGCCACCATCATGACCACTGGACTATTCTTTGGTGGGGCCATGAAACTCCTGATCGATACGGAAGGGACAACCGCAGGGGCGACCAACGTCGTTATCTCGTTTGATGCAGGGTCAGATGTCCGTATAGACTGGGGCGATGAGTCTAAGGTTCAAACGTATACTGGCGCCGCGTCTCACGACTACGCTTCGCCTGGGCAATACGAAGTCCAAGTCATCGGTACCGTGAACGGCTTCACCACAGCCAGTGTCGCCAATAGACAACAACTCAAAGACCTCAGTCAGTGGGGCACGGTGGAATTCGCTTCGGCAGAAAGCATGTTCCGGTACCGTACTGGGTTCACCGTTTCAGCAAGCGACCGTCCCACTTTCCTTCCAGAGTGTTCATGCGCACTCATGTTCTCGTCGGCAGCCGACTTCAACTCTCCCGTTGGCCACTGGGATATGAGCAATGTGGTCAATGTACGAGCAATGTTTTCATCCGCTATCTTGTTCAACCAACCCCTGAACCCTTGGGACGTGAGCAATGTGACGAATATGGAATCTATGTTCCAAGGCGCCAGCACCTTCAATCAGCCCTTGTTTAATTGGAATGTTTCGAAGGTAACGGATTTCTCATCCATGTTTTATAGTGCGGTACTATTCAATCAGGGATTGAACCCTTGGGACGTTACTTCAGCGGTGGATATGTCGACCATGTTCTTCCGCGCCGGTGACTTCAATCAACCGTTGAATGCCTGGGATGTAAGTGGTGTCACGTTGATGTTTCGCATGTTCTACAACGCCACATGGTTCAACCGGAACATCTCCAATTGGACCGTGAGTAATGTTACAGATACTAATAGTTTCAACGATTTTGCGTCTCAATCGAACTTGGCCGCTGGTAATTCGCCGTTTTAACGCACGATGATTAGACGCACCGGACGCCAGGGAGACCTTCGGGTCTCCTTTTATTCCGTAACGACACTGACCAATAAGGTGAGACAACCCCACATTCTTGGAGAGCACTATGAATCCTGCGCGTAAAGAGGCGACCGACTACGCCCTTAAGTTGCTCAGTAAATTTGCCGGGAAGAACTCCTCAGTTACCGAATTGGAGAACATGCTCAACGGATTGACCGACGAGCAGTTCGACAACTACATGCAAAAGATGATTGAGGACGACGAGGTGTTGCCGTACATCGTTCCAAACCTGGGCGACATCCGATTGAGTGTTGAAAAGAACTTGAAGATCGCCGAAGAACTCAAGCATGAGTTTTTTGAGCGGTTGTGGTTAACCGATCCGGCGACTAACGAAACCTATCTGACCCCAGAGAAATATTTGGTCATCGACCTACCGCTGAAGCGATTGCAGCAACACTTGCACAAGAAGATCGCCATCCCAGACGACAACGCCCACGTCGATGAATTGACTGGGCAACCAACAGGCGTCTCCAAGGGCAGTGCGATCTCCTTCCCGGAGTTGCAGATACTGTATTCTCAAAATCTTGAGTCGACCATTAAAGAACTCTTTAAGTTCCGAGGGGGGGACGAAGAAGCGTATAAGGCCCTCAGTCGAGAAATCTTGGCTGGCGGTCTACCGAGCATGGACGCTGTGGATACCGGCGACACCCGAGCTCGGTCTACGGACGTGCTTCAGATCTTACTGAAGTCTGCCCATTTAGACAACAACTTATAATAGGAACTAGGCGATGCTTAACATAGACAGAATACACCACATCAAAGACGTAGCCCGAGTTTTGTTTTGTGACACCCAGTTAATTTCAACGCCCACTGGGAATCAAGGCGCCTACTCGTTCGCGGTGCAGAATGAGCAGTTGGTGGAAAAGATCATGAGTACGCTGGGCGACAGCGGACTTCTGTACATAGCTACCTGGGAGAACATGACGGAACTTTGGGCCGACATTCGAGCATTGGACGATTATGGTCTTGCTCAATGGCTGTTGCAGTCTGCCTCAACGTTTCGTGTCTTAGGGTTTGAGAGTCAAGACGAATACGTTAAGTGGATTGAACAGCTGAGTATTGGGTACTGTGGACACGTCGAATCCAGTGGTGCCGATGTGGAACGCTCATTGGCTCTAGACGATGAATACGCCGACCGACTGCCCCGAATGGAAGAGTATAGAAACCTGCTGCGTTGTAACCCTTGGTTCGTTTACTTGCTCAGTCTTCAATTGAGTTACCACGAGATCTATCGGGAACTCATTGGGTCGGAATACGAGATCAGTAACATCAAACGGTAAACAGACACCTTACCACTCACCTTCCGACACATGGACCTTGCGATATGAAACGTCGTATCTATGTAGAACTGGATGGGTTGCTTGACACGCGTCTGGGAACCTTAATCCTACTGAACGAAGCCGAGGCTCAACGGGCCTTGGAACTGAACTACCACGACCGGAAGACGGACGATTGGATGGCGATGGGCATTGAGATTGCTCAACCGAAGTACCTGGACCGCTACCTCAATCGAGATGAGACCACCCTCATGACCTCTCGATGTACGGGACTGATCCCCATGATTCACCGTATGACCCACGGGTTGGAAGAGATGGGGACTAAGACGCCGTTTGTTAAAGAGATAGTGGTGGACGTTAACTTTTGGCCCTACCGTCTCAGCGACGACGTGCGGTCGGAGATACTGGCGGCGGTCCGCACCATGGTCAGTCCTACGGTGTTGGTGGCCGACGTGTGGTTCTCACCGGAAGAGATGACACCTGGTCTCATCGATCGATCTTGGGATGGGGTGATGATGTACGACTTCAATACCTGGCTGGTGAAACAGGAGGAGCGTCTGAAAACGACTCAGATCCCAACGATCCCATTCATTGTTCCAGCGCTGTACGCCAATGCAGTACCCACTCCTGAAGAGACGGTGGTTGAGGATCTAGGGGAAGTCGATCCCTTCGCCGCCTTGGAGATGGTGTTGGCGGAATACGTGATGTTACACATGGTTGAACCCAAGTTCTTCAGTCTGGTTGATTTGAATGCAGCATAAGGGGAGGGGCATTGCCCCTCCCTCTATGTCCATTGCTGTAACGTCTTACAGGGTACGTCGATCTTATAGTACTATTTTGTTTCCATGCGTTCGAGGAAGTCTTTCGACGATTCTTGACGCAAACCAATCTCGGTTTCCCCGTCTTCCATGTCAATGTCTGGAATGTCTCGGGTGTCTGGTAGAGGCAAGCGATCGACTTCGTAACCTGGTGCAACGGCCAACCCTCGTGGGTTAATGCTGAACATGCGCTCAACGATCTCTTGCACGGCTTTGCCGCTGGCTGCTGCGTCTTTATCTACATCGAGCTTCATGCGATTCACGGACGTTTGATCCATGTCTCTCAAAGCTTGTAGTAGTTGCATGCGTTCGTCTTTGTCAACCGGCATGCCCCGGTGGGTCACGTCTTTAACAAAGTTCTTACGGATGCCTTGAGAATACCGAAGAAGACCTTCAGCACTCAGGTCCTCGTCTTCCTCAATCAGATCCCCTGGGGGGCGCTGCTCAAGGTATTCACCTTCGATGGCGTCATCACTCATAGGTGACCTCCAAATAGTTTCAAGAATATATCATCCAGGTATAGCTTCTGGGATTAGTCCAATGGATTAGAACTAATGTTGAAAGAATTCTATTGCCGACATCGCTATAAACGGTTGCTAGTATTCGACTTCGATCCGACCATCGGATACCTACAGTTGTTCGAGCGCTACCACCGCTTGTGCCGTATAGTGTCATTTAATAAGGCAGACTACCGCACTCGTATACGGTATTCAGTCTCCACCAAATGCGATCATTTAGGAGTACTCTTCGATTTATTAACCACCACAAAACAACACATAGAGGCAGGGTCGATTGATCTTGACTCCATTGACGTACGTCGCGTAGGACGGGTTAAACGCCCGTTAGACGCTTGGCTGGTCAATGTCGATAAAGTACCTTACAGAGAAGACGAGGCCGCCGCTCAACTGCTCGCGATGACGGATATCATCGTACAGTTATTGCAGGCACTAAAAACAAAGAACCCCGCCCTGTACGCGTACTATAATCAAAACATGCAATTTGTCCTCTACGACGTTGTCGAGGTGTTGGACGCTTTGCTTGCGATGCAACTGTCAGTTAACCGGGTGTTTGATATAAAAAAACCGATAGGTACCTGACCCTGAACCTTTAGGAGTTAACGATGTCGGAGGAGATACATGAGATCCTCTCACTGGATGACCGCGGGATATCGAGCGCCAGCGACGCCCCGTCCAAGTTATTCAGAAGCATCCTGTTCGATCTACAGATCAATCGGATGACGTGGGATCGTTTGATGCGCGATTTCTTAACCAACCCTCGCAGCGGCGTGGACAACACACCTACCAAACGTTCGTCTGAACGCAGTAACCTGAACCGTGCCTTAGCTCGTGAACGCGTAACTTGGAAGATGTTTCGAAAAGCGTTGCAGGTCATGAACCCCAAAGTCGTTTCCTATGAGTTGGAGTTGTCGTGGCAGAAAGATTATATCTTTCCGAACAAAACGCCCAATACTCTGAACTACAGTCCCATGGCTCGAGAGAACGAACTGGCTCAGATGTTTCGCATGTTACTGCGAGACGTTGGGGTCAGTCCAGAGATCTGGCAGCGGCTGGTTGAACGGTACTTGGATTCCACCAACATCAAACTGCGTGAGAACCCACCGGATCGTTCTACCTATCGGGGCAACCTGCGAAAAGCCTTGATCGAAAAACGCGAGTACACGTGGCCGACGTTCTGTAAAGGGCTGGGAATTCTAGGTGTGAAGGAAGCGACTATGACCGTGGCTTTAGAATGGCCGCGCAAAACCACACGCCACAGTCACCATTTTAAAACCGGAATTGGAACTAAAGAATGACTCAGATAGACCACTTGCAGGATGGGGTCTCGCACATCAACGTGGCCCCCAGCGGGAAGACCGAACTTGGTCGGCTTCTTTATATCGGTGCTCTTCGACCGTTCGTTGATTCGCAGCATGGCTACTTTGCCAGCGTCGTGGCCTTCTGGGTCTGGTACGACAGCGGTCAAAACGATTCGTTGCGAGAGATCCATCACGACAACATGATCCGATCCAGCTTCAGCGGATTACCGGATCGCCCAGGTAACCGAAGCGAAGTCATTGAAGTGCTTCGTCGCAGTATTGACCAAGACGTAAAGGTACGAGAGCTGCTCGTATCCTCGACGTTACCGTTCGTGGCGTATGAGACGATAAGTTACGGCCACCGGTCTACCCCCGTTAATTATGAGTTGACGGATCGACGTTGGTACGTGGACGCACTTGAGTCTATTCGACAGCAATTGTTGTCAGCGTGAGGTCTAGGGGAGGCTTCGGCCTCCCTTATGCCGCCGCTATTTTATGAGACACATTATTTTTTGTCCAACCGCAAGCTGGATGTAATCAACGAGGTGAGCTATGATTCGGGTTAACAGTCAAGGCGCCCGGGCACTGGGTACGGGTAAGAACGTCAGTGGGGCGGCAAGTACGTTTGTCAGTGAAGGACCGAAAGACAAACTGGCTGCTGTGGACGCGTATCAGGGTCCCTTACCGAGCGACGCGCCGTACAATCCATCGTCGGGAGAATGTAGAGACTGCACAGCGACTGAAGAAGCGTCCTCAGGCCGCGTTGGTGGCGGTAACGAGAACGTTACTAGCGATGGTATCACTTCTAGACTAAATGCCTCTGGTGGCACCTCAGACCGGGTAACGGCGACCCTCTGGGAAGCGTTGCTTTGTGGCAGTTTAGATCCCAACGCCGAATCGGGTGGTGTCAGACGTTCGCGCATGGGGCGTACTGCGCTTTGGATGCGATCGACTGGCTGTGGGGCGGAAGATCTGGTGGACTTGTTGGCGGTCCGCGGTGGGCGCGCGGGTATTGATCGAGTCGAATTGAAACGTCGAATGGACGCGGCCTTGGATAACTCCATCGCTGTCTTAGACGAAGAAGAGCGCGACAACCTGATCGACATGCTTGCAGAAACCACGGGCAGCGACGCGGACGTAATTCGTGCGTCTATGAACGCGGGCGAGTCGGTAACCGAGATCTCAGGAGACCGCCAAACTGAGGTTCGGAGTTTCTCCGAGTTCGTCAGTCAATACACTGGGGTACCAGAACTGATCCAGGTCTTTGACTTGGGGGCCGAGACTGCGATCCTAGATTCTTTGTTAAGTAAATCTATCGATTTGGGTCTTCCGCAAGCCTGGCAAGCGATCATAGACCAGATCGACGACGATAAGATCAAGACCACACGGGCACTGAGGAGTTTGCGGCAAGCGGCGATACTCAGCGACCTTACGACGGTGCGCAGCATCGTTGACCGCGCCGGCGCGTCCCGGTCGTTAGCAGAAGTGCCGGAGCTGGTGCCACTCATCAATCGGTTTTACACTTGGGGGTCGAAAACACCGACCAGCGAGTACGGCAAGAAGCGGGATGAACTGATCTCCACTCTGGACAGCATCAATCCGAATTGGGCCAGAAAGCGCCGCGGGGACGATTGGGTCGACGATCTGGAACCGTTCAACAGTGCCAGTGGTCAAGCATTGACTTTGTTAAAGCAGTCGGACTACGCCGTGCAAGCAATGATCGCCCAACCTTACCCTAAAAGCAATTACCAAACCGTGGCTCGAAAGTACAACCCGTGGGCCATTGATTTCTCCACAACGGCATAAGAGAGAGAGGGGCAGTGCCCCTCTCTCTTACTTTTTTTTTGCCTTTGGATTATCGAGACGTCTCACGGGCGAATGCACTAATGACCTGACCAGGCATGGTGTTTGCTGCCCACATGCCATACTTCGCGGGGCTAGTCCAGGACTTCCACTCCGCCATCTTCCTAGTCATCGACAACCTTAACCGTGAGCCTACGTACAACTGATCCGACAACGACAAGCTACCCAACACGGCCAAGTAGTCCCCGTAAGCAGTGTCTTCGTCGAAGATTCCAGGCGATGCGTTGAGCGGCATGTGTAGGATACTGGAGAGATCCATCACACTGAACGTAACGTCGATGCCTAGAGGTTCTTGATTGCGGGTCCAACCGAGGTTACCGACCCCACGAGTGATCTGCAACGAATCGATGATCCCTAAGCGAACCTGCTGACGACCTTTATCGTAAATCTCCACCAAGAACGGCGAGTCATACGAATGTTTGCCTACCGACTTCGGTAAGGCACCGGCCAGAATCATACTCAAGGGAACGTATAGATTCATGTACCGAGACATCTTGTTACCGTACGGACTGCGCAGGTGCATGGTGTACGTGGATTTAGGTAGTTCGGCACTAGAGTCCTTCCATTCCTGAGGGATGTCGACAAACGCATTGCCCATCAAGGCACCCAATCCACTGATCGACAGAGACTCCGCCGCCCCCTCGGCAAACGCCTTGGCGGAATTCAATACTCCACCGACCAGATCGCCTACAACACCGCCCCCAAGATTCCCGTTGGCGAAACTAAACCGGGCAGCACGGGCGCCGGATGAGACACCGTTCAACTTTCCAGCCAACTGAGATTCACCGGCTGAGTTACTGAACGATTCACCCACGTCGCCTGTGTGGTTGACTCGGAACGTCGCAAACTGACCACCGTCTCGAATCTCTGCAATGGCAAAGTCAACAAAGCTAGACCACCAGCCACCTTCGGCGTTGTTAGACTCCTCGTCGAATACCCCTTTCTCCATCCCAGACTCAGAGTCACCTTTTGGAGGCGTGGCCAGTTCCTGATTCGCCCAATGAGCTAAGTAGGTTTGAATGCCTGGCTGTAGGGACTTTCCTGGTACATTGGGAAAGGCGGACCCTGGGGTACTCACCGACTCTTCGGTGTAATCGACCATAGCTTGACGCAATTCTTCTGCTGTCCCGGCCGCCTCCGCTACGGCAATGGCTCGTTCCCGGGCTCTGTCGGCCAGACGTTGTCCTCGGTTGGCCACGGCGTAGATGTCGATGCCTCCGTCTTCTCGGAAGATGTCTGGGAGCATGTCGTGATACCGACGAATGTCTTCAGGTCCGTACTCTGGACTGTCGTTGACGATCTCACCGGCGTTGTACACCTTCGCTTTCTCACCGTCCTTCACTTCGGGTCGTTCGGGATCGGATTGGTTTGCGTTGGTCGCGAACACTCGAGGTATGATGCCCATGTTCACCGCGATGCCGTTGGCGATGGTGTTGACGGCGTTCCAATACAGCGGCATCGTCGGTTTCATGTAATAGAACTTGCTGGATGGCTTACGAGCCAAGTACCGATAGATTCGCCCCGCCATCAATAGCGGCATCATCGGTAAGGTCACGACAAACCCAGCCGTGCGACCTAGGTTGTAGAAGAACCCGGGAGAACGACCCGTGCGAGACAAGATAGACGCACTGGAGTCGTAGAAGCCGGTGAAGAATGAGGTCAGTGAGTTAAACTGAGGTACGCCGAAGCGCATGTGAATAAGTTGACCGTTGTCGTCGATCATTTCGCTGTACTTACGTCCCATACCTTTTGACTGGGCATATTTACCTCGGACTTTAAGGTCCGCGGTGCTGGTAAATTGGGGGGGTGGATTAATGGCAAAGTTGCCACCTAACGTGGTGTCGGTAAACTTACGTGCCGCGCTGGTTAGCTGACCGCGCTGCGCTGCTAGTAGATCCGCCGCGTGAGTTGGGATCATGAAACTGGTCTTGACCCACTGTCGGTCTTCGTTGATCTCTGCCATGCTTTACTCCCGATGGAAAAAAGGCTGTGGGCCCGAAGACCCACAACTTCGCTTAATTGCGACGCAACCTGAGACCCGCTGGGGGAATCGTTTTCCGGTCTCCGTCACCCCCAGTCCAATTGCTAGAAGAACGGTCGCTGGCCGTGGTTCCTCGACGTTGACGATCTTCTTCGTCTTCACGCAACTTCGAGAAATACGCGTCTATGTTCTTTAACGATGTATCCATACTGACTTGGGTTGTGTGACTGGCCGACAGAATCGACGCCACTCGTTGCATCTCAGACACCATCCGTGTGGACGCCGCCGCTGACTGCACTGCCGTTTGACGGGCAACCTTTTCCTGTTTTACTCGTTGCGATTCAACTCGATCCGTCGCCTCCTGAGCCCCGGGCGTTTGACGCCCTTGTATCACCGCCGCACTTTCCGCTGCCAGACGCTGTTCCTCCGTCGGGATCTCCGACATAGACACAGGTCCGGTTGACCGATTAATAGCGCCGGATTGGACGCTGTTTATCGCCACAGCACTGCCGTTAGCGGCCAGCAAGGAGGGCCTCTGCGGTGAACGCATGGGTCGACCATTTAAGGCTTGCTGAGAAGTCACCGACATGACCTTCTGAGTCTGAGATGGGTTTGGACCGGTGCTGACATCGGGCAATATACTTGGGGTTCTCCCATTGGATCGCTCAATCTCAGCCTCAGCGGCTTCGTCCATCTGCTGTCCCTTAGTAGCCGGTGGCAACGTCTTCAATGCTTTAGTCAGTTCCATTTCGACTTTAGCATCGCCTGGCAGGGCGTCCATATCCTCGAATGGGGAAACACTGCCGTACGGCTTTTGATTGCCTTTGAACTGGGTCCGACGAAGGTAGGTGCGCTTTAACGCATCGTCCATGTCCTCGGTGTCTGTCAGGTCAGACGAGTCGATCATGTCTTTGGCCACAACTGCGTGACTCAGATAGACCGGCTTGAACCTTTCTTGAAACCAGGTTAACCACCGACTAACCGCAACTTCGTCGTCGGTATCAACGCCAAAGTCATCGATGGCTTCCTCAAGATCAATTCCGCTACCCAAACTGGCCAGGCGCTTTCCATCGAATTGAACTTGATCGCCCATGGCTTCTTCGAGACCTGATATTTTCCCAACGTGATCCTTGTTGTCGGGGTCCGCGCCGTATTGGGCTAAGCGCACTCTGTGTAAGGGCCCGTCTGGCTTCCGCGCAAAGTGTTGGTACGCAAAGTACGCACCGACACCTACAGCTGCTACGGCCGCTCCAGCCAAAAGCACAGGAGCACTAACTATGCCTGCAATGGCAGTCCCCAGCCCAGCCAAAAGGCCTCCAGCAGCACTGGCGGCTGTTCCAGCAGCTGCCGCAATACCCGGTATCGCCGCAGCAGCGGTTGGAATCGCAAAACGAGCAGCGGTTCCTAGGCCACGAATGGCCTTACCTCCCATCGACTTGATGCCCTGAAACATCCGACCCATCCGACCTCTAGGTCTCCGCCGCGGCCGCGGTCCCCGACGCTCACCGCCGCCGATGTCTATATCGGCGCCCACGTCAAGTCCAAGACCTCCTCCTTCGCCTTCACCGCCGCCCAGACCAAACATCTTCTTCAACATCCCACCCAGACCGCCTCCGGCAGCCGCCAAGGCCCCTTTACCAGCGATGCCACCCGATGGGGCAGGTAATGCCTTAGGGGTGTCTCCGTAGAGCTGTGAGCGCCAGCCGCCTTTACGCAATGGTTTCTTTAAGCGGTCGTCGAGCAGGTCACGGATCTCCTGTAGCAACTGTGTCTGCTTTTTACCGCCGCCACCGCCGCTTTCGCCCTTCTTCCCAACTCCGGGAATCAAACTTGCCGCGCCTTTCAATACCCGTCCGGTGGCTTTCCAAGTTCCAGTGACGTATTTGGAAACGCCTTTCACGGTTCCAGTGGCCAACCGTCCTGCTCCTTTCAACAGACCTTTAATCGCCCGACCCCGATTGTCCGTGAGGCCCAACCGCATGTCTTCTAAGGTCAGTACCACGTTCCCTTGGCGATCCACCACGGCACCATCAATGTCTTTAATGGAGCGAATGACTTTCCCAGCGGCCTGAGACAGGTACCCGTTGTTCTTCATCACCACGGCCATCAAACGCGGAGTCTGCTCACCCTTTACATACACGTCTCGGGGTTTGTTCATCCAGTTCTTACCGATGTCAAGGACCTTCTTTGCCCCGCCGAAAGCCAATCGATACGGCGACGTCATGTAACTGGTCAGGCCTCCAACAACGCTGCCCAACCGATCCATTACAGACTTTCCTTCGCCGTTGACCAGCAGTCCTTCGTCGATGTCGTATTCGCTGATGACCACATCACCGTTACTATCTACGACGGGTCCTGTGATTTCATCGAGGCGTTGGACCACGTCTCCCGACTCTTGATCGAAGTAACGACCGGCCCTCAGGTCACGAGCCAACATGGCTGGGCGCTTGTGTCCCTTGATGTAGATGTCCATGATACCATCGCCTTGCTGTCCCTTTCCTTGGAACATCTTCCCAGCGAGGTTACGCAACATCCCCGTTCCACCGGCGGCCAAGTTTCCAGCCGACTTCCAGATCCCGCCGTAGAAACTCATGATGCCACCCAAACCACTGGCGGCTCCCCGACCCAATCGTTTCAACATCCCAGGATCGTTACTGTCCCCTGCCATCTGAGCCAAGGTCAAGTTTTCCAGGGTTTCTTGCAGCTGTTCGGTCTTGCGGTCCATGTGCGTTAAGATTTCCTGGACCAGCCCACGAGCCCGAGTCCAATAGTCGTCACCACCGCCTGACTCATCCACGTCGCCTGCTGCCCCGCCCGTTGGGGCAGATTCAACCGTAGTGGCCAATCGGTCACGTACCCGATCAACGACCTTGCCAAGGAAGTCCTGACTCAGGGTTGACGTCTGCTCTGTCTTGTCGCTGAGTTGAGTCATCATATCAGCGGACCGAGACCGTACTCTCTCTCCAAGGTCTTGCGTGCGTCCTAACATGTCGCTTAGAGTAGATTGGGTTCGATCGCTGAGGTTTCCTGCCCCGGCCTTTAAGGCAGACAACTTACCGCCCACCGAACTTTGAACCGACCCTGCGTCGGGTAACTTGCCTTCAAGGTAGGTCACCACATCGCGAACGGCTTGACTGTAGCGTGGGTCGTTGATGGCTTCTCGTCCTTGTGGGAGAGAAGATCGAACGTCGTCCGATTCAATCCGATTAGATCGAGTCATGCTGTCACCCAGACTTGACAGTCGGTTCGACAGATCGTCACCTACCCCTTGACGGCGATCGGACATGCTGCTGACTGAACTGCGGGTACTTTCTGTAAACTGAGTCCCAAGAGTACCGCTGTCGCCTCCGTTGCCGGTGAATCCATCACCCGAGGCCATCTGAAGACCGAGACTACCTTCTTGTGCTCGGGTTCTCTGAGTCTCCATCCGTTGGCGATACGCCGCCATGGAAGTCACGCCGTTTTCTTTTAACTCGGACATGGACTCCCGTAGCGACCCACTCTGATTACGATTCCACCGTGACTTGCGTTGAGTGGACTGTTGATTGAACTGGGGGATGGGGCGTGCCCACCGAGACTTAGAGAAGTCTTTTGGTGGACCGTCCTGAGGTCCGGAGGGACCGCCTGAAGGTCCGTCTGGACCACCCAAAGCGTTGCGCAAGAGTTCGTAGATGTCTTTCAACCACTGCCCGTTCAATTCCAAATGTTTCAAGGGATTGATTTTAGCAATGGCGTCTAGGACATTGGCGAACTGTCGTCTGGGGTCGACGCTTTGTTGAACATCCACAAATCGTTCCAGAATCCCCACAACTCGATCGAGCCCCCCAGAATCAACGCCAGCGTCGCCACCAGTACGGTCACGCCCAGCCGACATATCCGATTGAGTCGTATCTGGGCCGAACGCACGACGTGGGTCAGATACTGCATCGGATGACCCTCCTTCCTCTGAAGTCGGCGATGGTGACTCGCCTGTATTAATGTAGTCCAAAATGTTGGACACGTTAGCGCGGGTTTCACCGGCCCGGTCTTCTTGCTCTATCAGCCCCGCTTCTCGAAGGGTTCTGGCGCCGTACAACGGCATCAGTTTCCCTATGGTTTCTTGATAACTGGGGATGTCATCTTTCGCAGAGTTGTACACTCTGGCCGAGGCGTTCCTAGCCGATGTGGCTTTCGTATCGTGCTTGCGGAACTTGCCGTCTTCCCGCAGGAACCGTCCTTTGATCAGATTCCGAATCGCAACCAGGTCTTCTTCGTCTTCCACTTCGGACAGACCTTGAGGACTGAAGTAACGTTCCGGATCAAACCGGCGGTTCTTTGAGGCGTCGGTCAACAACTGCCGCGTAAACGCCAGTCGTGCACTTTCAGGCAATTCGTCCTGGGTGTCAAGTTTATCCACAATCGATGTCAGATCGTCCCGGATGCTGGCCATGCGACCCGCGGGCAAAGTCCGCTCAACCAACTTCTTTTGCACCTCGGATTGACGCCGAACTTCCCCAGACTCGTAATCGTACACTCGACGATCCAAGGTAGGGTCCTGAGTCCGCATCATCTCAGTTTCGTGCAAGAGGTCCGTCAACAGCCCTGGGATGATTTCAGTGATGGACTTATCGGCCAGGCTGGTGTAGACCCCTGCTTCTTCCGCTAAGTCACTGGCGTCCCGACCATAGGTAGCTTCTGGCGATTGACCTGGCATCAAACCCAAGGCCATTTCTGCTAGAGACGCTTTGATTGAATCGCCTACGGTGGAGGTACCGTCTTCTCGATACTCTCGGTCTTTGAGATTGGTTAACCAGTCTCGGGCCATTTCCGATTTGTTGTCGGAATAGTACTCCAAGTTGTTACCTAACCGAGACACGGACTCGTTCTTCCCAAGTCGCATCCCCAACTTCTTGGCCAAGGCCGACATGCCATTCTCGGCAACCAACCCGCCGGCCACATCGCCGCCCAATTCGGCTCTGTCGATGGGGACGTCGCTCACCATGTCCAACGTATCGCTGGCACCGCGAACGCCCTCAGCGAAGTTTTGAGTCACCCCACTTAACTTATCTTTCAGTTTCTGCTGGAAGCCACCGGTTTTCTTTTCAACGAACCCACCGATTCGACCCAACGCCCGCTGGCGCAACATCGATGAGGCCGTCTCCGATGTCCGAATCTTCAAGAAGTCTGGTAAGGCCGAGTTCTTGGTGATCGCATCCAGTTGCTCATCGGTCTGCTTCACGTAACTTTGAAATAAGCTGTAATGATCCCGTGCAACGAAGAACTGTCTGTATTGAAGTTCTAAAGATTTGCGTTGATAGGATGCCGTGATACGATCCTGGTAATCTACCAGACGTTCCACGCCTGAGCGCATCATGTTCAACAGATTGGTTTCGGTGCGGTACCGAGCCTCTCCAGTGGCCTCTTGACGGAGCTTGGTTTGTTCCTCCCGTTGGTCTCGGCGATACTGCAAGTCCAACTGCGCGCCTAAAATGTTCCGACCGCGAACCTCGCCCTTTAATCGGGCTTCCTGACTCGACCGGTTGCGTTCCGACTGTTCGGTCATGAAGTCGCCGAAGACTTCTTGCACGGCGGCGTTCATGGTTAACTTGTCGCGATCGACCTTTTCCAACACATCAGTGCTGGAGTCTTCCGGCTTCGTCAGCTCTTCAAGTTTCTTTTGAATGGCTTCCGGAAGGATACTTTCCGTTTTACTGGCGACGTATCGCCCAATTTTCTTCAGGTCCCGCTTAACTGGGACGATGTTTTCCTTGGCCGTATCGTATAGCTCTTGACCGAGGTCAACCGACGACAGTGCATCCCCATACGCTTTACCGTAACCTTTGGGAAGCGCCCGATCAATCACTTGCCGGCGAGTATTGGAATTCAACGCGGTGCGTTTGACGCCCTCGTAAAAACCGCCGGTTATCCGTTCAATTGGTTTTCTGTCTTTACCAGGATTCCCGTCGAGCATCGAATCATCAAAATCCGGTAGATCGAGCTCGTCGTCCAATTCTGACTTACTGAGATTTGGGTCTTTATCAGCCATGATCCCGCTCCTTTTAACTTGTCTCATAGGATTCCGAAGTGGTGACCACGATGGAAGAGAAACGCGCACCGTTTAATATCAAACTTTTAAAGCTAGACCCCTCTCAACTCCGCCTCCTTAAACCTATCTCCAGTTTGGATCGGTTCGACGGCGCGGGGTCGAGTAACTTTCACGAGTCGGGTTTGTTCTCGACTGAAATCTTTGGGCGAGTCGGAGACGACGCCCGAGACAACACCTTTGCCTACATTCCGCTTAAAACCAGTATCTTGCATCCCGTTGTATATCAGCGCCTCGAACGATTGAAGCGATTGTACATTGGCATTCTGTCTGGGAAAGAATACGCGGTCTGGGACGATGTGAAGAAAGACTTCTTTCGCTCAGACGAGTTGGATGGGGAAACCGGTTACCAGTTCTTTATGGAACATTGGAACGATCTGGTGTTCACCAAAGGCGATTCTGAAATCCGTAAACAGCGCGTGGCGTTATTGGATATGTTCCGAGGCGAATCGGTGTTGTCCAACGTGTTGGTTATGCCAGCCGGACTTAGAGACGCTGAAATCGACAACCTGGGCCGCACTCGTGAGGATGAAATCAATTCTCACTATCAACGGTTGATTGGGATCTCTAATACCATCGCCAAGTCAACCAAGGCGGACAGCGAGGTACTCAACACCCCAAGATACGCGTTGCAGCAAGCGTTCAACTTGGTGTACGAGACTATCGAGAACATGCTCTCTGGTAAGAAAGGCTTCTTACAGGATAAGTGGGGCGCCCGGAAGATCTTTGATGGTACTCGAAATGTCATCTCCTCAATGGACATCTCAGCGCCGGATCTGAACTCGGACAACTACCCAGGACCGGACGACACCGTGATGGGGTTGTGGCAGGTCTCTCGGGGTGCCTTACCGGTGACCATCGCTCGACTGCGCCAGAATATCCTCAGCAACATTTTTGGGGACGCCGAAGGCAGTGTGCGTCTTGTCGACACTAAGACGTTGGAACCTGAGTTCGTTCAGATATCTCCGCAAACGTACGACCGGTGGACCACGACTGAAGGGTTGGAGAAGGTCATCGGAATGCAGTCGATGGTCGGTATCCGGGCTAAACCTGTGTTGGTGGAAGGACGGTACTTGACGTTGGTGTACAAACCTAAGGACAGGTTGGTCTTCAAGTTGTTCAACGACATCAACGAATTACCTAAAGGCGCTGAGAAGAAAGACGTGCATCCCATCACGTACGAAGAGTTGATCTACTTGTGTAACTATCAAGGATGGAACGACTTGCGGGTGGTCACAACACGGTACCCGGTTACTGGGGAAGGCAGTACGTATCCGTCTCGGGTGTTCGTTCGTACTACGGTTAAGACCGAGGCGCGTGTGGAACTGGGGATGGACTGGGAAGAGATGGACGCTGAAGACAATACGGCACACGTCTACCCGGTGTTCGATCCCGAGTCCTACATAGATTCGTCTATGGTTCATCCATATCGTCTCAGCGGTTTGAGTGGCGATTACGATGGGGACATGGTGTCCAACAACATTCTGTACACACAAGAAGCCATCGAAGAAACAGACAACTACCTTAATTCCCCAGGGGCCCACATCGATCCAGCCGGTGGCTTAAGAGCCAGTGCGGCGATAGATACGACTAATCTCGTAATGTACAACATGACAGGGTAATATCCCACCTTGGCTTAAACCGTTCGGAGTGTGTTATGCAACCGTATGCAACTTTTTACCGCCAGCACGGGGTGAGACTGAAAGATCACGTGGTCTCACCGCCGTTTGCGGACCTGAATCAACTGGTACTGCCAAAAGACAGCCTGATCCATCATCTGAGTATGGATGACGTGGCCCTAGGTCCCGAGCCAGACGATGCGTTGTTTAAGTATCACGACGGTCGGGTCTTGGTTGAACACATCCAAGAACTGGCTCAGCCCATAGGCGGCCCTCGGGCAGATCGGTCTACCCCCGCCAGTGCTCTGAACAGAAACTATCACCGCCGTTATCGGACCATGAGACCACTGCACGACTTCGACAAGTCTCTGCGCGACCCTCGGTCTCTGATCGTTGAGAACTACGCCCACTTGAACCACCTGTGGCAGTACATGCGATCGATTTACGCTGGGTATTACAAGTGGCGCAACATCGTCAGCACTATGATCAACGTCATGAACCTCCGGTGTGAGAACAACGACCGACAGCACTTTGTCATGGTTACGTTACCCAACCGTCTTCCAAATCTGGCCATGTTGAAAAAGGCCAGCGCTGGTTACAAAGGCATGCCTAAAGCAATGCTGGAAGTCTTTGCCAGACCCGAACAGTTATTGTTGATGGAGTTGTGGACCTGGCTGGGAGAAACCAAAGATCAATCTCTCTTCAGTGCCCTCAAGGCGGAGAACTACAAGAAGATCAACTTGGTCTACGTGGAAAGTGGACAGTGGTTTGCTCTGAACATCGGTACCTTGTTGGAACTCTTCGGAGAAGAAGCTGAGGGCGAAAGCGATGGTTCAACCCAACTCCAGCGGTACTTCTTACGAATGATGATCGCGGTCTTTGAACGGCGCACACAGATCGTTCAAGCCGATAACGAGGACGAGGGAGAAGTGGGTAATCCAGCAGACGGGGTAGACGCCACTCAACCTAAGACCAATCCTCAAGACATAGACGACGAGTCGATCGATGCCGATTTGGCGCAGTTGGATAAGTTGTCGGAAAATATCCCCGAAGGCGACGAACGGCGTCCGGCGGACACGCGACCGTTAGATCCGAACGAAGCCATTCTGGCCCGGGTTACCCAGATGACGGAAGAAGGACGTCTCTCCCCGGCACAGCAACGACGTTTCAACACCCTGGTGGAGAAATCCAAGAACCTACCCAACCCCTACGGCGAAGGGTCCTTGGACGAGTATCGAGAGGTCAGTGTAAAAGACCTACAGCTCGATCCCAAGATGATCAAGATGCCGAAGATGGCGGGTGTCACAGACGAGTCCATGTTGGAAAGTACCTTGTTGGCGTTCGACAGTCAGTATTTGACCAGCGTCTTCAATAAAGACGTGATCAACTCGGCGATGGCGGTTCAGCAAGCGGGCGTTATTGTAACCGACTACGACGTAGAGACCATCGAAGACGCAGCGAACCATTATCAACTGGTGACCATGCGTTTAACCCCGGTGGATGGGGAGCCCTCGACAATCCGATTCCGAGTACCGGTGGTGGATGCGACGGGTGTGTTTGTGGCTAATAACGTCAAGTATCGCCTGCGCAAACAACGGGGCGACAAGCCCATTCGTAAGACTTCCCCCTCGGAAGTGTCGCTGACGTCTTACTACGCCACGGCGTTTGTAGAACGGTCACAGAAGAGTGTAGTTAACTATCCTAAGTGGCTGTGTAAGCAGATTGAAGTAAAGGGAATGGACGACGAAGATTCCATGGTTCAAAATCTGAAGCACATCAGGACGTTTGTTTCGGACGTTAAGTTGCCGCGTATTTACACCATCTTGGCTCAATCGTTCCGGGAGTTTACTGTGGGTGGGAAACACCGCATCTACTTGGACCATCAACGCCGGATCAAGGAATTTGGGGAGGACACGGTCACGTCGGTCGAGAAGGATGGATTTGTCATGGTGGGTACCTCCGACGGTAAACCGATGGTGGTGGATGAGTCCAACACGTTCTACGTGGTTAATGGGAAGGAGTATGTGGTCCTAGGACGGATTGAAGACCTGATGGAGTTAGACGCCACTAAAGCGCCTACGGAGATTGCGGAGTTTCGTCTGTTCAAAAAGACCCTGCCCGTAGGGATAATGTTGGGTCACCGTATTGGTCTCACTCGTCTGATGGCGTTGTTAGAAGTAGAGCCCCGCCGGGTGTCGGTCGGTCAACGGGTGTCTGTCTCAGCCGACGAGTACGCCCTACGGTTTGCCGATGAGACCTTGATCTTTAATCGGGAAGACCAAAAGGCTCAGCTGGTATTGGCGGGGTTTAATCGGTACCATCGTAGTATCAAGCGATACAACGTGGACACCTTCGACGACCCTGACGTGTATGTGAACGTCATGGAAGACAACGGCATCCGAGTAGGCTTTAGTCGGGAACTGGAATTGGCGATGGACATGTTTGTCGATCCCATCACGAAAGACTTACTGGTGGAGATGGGGGAACCTACCACGCTGGAAGGACTGTTGGTGCGGTCGTGCGAGCTGTTGATGATCGATTGGCATCCGGATGAAACCGATCTGAACTTCATGCGCATTCGTGGGTATGAGCGGATGGCTGGTGCGGTGTACAACGAGTTGCTGAAAGGCGTTCGTCGTTATCGGTCTCGGGGTGTGGGCAGTGCGGCTAAGATTGACATCAATCCGGAAGCGGTGTGGATGGCGATCAATCAAGACGCCAGTATCTCTCAGATCGAGGAATCCAACCCTATCCAGAACCTGAAGGAAAAGGAACTGGTTACCTACTTGGGGACCGGTGGACGTTCCACGCGCAGCATGGTCAAACACACTCGAGCCTTTCACGAAAGTGACATGGGTGTGATCTCCGAAGCCACGGTGGATTCTGGGGCCGTGGGGGTGAACGCGTACCTGAGTGCTAATCCACAATTTCAAAATCTGCGAGGCACCACCGACAAGTACGAAAAAGGTAAGACCGGCAGCAGCTCTATGATCAGCACCTCGGCCTTATTGGCACCGGCGGCCGACGTCGACGATCCAAAGCGTGTTAACCTTAGCACCTTCGCGAGGTAACTCGCGTCGAATAACTTCCCTAAAACGGGGAACCCTCTTAACAGAGACAATCCGTTGCGAAGTCCCTCACGAGGGATGCGCTCAACGGCCATCGAAAGCTGCGGCCCGCTGGTGGGTTCAGTGACATCCGTATAGAACCGGGTGGTCGCCTTAGGGCGATTAAAGCAAGTAGAGTACAGCCCAAGCGATTGGGGTTCAGGTCTGGGGTAATCACCCACTAATGCCTGATTAAATGGAAACGGGAAGCTTCCTGATACACTCAGGAAGATGAGATGGTCTGACCCTTACGGTAACGTAGGGCGGGTGCCTAAGCGCACCGGCTTCGAGTAGCGATCGAAGTGGACATAGTGTAATTTTATCTCAATTCAAAACACTCACGTGATCCCAGCGGAAGGGTATCGCCCGAGTCCTCTGCGCACTGGGTACGAACGGATGATCCCCCATCGAGTGGACGATCTGTTTGCGTACACGGCTAAACAAGACGGGGAGATCACTAAGAAGGACAAATACCACGTCACCGTGACCTACAAGGACGGGTCGGAAGTAAAGGTCGAACTAGGGCGCCGTTATGGCACAGTGCCTGGTACCACCATTCCACACGACGTCGTGTGCGATTTGAACGTTGGGGCGAAGGTAAAGGAAGGCGATGCCATCTCTTACAACGCTGGGTTCTTTGAAACCGATCCCTTGAATCCAAATCAGGTACTGATGCGAACAGGCATCATGGCCAAGACCGCGATTGTGGAACGGTCCCACACCTGGGAGGACGCCTCGGTGATCTCTGAGAAATTGGCGGAGAAACTGGGCACTAAGATAACGAAGATTAGGACGATCTTTGTGCGCTTCGATCAGACGATTCGAAACCTAGTGTCTCCTGGGACCAACGTCGATTTGGAAACTATCCTATGTACGATTGAGGACGCCGTTACTGCAAACAACGATTTGTTCGATGAAGAAAGTCTTGACAGCCTGCGTATGATGTCGTCTAACACGCCGAAAGCCAAAATCTCGGGCGCCGTGGAACGAGTGGAAGTTTTCTACCACGGCGATTACGAAGACATGTCTGAGTCTTTGTTGACCATTGCTAAAGTGGCCGATAAAGAACGCATCAAGCGACTGAAGGCTTTGGGTAAAACTCAAACGTCTGGACAAGTGGACGGCAACGTGCGGGTCGAAAAAGATCCGTTGGAGTTGGACAGCATGGCGATTCGAGTGTACATCACTCAGCGTCTTGGGGCAGGTGTAGGCGACAAAGGCGTTTTGGGTAATCAGATGAAGACGGTCTTCAGTAATGTGATGACCGGCGAAAACCAAACCGAGAGTGGGGTGGAGTTGGATGCGATGTTCAGTTATTTGTCGATAAGTAACCGTATCATTCTCAGTCCGGAAGTAATGGGTACTACTAACACACTTCTTCGAATTATGTCTAAGAAAGTGGCCGAACGCTATTTCTCCAAGAAGGGGCAATGATCAATGAGTAACACTGAAGAAATGAAAACGCGGGAATACGAGACCGCTGCGGTCTTGTCGAACGCGGTGCAGGCCGGGGCAAACGTCATCCGTCGAGTAGCGGGTAACGACATCGCGGATGGCTTTAACGGGGAGCAAATCAGCGGGGACGAACTCCACGCCACACTGACTGCTAAACTCAACAGCTACCTGAAGAACTCGACCGGAGGTCAGAAATGATTACCGAGAAAGCATTGATGGCGATCTCTCCCCTGGCTCGGCAACTTTCGGACGCCGGTCAGAACCTCTCAGCGGCAGCCGGAACTCCGCTTGGCGGATTGGTTGCAGCGAATCTGTCGGCAGCGGCGTACGCGCTGGCTGGGTCACCAGACTCACCCATTCCCACCGGGATGTTGTTGGACGATTCTAAACGCCGGGGACCGTCTGGGGACATCGAACACGACGAAGCCATGAAGGAACTGGTAGGACTGGCCTCTGAGGCAGTCTTGGGTAACTTCCACACTGCACGTAACGTGGTGATCCCTACGGTAAAATCGGTACACACCGCGTACACCGATGTTCTGCGCGGAATGGAAATTGACGCCAAGCAACCGGTCTCCATTATCCCCAACGTTTACCACGACGTCTGGAACAGCCCGCAACTTCAAGGGTTGGTTGATCGATTTGAGAACGTGGCCCTGAACGACGCGAAGGTAACGGTTTCTCTGCCAATGATCGACGGCGCCTCTTTGATGGAGATGCTGAAGACCGGGATCGATTCGTTTGATTCTCAGATAGAGGATTGGTTCGAGAACCAACCGGTCGATAAGCCGTTGGCCACGTACCGCAAAGTCTTCATTGACGGTGCTCCAGTGGGTCGTCAGACCAATGCCATACACATAACTCCAGTGGGCGAGTTGGATCGCAACGACCTGCTGTTGGTGTTCCTCATCGCCAGTAACTTCGAAGAGCATCTCCCTGAAGGGATTACGGTGGATCTAAGCAGTCTGCGGTTGGTGTTGGCGCGGGTGCGTGAGCAAGCGGGTCGAGCGATTGGCGCTGAGTTCAAACGTCGCGATCGGGATCGTCAGATTAAGAACCTGGTGTACCGAGTAGCAAAGTACGACTGGGAATACACCAACGACGGCCGCACTACAGTGATGGTCAACAACGACGTGTACAAAGCGTTCTTGGAAGAAGGTGGGTCTCCGGAAGCGATTTACGGAGCCGTTGTCTCGGGTGGGTCGACTGAGTACCACTCATTGGTGGAGAACAAAGACCTCAACGAACGGCGTTGGGCTAAGAGTGCGGCCATGCATGCGCAAAAGGTGGCGGCTCAAATTTACACCAGTCAGCGCGAAGCGGTTCGGGTGGCGATGACAAAGCACATCAACGCTCAAGCCGATGAAGACCTGCCCATGGGTAAAACGGAACTGCATCAGCGGGTGTTGACTGTCCTGGGGAAAATGAACCCAAAGGACTTCAGCGACGACCTGACCGCGGTTCGTTGGGTGGTGTGTGATGTGCTGTTTGCTCACACCAACGTGAAGATGGTCCTGGACGCTATGGACACCGCTGAGATTGAAAACCCAGACATGTCAGCGCGCGAATGCGCTTTGATGTCGGTGATCGATTTGGTTGCTCGGTGGATGGCGGCTCAAATTAACGTTAAATACGGTAAATGAGGTGAGACATGAACCTGACTGAGTTGGAACGTGACCCAGTACGGGTTCAGTCGCATCTGCGTGAAGTCGATGACGGGTCGGTGGTGGCTAAGAAACCCATCAAGTTGTATATACCGACCCGCTTTCGAGATAAGCACCTGGCAACTATGGGTAACGAAACCTACGTACTGGGTATCTTCATGCTGACGGTGGAAGACCGCTACTACGCGGTCAACAACATCAACGCCATGATGCGCATTGAACCGTCCTCCGTAAACACCGTTGTCTTGAACGAGAAAGACCATTACGAGTTTGTCTTCGAAGCGGGTGACGTGGTCTTCGCGTCTACTCAATTGGTCAATAACGATAAGTTGCTTTACTACATCTTTGATGAGATCGTAGCGAAAGGTAACGTGCCGGTCTATTTGGACTACTTGGACTTAGGGCGCCTGTTCGATTCGGCTCCCAAACACGCTGGTGTGACCTTGGCCAGCACACCAACCATCTTGCACATGCTGTTGTCAGTGGTGGCCCGTGATCCGGATAACTTAAGTCAGTTCTTCCGTCAGGTCACTAACGGTAAAGACTTTGCAAGGGCGAAGTTTGTGCAGTTGCGCTCCAGTACACACGGGGCCAATAACACCACCGCTCGTTTATTGGGTTCTCACTTCTCGGACAACTTAACCAGTGCGTTGATCAATCCGGCCGACCGTGAGGAAAACATCGAACGCATTCTACGTATGTAAGGAACAGGTATTATGGCCGAACGTGTCATGTTCAATAACACGATCCTGAAAGGGATCAACAAAGGCGGCATTCTCAAGCCAGACGAGAACGGCTATTACGACATGGTACTGGGTGCGCTGGGCGTGATGAACAGCGCTGGGGAACAGTACGTCAACACTGCCACTGCACGTAGTACCTTCGAACAGAACGGTACCTTGATGCGCCGGATCAATCAAGGATTGCTGCGCGGGGAATACGGACATCCAGACCCAGCCGACAGCCCCAACTTCTTGGCGTTCGAATCCCGCGTGCGGAAGATCAAAGAAGACCGCATCTCACACCACATCTCAAAAGTGTGGTTGGAGGAGATTGAGTACAAGGGTAAGAAGGTACTGGGAATCTTGGGAAAGGTCAAACCGTGCGGGCCTCATGGGAAGGCATTGGAAGACTCCATCACCAACCCAGAAGAGAACGTGACTTTCTCGGGCCGGTACTATTCCAACGTCGGTAATGTCAGTGGCATTCGACAGCGTGAGATCCACACCGTGGCCACGTGGGACTTCGTCTCTGAGCCGGGCATTGAGTGTGCGAACAAGTACGCCTCGCCGTCGCTGGAGTCTATGGGTGACATGCTCATCGATGTTGAGCACATGCAGGCCGCGGTGGCTCACGAAGAAGCCAATCGCGAACTGGCGATGTCGATGGAGTCGTCTGGGATCACCGCTAAGGATCTGATGAAGGACTTGGGCTTCCAACCTAAGATGCGCAGCAACCACAGTTACATGGAGTGGTAACATGTCTCTTGAAGAAGAGGTTCTATCTCGGATTCCAGAGCGGCTACGCAAACACGTAGAAGTAATGACGACTGAAACCCTCGGTCAGGACATGGTGTATCACGTCAGCGACAACAAGCGATTGAAAGTCTTTCACCCAAACGTCTCAAATCGACAATTGGGCAGTGAGGATCGATCGATTCCACGCATCTCTACGTCTGAGTATTTGACTGGATGCATTGCTGGACACGACGCGACAGACTACATGTTCCAATGTTCTGATTTTGATGGACTCTTCAAGGTGTATGGGATTCCCTTTGAAATTGCGGTGAAGCCAAAGGCTGCTCTGGTGGCCGATGGTCCGCAAACGGGGGAACGGTGGTTGATTACTTATGACCAAAAAACCGAAGAGTACCCGGCCGTTGAAGTGGCTGAGTTCACTTACATCAAAGTCAGCTACGTGCGACAGAAGTCGACGATGGAGGCTGAGTTTCTATTGAAAGTCACTCATCCAGACGGACTGCGTCTTAGTAAGAAACAGCATCTAGGGATTGGGTTCTATCGCATCGTAGGTACCTCGCCGCGGGTCTACAAGAAACGCAGTTCGACGCGTGCGCCCATGGCGATCGATTCTGTAGAACCCCTAACTGCCGCCGAGTACCGAAAGGAAAAGTCGGAAAAGGGTGTTGTCTCCATGGAGACAAAGAGTCCGTGCAACTGGCTTACTTGGTGAGCCGGCATAGGGGAAGGGCAAGTGCCCTTCCCTTTTATGCCCTCTTTGCTGAATGCACAAACTTCTTGTGAAACTGGTCGGCGGTCAAGTAGTCCTCCGAACCGTTGTGGTGTCGTAAGAAATACCCACCTAAGACAGGCTGTTGTTTCTGAATGTATTTGGAGGAAGTTATCGCCGTGTAGGTAACTCCGTCGCGCTTCCCAGTTAGGCGTGCTCCGCCGTTGGGTAACGAGGTCATGGTGTCGATGCGAAGGGCCTCCACGGGGCGCTCAGGGTGTGTCATAAACCGTCTCCTATCGTTAGGTCGTTGTTTCTATTATTGTTAACGTTAATTCGTCTATACGATGACAAAGTTAGGAGAACCCAATGAGCGAGAATCATGTGAAAGACGATTACAGTTATCTAAAAATAGATCTTACTAGGCCCGTGTTATTTCTGGATTTGTGTGGGGTGTTAAACAATTGCCTGAGCAGTACTTTCTCATGGTATCCAGATAAGGTAGAACGCCGCTGGTTACGACATGACCACGTGGAAGGCCATAAGGCTGACTTGCTGTTTGCGTTGCTGAAGCATCGGAATGTGCAAGTGATCATGGTGTCGTCTTGGGTCTCGGCCCATCTGAGACACGACGCCAAAGGCATTGATGAACTTCGAACGTTCTTTGGGTACGAGGACATCATGGGTAGTGTCTCCACCGGTGGAGGTCCTGAACGTGGTCGGAGTGTGTTGGCTTGCGTCGAATGGCACGGTCTTCACCGTTGGGGTGTACTCGACGATTCCGAACAGATGTACGATCTGGCAGCGTTGGGTCTCGGGCGGCTGTTCTCACCGCATGGTCGCTACGGATTGACCGACCAACTTCTAGAGCGCCTCGACACCGAGGCCTTCTTAGAGGACCCTGAGGAGGCGTTTGTACCACCCACGACTCGTTAGTCATCTGAGATGTGATCGTTCGATGTGGTACGCCTGAGGGCGTTCTACAGGTCACTCCAGATTATTTCAACGATATATCATCGAGGTGCCTTAGACATACCGCCTTAAGTTGCGTAATTCGTAACAGGCGAGGTAGCTTGTATGTCAACAGCGCAACACGCGTGTACACCGTAAATCACCAACACGAATTAAGGATATCCTTTTATGTCTGAGATTAAACCCTACGTCACCGCTCTTGCGACTGAACTAAAAGCCGGCTTGAAACTGGGAGAAGGCGGCGTCATCAACGCAGATAAAGATCTGTATGAGAAGACCCTTCCCGACGATCTGGACATGGAGACTGTAAAGAAAGTTTACGGTCACACCGAAGATCTGGTTGCGAGTCTGACGCTGGCGACTGCACAGATTGGCGAAGAAGCCATGAAGAAGAATAAGAAGCTGGACTCGGTTTCTTCTGAACTGAAGATAGGTAAGCATGTTGAAATCAACGTGGGTTACCTGCGCAGTCAGAACCAGACCATCCGCAACATGCAAAACCCAACTGAAGCACCGCGCGAAGTGACCAAGTACGGCGTCAGCACTGCCCGTATCAAAACTTTCGGTCAGAAGAACCGAGGCGAACTGAAGAAAGTTCGTGCGCACAACGCCGCCGTTGGCGAAAAGCTCTTCAAGTAAATACACTTGAAGTTCAATGTGAGGAGGGGCTAAGGCTCCTCCTTATCTTTTTTTTTGTTTTGGATGCGCCGTTGTCGATGAATCTTATGAAACGACAGGTCGGGATCGCCCGACGATCATACGCGGCGAAGGTACATTGACACTTCGTCTGGAGGCATACCCATGATTAATCCACGCATCAAGTTGTTGCTTGATCCCCACTTTATTCGGTTCGCAGCCGATAGTTATCAGTGGGCGTTAGATGCCGATGAAGAATGTCGGGCGTTGTCTACGAGTAAACAAAAGGAGGTCAACGTCTACCGGCGCGGGGTCAGTTACGAACAAACCGCGACCGATTTGATCAACGCGGAATTCAAAGACGTGTGCAGCGGTGCCGGATTGGGGTCCATTGACCTGGATGACGCCAAGCGGTCGTGGCGCATTGTCAATCGTCGGCAATCGGAAGACCCTCTTGGGTTAGCGTACGTGTGGTTCATAACCCGCATTTCCTTGTACGTGCCGGATCGTAAAGGCCACACCCACCACAAGTTAGATGCTAAGTTAACCCGAAACGAGATTGTATCGTCTCTGTTTCGTCAGTTTCTGAACTGGGCAGAAGCAAGTAATCAATTAGGAATGTTAAGTCCCACTCCTGAAAACCCGGCGTTTATCGACGAGATTGAAGGTCTGTTCGTAGCGACGATCGACGTGTTGACTGAGAGTAACCCATACGTCCAACAGATCTTTAAAGGCACCCCCATGGCTGAGGCGATGACCCCGACCGTACTTGCCAGTGAATCTATCGAAACCGAAACCAATCCGATAATAGTCGGACAAACTAAGGCTAACTGAGGACACGCAGGGCCACCAACGACGAAGGATCTCTGATGAAAATACTAGATGCGTTGGGGAACGTATTGGAAGAGAAAGTGTCCGTTGTGAAAGTTGACATCGTACTAGGTATTCAGTTTGTCAATGAGGTTATACAGAACTGCGGTCTTGACTCACTGATACTCAGGTACAAACAAGATTACAACGTTGAAATTTACGACCACGACTTTGACCGCGCAGAACACATACAGCATCTACATCAATTGCACGTCTTCGATCACGAAAACAACATGACCCTACCGATCAATTATAATCGCGACACCTTGTCGGTGATCTATGAGTGGGTTGGCCGCCATCGGACGATATTTTCATCGACACATCGAGTAGACGCCCATCAGCTCTTTATCTTACTGTGTCACAGCTATTCGTGCAAAAGCATATTGGAGATGAATCGAAGCGATTGCGACTTTCTGTTTAACTATATCTACCTGCGAGATTTCATAGACCACACCAATCTAATTTAGTGGAGTACTCTATGAGTCACGTGATCTACACAGTGCAGATGAACAACGTGCGGGTGGCACATGCGGAAGAGATTCCGGTCGTTGACATCACCGTCAAGTCGGGCAGTAAAGTCTTTGCTCCGACTTGGGAGATGGTCATGGCCCTGAAAAGCGGCGAGATCGGTGAGGACGTGTATACTGCTTACTACGACCAGATGATGAAGATGAGTCAGTCCAACGCGCCAGCCGCATGGGGGGCGGTACTCGCCATGGATAAGGTGGCTCTGGTTTGCTACTGTAAGCCCGGGGTGTTCTGTCATCGACACTTACTTAAAGAAAAACTTACCAGTCTCCATCATCAATTAGGAAATGAAATCCTAGATGGGGGTGAACTCTTACCTTAAAGGACAAACTCATGTTACGTTCCAATCTCTTTACCGAAACCGATCAGGGCGACGACGTGCGGACATTAAGTATTGAACAGATCTCTGAGGCTGTCCACGAAGCCAACCGCGCCTACTGTTTGGGTCAAGGTGACCATAGTCAGCCGGTCTGGTCTGAGGGCGGTGAGGACGTTCAGAAGGGCACTGTCGATGGTGTGATCTTTCACCTAGACAATCCAGATGCGGCGGCAGGTGCTTCACACGAAAATTGGATGAAGTATAAGACAGACGAAGGTTGGGTGTATGGCGAGACTAAGTCGGAAGCCGACAAGACACATCCCTCACTAGTGGCGTTCAATGACCTGCCTGAAAAGGAAAAGGTCAAAGACTACTTGTTCGAGTGCTTGGTTCGAAAATTGAGTAGCTTTTAGTGGCATCGACATAAGGGAGAGGCCTGAGCCTCTCCTTTTATTTTTTGCCTTTCGAATAAAAATGGGGGGGTGGAAACAAAGAAAGGACTTCGGTCTCTTCCTACCTAGGCCGAATAAAGGAGGACCCGAAGGTCCTCCCTCATTGACGGTCTTAGCCTTCCTCACCAATGCCGCTTTGTGAAGCAGCCTTGAGGTCTTCAGCGTAACCACTTTCGGCCGCACGGATGTCCTCATCGATCTGATTGACAAACGCCGGACGCTGCATTGGGCCTGCGTTGACGTAGTTCAGTTCGTCGAGGATTGACTGTGCGAAACGACGGGTACCTTGGCTCACAACCGGCATCCCACGATACTCAATAGAGAGTTCGGGGACTTCCGCACCAGTGGTTGGGTCCATTTGGGACTCAAGTACACCGGAGGTTGTTGGGAACATGTTGGTCACCAGCCACGCTTCTACTACGTGACGACGCAGAGGATCTGGTTCGATGTACAGCATGGTGAAGCTGTAGATGTCGGCCAGTTGGTCTGTGGGTGGGTTATCCAGAGTCATGATCGCAGGCTGCTTGGTGATCGGCTCTGCAATCAAGTTCCGGATGTACGCTTGCCAGAAGTTGTGAATCGGACGACCGTAACGCTCATCCCACACGTGCGTTGGCTGAGACATCTCTTCCGTGACGTTGGTTGGGTCGGACTGCATGTGACCCGCACCACCCACTGGACGCTCAGACGCTTCCACGGTGATTCCCGTACGAAGACCGGTGATATTCTTCGATTGGTTTTCCATCAGGCTTTTCAGAACCGCAACCCACTTCTGTGGATTAGGTAGGTTCTGGAAGCCCCGAGGGGCCTCAACCAGAATGGGAATCAAGTTGCGGGGGGTGTAACCCGTATTGGACGGGTAAGCCGCAAAATCTGGCTGATAACCGTACTGACCCCCAAGCGACAGATCAATCTGAGGCGACTGTCCGTCACGCCCCCGATTGTACGCCTGCGCATCGATCAGGGTACCCTTGAGTCTTGACATAATTCAATACTCCGTAAGCGATGGATTAACCGGCGAAGTCGCTGCGGCGACGTGCGACGATGGTGTATGTGCCGACGGTCATCATGTTGTTCAGATACAACTCGATGTCGCAGCTCCAGGAGTAGCCCAGCGCTTGATCGAAGTCGGTGAAATAGGTGTTAGGCACCACAATCACACGGTCGTCGAACCGGCCTTGAGTCTTCTCAGAAATCAGCGTGTTGCTGCGCTCGATGAACTGACCACGAGTCAACTTGCTGGTTCCGGTGAGTTCCCGCCATGAGCGTTCAGCCACCTTTTCGATTTCTACGATAATCATCGCATTGATCGCGGAGTTCAACACAGACGTGGAATCGTCGTATACGGTCTGAACTGCTGGGAAGAACAGCGACCGACGGTCAAAGTTCTGTACCCACACCAAACCGGAATCCCAGTCTTTGTCGTAAACGTTCTGCGGCTTGTACGTGCAGTTGACGTCTTTGAACATGTTGATCTGGTTGTACGGCGCGGTGTCGAAACCACGGTCGCGAGACCAGATACCGTTACCAGCACCCATGAAGCGAGACATCTTATCCGCCAGCTCAATGGTCAGAGGCATGAGACTTTTGTACTGACTGTTAAGCAAGTGACCGGAATGTCCTACGACCAGTGCCCGACACACAGGTGTGCCAAAGACTTCAGACTCTGGATACAACCGAGCCGAAGCACGGAGTGCAATCGCAACGGACGATTCTTCTTCGGCGGTGTTCTGCCGGAAGCCTGGGCTGGTGACGTCCTGTGTTGACAGAACAATCATCATGTCCTTACGGCGCCCGATCGGCGTCAGTAGCTTCTTCTTTGTCTCCAACGTGAAGCCGGTGTCGTAGATGATGGACTGCGGCCACATGGCGCTGTCCATGAAACTGTATTCCAGATCCCCGTAATTGGCGGCCTGGTTTGCAACCAAAGCGTCGAACGTTACGTTATCGATGGTGCCGTCGCTACCACCGTTGGCGTAATGATTGCTGTTCGGAGTCAGTTCAATGCCACCTTCCGATTTGCCTAGTACCTGGATGGTGTGGTAGTGAGCACCGGAAACGGACTTACCACCAACCAAGTTAACCAAATGACGTCCTTCTTCTACGTCGGTTGGCCAATCTGGTTGGAACGCTTGCTCGCCTGCGTAAACCATATCCAATACAGTTTGCAGGTTGTCGTGATACACGTGCAGATCGTTGAACGGTCCGAATTGCTTCGGCTGAATGTCCAGATCCCGATAGGCATCCAACAGCACTTGTTCAATAAACAATTCGCTGTCGACACGCGTGTTGATCGCGCCTTCTTTGAACGAGAACTCGATGCTCTGAGAACCGGCCACGGTTTCGATCACGTTGGGCTGTGTTTTACTGTCCGGACGCTGAATCATCTGAATGCGATACAAGAACGTGTTCTGATCGTAGATGACTTCTTCGCTTGCCGGGCTGCTGGCCGAGGCCGTGGTCGGTGCCCAAAGGCGAATGCCCTTCAGGTTACCATGAGAACCGAAGTCTGAAACTTGCAGATCAACGATCGGGTAAATGGTAGATTGTTGATCCGCCGCGCCGGTCATTGACCCCGCCATACTGGCACCGCCACCGATGGCGCCATCCGGAACCTCACGCAGTACCCAGCGCATCTTGTGACCCGGAGTGGTATCAGCAGTCGCTATCGGTTCTCCAGATTGATCAAGAGATAGGCTGTCATCGCTTTCCCGCTCATAAACAGGAAGTTCGTCGGCCACTACTTCCAGGCCCAGGGCCAGGGTTGCAGGTGCCTTAGCGTCATCGGGCTTGAGTCGTTGAACAACCATCGCGTTGCCGTTGCCGTTAACCACGTTCGCCAGAACGGTTTGGTGGTTGGCATACTTGCTGCGAAGGTCAAATGACTTAGCGCCGAACATCCGAGTGGCAGAACCACCAGATACTAATTGTGGCTCAAGTGGTCCCTTTTCTGTAAACAGAAAAATGTGTGGAAGGTGTGTTGGGATCTGTTCCGGAACGACCGGTAAGGTCCCTCCAGACTCGTCCTTAACCCCCTGGAGAATCGCCTTGGGGGCGGCATTCAGAATGGTGCTCATTCGAGCCTCCTTTTAACTAACCATGGTCAGAGTCAAATTCTATGATCGATGCCGTCGCATCTTCATAGAATTACAGACGCATTTGACCGGAATGTGAAATTTAACAGGTCATACAAACACACATCGGAGTGTAGATATGTTTCTCTCGCCTTATGAAACCACCGTTTGCCGCAACCACCGCATGGACGATATCCGTCTGGAACTCGTGCACATGTTCCTGGAGGGCGAACTGCGCCCCGATCAAGGACGTGTCTGGTTGGTCGGGGATGAAGCCACACAATTGAAGCCGTTTGCTCACCCCGTGATCTTGGATCACCCTCACGAACGAGGACAACTCATTATCGTGGGCGACGCCCGATCTTCCAGTCGCGTGAATCGAGAAACCAGTGAATTGCGTGGTGGCTCGGATTTTGAATACCTGAAGCTTCGTTGTCGTTTAATGGACTTGGCTTGGGTCGATGGTCGTGAGACCGATCTACTGAATGCCGGAGACTTTCAAGTCCGCGTATTTGCACGACTGATGTCTGAGAACCTGGGTCGCCGAATGAACCTGTCGATGGACACTCAGGTACGTGTCCAAGTCATCAGTGCTCACTATTACATCGGCTTGTTTTACGACGAGGTTCCGGAGGATGAAGAGTACGTACTAAAAATATCGAAACGGATCAGTCGTTCGGTGGGCGTACCTGTACCCGATGTTCTGTCGATCATTGAAGAGGTGCCACAAATGAAGTCCACTGGGGACTTTACCACGGTACTTTCTGAACATGGCAACAGCGTTCGGTTGGAAAAACTCAAGCCAGGATTCTTGTACACTATGTTGGGTGGAATTTGGTTCGGTGCCAACAACGTCGAAAACGTCGCGGTGGCGTTGGAACACCCTCCGACCTTCTGTGCTATGTTGCAATTGGTCTTGAGCGATCGCAGTTATCGCAAAAGCATTCTAGGTCAACTCATTCAACGCATCGACCGGCGCGGCGAACTGGGTGAGACCTTTTCATACCATCTGCAAAGGATGGTTTCCGTATCTTAACCGATGTAGGAACGTGGTATGTTAGATTATCTTGTTAAACACGCAGTGGACAACGTCTGGTGCTCGCCAGAACAGGACCGTCAAGTCATCATTCAACCGAAGAGATTGAGTCGACGGTTGGGCGCTTTGAGTCATCAGACGGTCATGTGGGAACGCGTTCTCCTGCCAACGAAAACCGATTACTACCACGTCTTCCAAATCGGTCACGTTTACCCTAAGCTCTTAGGTCTCATGCCGGTAACGGATGCGTGGATGAGACTGTCCGACGTCATTAACACCACCACCTTGATGGCCGAAGTGTACTTCAGTGACGGGTTGGTGATACCACGTCGCGAGTGTTGGTTTCGCTACGACCGCCATAAAAACTTGATCCTGGCAATTGAAGACAGTCGGCTGTTTCCTCAATTGCGAGACGCCATCATTTACCTGCGGGTGTACTCCAACGCGTTTTTTGAATCGGGACGTGCCAACGCTACTGAGAACGGGACCTATGTGGAAGGTCTGACGGTGGCTACTGAGCAAGATGTGTTGGGGCTCCAACAGAAATACCACCAGTCTCTGGAAAAAGTTGGAGAAACTTACGCCTATCACAACGGTTGGTTGGTCAATGACCTGCGACCCAGTCGAGTGTCTCCTGGCGACGTGATCGAATACGTTTACGACAGTTCGGTTTATCGAGTGGTGGACTTCGCTGTAAAGGATTTGGAGACGTACGAAAGTACCCTCGACAGTAAACGTAAGTATCTGTTAAATTACCCTGAGTTTAACAACGCCACCATAGATTTCGAAGACGACATTGATTTCTATCTGTTCAAGCGAGAAGACGACGGGCGGATGCGGGGGGTATACTACCATCGCAACCGTAAAGACGCCATCCGGATGTTGTCGCACAAGGATTACGGCGTACCGGTGGCCTACGTTGAAGCGTTTCAAGAGTCGCACAACGACCACTGGCTGGACATGAACGACTTGACGCTCCGATTGTACGTACGTAGGGCCGGGTTTAAGCGACCTTTGGTGCAAGAGCACCATCGCCTCTTTGAACTATATCGCCTACCGCCAGAGGACGTTAGAAACGCCATGGTGGGCATTGATTCGTTGGTGGACGTGTGGAAAGCGGACAACCTGGAGAACAGTCCGTACGTCAAGTTGATGCGGGCCCCTAATAACGCCATCGATCCGTTGTTGGTGCAGCAAGCGTACGGCTACAACGCGGTGTCTCGTCTGGTGGGCGATACGCCCCAACGGGTACGCTCAACAGTATCCGGGCCGGTAGTGGATTTGTTGCCAGCACATCGCACTCAGTCGACGATGTACGAATACGACGGTCAAGGGCGGTTGCTGGGGTACTACTACCACGAAGTCGGGATGACGTACGACTGCGTGCACTCGCAAACGCAGTTGGTGGAAATTGTAGTCGGGCAGGTGGCCGAATCTCTAGACGCAGTGTTTGGGGAAACCTTGGTCAACACCGATCCGCGTTACAACTACCGAGCGTACATCAGCACTCGGTTAGGCGATACCTTGGTGTGGGATTGGGTTGACGTTAGCAATTCGGAACTGATCAGTCTGGGGAACAACCAGATCGGATTCGACATCAACGACAGCATCGATTACCCAGCGGTTGTCAGCGATAAGAAATTCCTAGGGTATCAGATCACGGTGCCCATCGCCAACGGTGTTCTCAAGTTCAGTGTCAACAACTTTGAGACGCACCTGGGTGACACGCAGAGACGACTGTCTACGATTCCCCCACGCCGGATAGACGTGTGGGTCAATACGCACCCATTGATCGAAGGGTTGGACTATTACGTCAATTGGCCGGAAGTCGTGGTGGTCAACAAGCAGTACTTAACCGCCGATGAAGATCAGATCATCGACATTCGCTGCCAGGGATTCTGTCGACCAGAGATGACCCCCGATGCCCCTAGGGAATTTGGGTTTGTCGAACATGGGTACCTCAGTGCAAACCGTCGATACAACATCCGTGACGATAAGGTTCTGTCCATCATCGTGGGTGGGAAACTGCTCAGTCGGGATGGCTTGGCGTTTGCTGAAACCAGCAGTGGTGTAATGGTAGACAACGTGGCCAATGGGACACCATATTCGCTTCGGGAAACGATCGTCCCCATGCGAGGGGAAACTTATCTCGACACGTACATGTTCCGAGCCCAGTCGCAAGCTGTAGACTTGGCAATCGAAGACTATCTGTCTTTGAAATACCCAGAGCCGGTGGTACCAGGACCCAGTCCCATCACGGATTTGTACATGGTGTACAGTCCGTTCATGAGTCGAATCATCAACGACCTGCAAGAAGGGTACATCGACGAAGAGCCATTGACCAAACAGTACTCGAACGGCGACGTTTATGCGTGGGCCAACGAATACGAACATTTGCTGGACTACGACCCGCTCAAGAAGAACGTGGACGAACGGTACGTAAAGGTGCATCCGCATCGGTACCTGAACACGGTGGCCCTGAGCATTTATCAATACAACTTCATCCAACGAATCAACCAACTCTACTTCAACAGTAGGTTGCCGTTGAGTCAGTTCATCGAAGTTACACTCCCTCAAACTCAGGAGTAAGACATGGCAACATCTACTATTGTGCCGATCTCGGACCCGAATCGTGGGTTCCAGACGTGGCACATCAGCGAACTCTTTACCGGTGACGACGACGGTGGGCGATACGTTCCGAATAAAGACGACATGGTGATCTCGTACCTTGTGGGACTGCAGATTTATCGTGTAAAAGCGGTGGACTACACGACTGGGTTGAGTGAGTTGGACGCCATCGACTTACTAAACATCGTCGGCGCCGACGACGTTGACGGTAACCTTCTGGGTGCCGGGCCTGGAAAGATCAGTGAGTCCTATCGGGCGTATCTGGACACGTCGGTCATTCCTCACACTTTGGCGTTTGATGCACGATTGAAGTTATACGGAACAACGGCTAAGTACGTTAAGGTGATCCGGGGGACGTTACTCGAAACTGGGGACGTCGTTTCCAGGCAGTACGATCAACAAGGTCAGTTGTTGGGTAACTCAATACCGATGGAGTTGGTGTTGACCGATTCTGGGACTAACTTGGCCATCAAGACGCCGAAGGTTGGACACTGTTCGATGTCTTTACCCGATGGGGAAGTGGTCACGGCAATTGTTTACGACGACCTTGGGTCGGAAGTCTCCACCAACGTGTTGTTGATTAAGAACACAGGGTTCATTCGCAACCTGAACGCGGCGGTGAAATACGTCACTAGCATCGAACTTGAGTCTCCGTTCCTTTCTGGTGCTGACAACCGATTGTTAGAATGTCCTATCAACATCCCTGTGGATGCAATCACCCGGCGGGGCATTGTACGTTATTCAGACGGCTCGAAGAAAACACTACCCATCGATGGCACCAAGTTTGCGTTGTTTGGGTTGCAGCGATTCATCTCGACGATATTGGGTCAAGAACAACCATTGTCTCTGATCTACTACCTATCGCCCGATGAAGTGTCGTACGGCGCCGTCTCGGGCGACACGCTACACATCACCGAGAAGTACCTAGCCACAACCGTGAACGTCGATGGCGCGTACAGTGTTAAATTGTTCAGTTACCCAGTGTGGATCGACGCCGTCAACGGCTATCGTTTGGAACACTTCCTGTACAACCTGGAACGAGACGAAGTCTTTAATGTCACTTCGCTGATTCAAGTAGCGGCGAATTCGCCGGCGTTTGATCCGTTGGCGTACGGCATGGCGCAAGACATCACGTTTGCGTTGGATCTGGCCAAGGTCGCTACTCGGTTCAAGAACTACCGTCATCTGCAAACCACGCGGGTCACCCTCTTACGACCAGGGTTGGATTCAGGCACCAACTGGACCATTACCTATGATAAGACCAAGCCGGCGTACGGAGTCAGTACCGACAATGTGGGACTGAAGGCCAGAGTTGAATTCATCAATTCCAACCTTTGGAAACTGACGCTTGACAACGGGTTTGGAAGCATGGAAGAGTGGCTTCGAGAAGTCTATGAGAAGACCTTGCCGCTGTTTGATGCTACTGCTGAGGCTACGGCTCCGGTACCAAACTACTTCAAGTTAATTGCAGGATCGTACGTACTCGAGGCTCCCGTCAGCATGTGGAATCGGGAGTTTACTGTCAACAACCTACTGGACTCTGGCGACAACGTTTATCTGCAATTCTTCAGACGGACGTCCACCACCGACCTCCAGTTGAGTACTGCGGCGTTGATTATGCGACAGGACAACTAAGTCCTTGCATCTGGGGGGAGTACGATCTCCCCCCAACTCATCCGACGTCGCCTAACAGGACATGTGCATTATGATTGTCTTTAAAAGTGACTGGCGAAGGTTCACATCGGCGATCGTCGACACCAAATCTCCAAACAAGACGTTTTTACGCCTGGCGGCGGTGTATAAAGCCATGGGGGTAGATCACTACTACTTCCATTTAGCCTTACTTCAACCGGCCTTGCAGGGAGTGGACCCTCACGACGAGAACAACCTCACCCTCGAACAAAAGGCCATGATTCTGTACGAGTGCGATAACAACCCTTGGTATTACCTACGGGAAATCGTACTTGATAAAGGCGCGGGACTGACGGTCGACGATTGTCGGTTTCGAGCCAACCGTTCAAACATTGCGGCCATGTGGTTGTTGTTGGCGTGTGTCGATTACATACAGGTGCAACCTCGTCAGACCGGCAAATCCTTCGGTACCGATAATAACGCTTTGTGGTTGATGTACTTCTGCTATCGCAACACGGCGTTGAATCTGATCACCAAGGATGAGTCTCTGCGCAAATCGAACATTTCCAGACTGAAGAAACTTCGGGACATGTGGCCAGACTACATCAACCGGAACACGTCAAAGGACGACAACAACCAGATTTCATTGAGTTGTAACTCGCTGGAAAACAAGTACTACACCCACGTGTCGCAAAGTTCCGAGAAAGCGGCGAACAATCTGGGTCGAGGGATGACCAGTCCGTTCATTCATGTGGATGAGGGCCCCTTCATTAACCACATTGAAACCACTGTGTCGGCGGCCATGGGTTCGACCAACACGGCGAGGGACATCGCCAAGCGTAAAGGCAAGCCCTATTGCACGGTGTTCACCACCACCGCAGGCAACCAAGAGGATCGCGACGGCCGCTACGTGTTCAACATGATGGCAGGCTCGGCGATTTGGTCGGAACGGTTCCTGGACTGTAAGGATCGGGAAGAACTGGTCAATTACATTAAGACCAATTCTAATGGCCGGGCCACTATGGTGAATCTGACCATGTCACATCGACAGTTGGGTCTGTCCGACGAGTGGTTGTACGAGGCCCTGGCCAACGCGCGTTCAGAGAGCGACAACATCGATCGAGATTACTTTAATCGATGGACCAACTCCTCCAGCGGGTCGTTGATCCCAGATCACTTGGCTAAGGCCATGCGGGGGTCTGAGAAAGAGCCGGTGGACAATTGGATCTCTTCGGAGAACTACATCTTCCGCTGGCATCAGCATCTTGACCCAGACGCGCAATACGTACTCTTGGTAGATACCTCAGACGCCATCGGACGAGACGACATCGGCATCGTGCTGTTGGACACGCGCAGTGGCGCGACCGCAGGGGCAGCGGCCTTTAACGAGACCAACCTGATTCGATTCGCGCAGTGGCTGAAAGAGTTCATGGTCACCTACCGCAATACGACTCTGGTGATCGAACGTCGATACAACGCGCAGACGATCATTGACTACTTGCTCTTGAAGTTGCCGGAGATTGGAATCGATCCCTTTAAACGCATCTTTAACCAGCTGGTGCAGAAACGAGAAGAGCGTCAGAAAGAATACGACAAGGTCATGGGTCCTGGACTGAATCGACCCAGACAGTTGTATGAGATCCATCGTCGTGACTTTGGCTTCCTCACAGACGCTGACAGTCGGAAGTTGTTGTACTCCAACGTGTTGATGAACGCAGCTAAAGATGCAGGCGATAGGGTCCACGACAAACAGTTGATTCAGCAAGTCTTGTCTCTGGTTATCAAGAACGGGCGTATCGATCACAGCGCCTCGGGACATGACGACATGGTCATTGCTTGGTTGATTGGTCATTGGTTCTTGAACTATGGCATCAACTTGCAGCAGTACGGCATCAATCCCACTCGGGTCATGACCGATCGTAGTAAAAGCGGTAGAGAAATCACTCCGCAAGAGGCGTTGGAGAAAGAAGAGCAACAAGGACTTCTGAACAGCATTGAGTTGATTCACGATCGACTTAAATCTTCGAGCAGTCAGATGGAGATAATGCGTTTAGAAAGTGAGTTGACCAGCATGATGAGTCGTCTCAAGCAAGACGATTCTGAAGGCATGACTTTAGACGCACTGATCCAAGAGGCTCGAGACAGTCGGAGTCGTAGATTCAATGGCAACGATGGTGGCGGAAGTCAAACTAAGTTGTTGCTGGCCAGGTTCGGAGGGAGGTAGTGCATTTTAAGATACAGAGTTTGAGGATACGTAATCGATGGAACTTATGGTTGTGTGCGTTGTTGGAGCACATCGCGGTAGAGACTTGCGTCACAGTCTGGACCGATCATTACGTGGCCCCGGTAGCGGTGTGGGAACCCCCTGGACTGTTGTACGTTGAAGTGGTATCGAGACTCAATCGTTATCAGTTTATGCGAGGATTGGTGGGCTTTAGAGTATCTATGTCGGTGACCGATCTGGTCATCGTTCGATATTCTCTCACCGATTGCATGCGGGTGACGAAACACAGCGTGCAATACGTGGGACTCAGTCGACAGAATCTACTCACCTTGTTACGGGCCGACGCCCCCTGGATGACAGCACTCCCAAACGGCCGTCCAGGGGAAAGTCGATACTACGACCGGCGAGCACCAAAGTACATCGTGTAATTTCTTAATAAGGACCCTTGAATGAGTCGTTTGAGACGGATAATAGATAAGCTCCTCGGAGTTAAATCAATGGAACTGAGTAAAGACGTTGATGAAATTCCTTGGGTTGAGGTCCCGTATCCATTATACGGGTACCTTGAGTGTCCGAGGTTCATTCCAGTAACTTTAGAGAACTACCAACATTATCCGAAGTTGAAGATGGCTCAGTTGAGTCGCGACGGAGAACCCTGTCAGGTAGTCTTTCGAGAAGACGGGATGCTTGACTTGGATCAACTCATGCACCGGACTAGCAAACGGTCTCGACGTATGTCAAAAATACAGTATCGTCGGGTGCTGACTAAAGTCGGATTGAATCTGGTACCACCCATACCCAGTCTGACCGGACACGAGACGTGGGTTGACATCCACGTCGATAACTTGGATCACGCGTTGATCGATGTGACCGGAAATCGAGAGTATCTACTTGTTACCCGTGAGCAGATCCAAGGTTGGCTGGCAGGTCATCCTCGAGTCGATGTATGTATGTTGGTACAGGAGTTCGATCCACATCAAGGCATCATCTCCAACGACCAAGACCAGATCAACGCGTCGATACGGAAATTTACTAAGTTGCGGATTGAGCGGCGACTTAAAGACACGTTGGACCTCCCTCCGCTGCCGTCTGTGGTACGTAAGATCATTAGTCTACGTAGCAATCCCAACGCGACGGTGAATGAGTTAGTGGCGATACTTGAATGCGACCCTACATTGGCCGCCAACGTGATGCGTTGGTCCAACTCGTCGTACTACTCCATGAGTGGCAACGTCAATTCGCTTCACGACGCAGTAAATCGGGTCTTGGGGTATGACATGGTAATGAACTTGTGTATGGGGTTGGTACTAGGCAACGTCATGAATGTACCTAAGCATGAAACTACACATGTCCTGAACTTTTGGGAACAGGCGACGTGGATGGCTCACGGTATGGCACATCTCAGTGAACAGCTTCCGCCCGACAAGCGGATCTCAAAAGGTCTGGCGTATCTGGCTGGGCTGTTACACAACTTTGGGTATCTGATCTTAAGTCACACGTTTCCACCCCACTTTCGAATCATCACTGAATCCACCGACATCAATCGACATCTGGACGTCAGTTTGATCGACGCTCACATTCTAGGGATTACCCGAGAGCAGGTGGCGGCGTGTTTGATGGACAATTGGATGATCCCAAAAGAAGTGGTTAATGGCATCCGCTATCAGAAACAATGCACGTTCAACGACGAACATTGGGTATTTGCTAATCTACTGTACCTGACACGAGCCAAGTTGATCGAACACGGAGTTGCGCTGGGAGCGCCTATGACTCAACCTGATTTCTTATTCGAACGCCTTGGGTTGACGAGTGAGGGGGTAGATAGTCATATTGATGACCTACTAAAACGAGAGGAGCAAATTCTCAACATAGCGCGGATGATGTGATCGTCTGAATCGCAGTGTGTTAAGAAAAGCTCCATAGTCGCCCTCAGAAAGACGTGTAGTCGCTATGCGGCATAAGGGAGGGGCAATGCCCCTCCCTCTATTTTGTTTCGATCCCAGGCGCTTAGAGAACGGCCGCTACTAACGACAACTCGGGGGTGTGAGATCGCTCTTCGGTGGACCCACCTTGACTGTAGTAGTTCATCGTGAAAGTTCTCAGCACTATGTACACCATACATCCCGTTCGCACAGCCGCTAACAAGGACTTGTTGTTAGACTTTACTGCACGTTTGGTGATGGCTAGACTGAGGTCTCGCATTTTTAACAAAGACGGATCGGTCGATCGTGACGACATGTACAGACTGCGGAGCCGTCCAATCAATGTGGCCAAGTCGATGCTGTTTCGGAACTCCTGTCGATTCTCCCCAATGTACTCAAACGCATGCAATAACGTCTCGTCGATCAAGGCTTGGATCTTTGGGTCACCTCGACGACCGTAGTTATCGGCCATGTATTCCAGGGCGCTGGTCAAATGACGTTCTGGCATGGTGTGCATGACGTCCCCTACAATGCCCACCAGCTCGCTTCGAATGAACGTGGACCTATCGGATAGGGTGGTGTTGATGTAGCGCTTGTAGCGGCTGTTCTGGCGCGTCAGGTCACGGACGTGCATCTGTCCGTCCAAATCCACTAGGGAAGAACGCGTCTGAACCCGAGTTGGACTCTTCTGCACTTCGTAGAAGACGTGCACCATCTTCTTTACAATCTCCCGGATGCGGCCTTGGATGTCTCCGACCATATACTGCACTTGCTGATCGTCGTCGAATCGTTCAATGGTTTCTGAGTGTATGGAGTTGCGAGACAGAATGTCTTCACACCGAGCCTCGATCAATGCTGCCCAACTGCCTTTCTGCTTCAGCGCAAATTTGTAACTCAACGCCGCGTAAGTAGCTTCAGCCAAGGTCCGATCTGGTTCGTATTTGAAGTTGTGCGCCATTAAGGAACTTAAGAACCGATAGTGCATGGCTCTGAGTGCGTCCATCATTCCCTGTTCTTTCTGTCGTGCAGAGAGATTGCTGGTGGTGTGAATGGCGTGTACCAACCACACACAGCTCAGATTGTAAACGTCGGTTCGCACCCGCTGCGTCGGATCGACGCTGGGAAGGGCGTGCAGTTCGTTCTTAAGAACCACGTCATCGACACGTAGGACTTCATCAAACCAATTGTTACGGTCGGAACTGTGGAACCTCAATGGTGGGGTACCCAGTAGGTTGCCGCCTAAGAAGGCGATGTGGTCTTCGCTCTTATTCACGAAGTACCGTTCAAATTGACCGATTGCCTTTACCAGTTTAAGATCGATTTTCAGGTGTTTGAGTTCTTCAGCGAAGACCTCTTTAATGGTTCGTGCCATGACACGCCTCTCACGGTTGGTTCGTTGTCTATATAATCCGCCGCCGACCCGCCGCGGGGGGAGCGCGCGCCTGTTCAACTTGTATAGATGCTGACGACGTCCAGGGGGGTGTGTATTTTGTTTTGAAGACTGTGTATGGATTGGTCTTTATTGCATCCGATGCCTCTGTTGCTGTTAGCCTCCATCAAAAAACCCCAATCCATACTTTCCTCCTTCTCTTCACATCTCAAGTAACCCTTGCAGGGTTTTCACTTGAATATGTAATTCCTTACAGGACGGATTTATTATTTGCCAGAAAGAGGAGCGACAGCGACCATCCTTTCGAGCTTACCGTAGTTCGGTAAGCGTTCGGAGTAGAATGGTTAGAAGGGGGTAGCGATAGTCTGCGCCGTTGCTGTATTGGGTTGTTTTCAAGGGTTTGTAGGGGCTTTTTAAATTACCCTAAAATCTGCGGCAAATCAAAACCCCCTCCGCAAAAAACTCTGGCGGTAAAGGTACTATGGTATAGCACTACAGCAGTGCTAAAGGCTTGGCCACCGGTGTTGGGGTGTTACAGGTTGCACCATCGGCCTAGTTGTTGGCGTTGTCGAGGGGAGTTGGGTGTGTAGGAAGGTTTGTACGGGTTCCTTCCTGGCGCTATCTTGTTCGGTTGTGTTTGCGCATGTCTGTCGCGCTTGCGCTATTTACACCGACTCCCCTTGACTGGGCTAGTGTTATTTCCTTGTGATGTGTGAGATGAACCGGGGGGCTTCGGCTTCTCGGTTTATTTTGTTTTAACTGTATTTGAAGCACATATTACTTATGAGAGCAGCCGTTGTTGTTCACCAATTAGCTTACCTAACCTTTAGGACACTACCCATGCAAGAACTGACTCTGGACAACCTACCCCAATACGCCGAAGCCGAACCAAAGTTGATCACCGCACTCTTCTCCTTGGGGACCGTAGCGAAACGTTTCGACGAAGCCGTGGCGCCTAAGAGCATCGACGTGTGGATTGCCCGCGATATGATGGAAGTTAATGCCTTCTCCGATCGGATCATTCCTGTGGGCGAGATGGAAGACCTGCCCTACCACTTGTACATAGCCACCACCGAGATCACCCAGAGTTACGTCCTGGTGCCCAGCAGCCATCGGTTGCAGATAGTTCGAGGTCAGGTGAACCCAGGCATTTGTTTATAATCAGCGGGAGGCTACGGCCTCCCCTTATGCCGTCTCGTTAATCGATCCCAACGAATCTTGGGCCTATATCACTGAGATGAGCACCTACAACCCACAACCTTTAACCAAGTGAGAAACCATTATGTCTACCATCACCCTACCTTCGTTCAGCAATCTTCTAGGTTTTGATTTCACCAACCCTAAGGTCCTCGTCTTAGACGGCATTCAGTTCCGTACTGGAATATTTGACGACCATGCAAAAGTAAAGCAACGCATCTATACCCTGAGGGCCTTGTTGTCTGACGACGATGTTGAACTGATGCGTGAGTCGGGCATCGACTTCTTGATCCACGAAAGCATTACCGAAGCCAAGCGGCATGGAGACGTTTCCATCCACTACGAAAATAAAACCATCGTCCTCACCATTGAACCCAAAGCAATCGCTATCGAAGCAATGCTCAAGGGCAAACGGTACCACGCCGCCATAAGCGCTCAAATCGAGGCATTGGTGAACCTGAATCTGTACACCAAAGAAGCGATTGACTCCCCCACCCGGAACGAGTCGATTCTTGAAGTCATCGCGACGGCGTACTTGAAACACGGCATCATTACCAACAAAGAAAAGTTCATCGCAGCCCGCACCATCAGTATCAACGCGATAGGGTGTATTGAAAGCGCCGCGAAGCTCGTCGGATCAGTCGTCAACTTCTTCCGCAAGTAGCGGCATACAGGAGGGGTATTCGCCCCTCCTATTATTTTTTGTCATCGACCCCAGTGATTTATTTTTTAGCCTAATGGTATGTCTATCCACCACGGATTACTTACAGGAAATCGAAACATGGCTACTTTATCAGACTTGGACTTGAAACGCGTTGAGATGAATTCAGCCGTCAATGATTATAAACAGACGGTCTTGGACTTCCACGCCAACACGGCGACCCAAGGCGACGTCGACACGACGAAAGCACTGGCTGTGGCCAAGGGTGACGAGTACGCTAAGCTGACGGCTCAGGTCAAACAAGACGACCCTAACGTCACCAACGACGATCAGTTGTTCAGCCGCCCTGCGGCCATGAACGCCCTGGTGCGGGATGACATCGCGACCATCGTCCGCACCGGACGCCTGTTTGGCGACGGCATGAAGTTGTTGATCGACACCGAAGGCACCACGGTGGGTGCCACGAATGTGATCTTGTCCTTTGCCGAAGGTGCTGTTATCGACATCGACTGGGGCGATGGCAGCAACCTCCAGTCGTTCACCGCCGCGGCGTCGCACGACTACGCCGTCCCAGGACAATACACGGTAGAAGTGCATGGTACGATCAACGGCTTTACTAACCCTTTAGTCGAATCACAACAGCAACTCAAAGACGTCATGCAATGGGGTGAGGTGGAGTTTGCTTCGGCTCAGTCGATGTTCGCTCGGAGGGGAGGGTTTGTAATCAGCGCCGCTGACGGCCCCACCTTCTTACCGGGCGCCAGTTGCACTCAGATGTTCTACGGGGCGAGTGACTTTAACTCCCCCATCAATCACTGGGACATGAGCAACGTGGTGGATATACGAGCAATGTTCTTACTTGCTTACGCGTTCAACCAGCCGTTGGCGGATTGGGATGTCAGTGGTGTGTTGGATATGGCGTACACGTTCAAGTCAGCCACCACCTTCAACCAAGACTTGAGCTCGTGGAACGTGGGTAGCGTCTTAACTATGACGGATATGTTTAGACAAGCAGATGCATTTAATGGTGCCATCGGCGGTTGGAACGTCAGTCAGGTTATTAACATGGAGGGTATGTTCAACAGAGCCGTTGTCTTCAACCAACCTCTGAACAACTGGGACGTCGGTAGCGTAACGAACATGAGGCAAATGTTCTACTTCGCCAGCGTCTTCAACCAAAACTTGAACAGTTGGAACGTCAGTCAAGTGACTGATTATTCAACCTTCAGCACCTCCAGCAGCTTGGTCGCTGGTAACTTCCCTAACTTCACATAAACCGTAGACCGCATAAGGGAGAGGCCAAATGGCCTCTCCCTGTATTTTGCTTTAACGTTCAGTTGCTTTATTTACCACGCCCGATCATAGAGGCAATGAACGTGTTCATGCGGGGTCTATCGTTGGTAAAACTGGCTTTGGCCCAGTTCTGCGCGTAAAACTCTTGATACATCTCGTTGGCGTCAGCGTACCCATCAATCATCTCCCGAATGCGCCCCAACGGCACACCGCCGTTCAGCACCCCTTGATCCATGGCGATGTTGGTGTTCACGTAGATGTACGCCTTGGTCGCCAACTCAACCAACCGTGCGTAGGTGGGGTAGACTCCAGGGTTGAGGTTGTTCATCCCCTGATCGTTCTCCACCAGGCAGGTCATCCCCAACTGATCGCTGAGGTGTTGAATGTCGTCGCGTACCATCACTGTGTTGTCACCGATGATTTGGCAGTTAGCGGTGGACACAATGGGCATGGAGGAAATGGCTTTCATGAGATCGTTAGCCGCAGACAGCAACTGACTGCTCTGTCCTTGGTGTTGTGTGGGTATGCCGTGGTAGGTTAAATAGTTCAAGGTACGCACCGACACGATGCGTCTGCCACCGGTGGCTTCGTACGGAAGACGAAACACGCGGGTAGCCATGTCAAACTGCTCATACGCACAGCCAGACAAGTCCACCGCAATCACGGTACCTCCCGTGAGGTTACAATCTATGTTTACTCGGTTTTCAATAACTTTATCGCGAATCGCTGAATCGATTGAGATTGCGTCCTGATTCCCCCGCCAGCGTGCACCAAATCCGGTGATGGCTTGCGGTGAAAAGGCCAGTTGCAGTACCGACTCAGGGATCATGTGTCGTACGTTGTTAATGGCGTAAGTAATGGCATTCATCGTTAGACTCCTTAGTCCGATCATAAGATGCTGCGTGGTTTGTCGAACCCTCAGAATCTGAAAGATATATCATAGAAGGGCTAGTGCGTGTTGCGATCTTTCTCAACCGGCGCTGGCCAATAGAATGTAGGTATTGCGCAATACTTCCAAATGAAACTTTAGGAGCACAAAATGAGTAAGACATTACGAGTGTATGGCGCGGGTGGTGCGGGCATCAATCTGGTCAGTCATTACTTCGGTCGTGAAAGCGGCGCTGGTACTGCACAGTTGGCCCCGGCTCTGATAGACACCAGTCGATCCAATCTCAAAGGTCACCACATCGACAACGACGCCACCTACCTGGTGGAAGGTCTGGACGGCTCGGGCAAGATTCGGTCCGAGAACTACGACGAGATCAACAAGACCATCAAACAGATCCTGGTGCAAATACCAGCGGGCGATTTCAACCTCGTGGTGTTCAGTGCCTCAGGCGGTTCGGGTTCGGTGCTGGGTCCGTTGTTGATCAAGCAACTCAATGAAAAGAAACTGCCAGTCATTGCCATCGTTATCGGTACCGATGAATCCACCATCGCCGCTGAAAACACACTCAAGACCATCAAGTCCTTGGAACTGGTTGCTAAGAACAGCAACGTGCCAGTGATCATGTCGTTCCACAAGAACGATCTGACCGGCCGTCGTTCAGAAACCGACCGGGCCGTTTGGTCGGTGATCTCTTGCCTGAGTATCCTAACGTCGGGCGAGAACGTGGAGATGGACTACCGCGACCTGGTGCATTGGGTTCAATACACTAAGGTGAACGGCGGGCGTGCCCAGTTAGCCACCATGCACATAGCCACGTCCGCCGAGCACATGAAACGCATCACCGGGCCGTTGTCGGTAGCCAGCTTGTATTCCAATCCCGATCAGGAACACTTGGCCACCTCAGCGGATTACCAATCGGTAGGCTACGCCGACCTCTCAGGCACCGACTTTGAACAGGTCCACTTTGTCATCGGCGTCAACGATCTTGGTCGAATCGGCCAAGACTTGAAGGCTCAGGTGAATGGCATGCTTGAAGAACGCAACGCGCGGGTTGACGTTGCGTCTCTTCTGGAAGAAAACGAATCGGGTGGGGACCTGGTTCTTTGATCTTACCGTTCCTCTACGTTGGTTGGGCGCTGTCGAATCTCATTGTGTGGATGAGTCTTACGTTAAGACTTTCAATGAGACGCTTCAAAGCACCTACAGTATCTCCAACTGACGTTAAACCCGGCCGTGTCGCTTTGACTGGCCATTCGGTTGAGGGTTGTCCACAGTGGTCGCCGACTTGTGGGGTCGGTAGGATCTCGGACATAGACTCACTTACTGAATGAGGTCAGTATGAGACGACTGATGATACTGAGCGACGGAGCTCGCCTTGCAAACGCGGTACTCTGGATGTTACGTCCAGTACTCACGTATGGCGCGATGCTTCCGTTAGCGGCAGACGAAGACAGTGAGGTTGTTCGAGACGAGACGATTGAGGTAGAGACTGCCGACTTCACCAGTGAAGATGGGAGTGATGCCGCACCGCCGTGGTCGGTGTAATCGACTCTGTGAACAACCAAGTGCATAGGTAGTACCTAAAGGGCGGCACATTTGTCGACCTAACCGCGAATGCGGTACGGGAGAACGGACTGGACGACGGACACTGGAGTGAGTCATTCACCCCCTCCGTATCGCCATCCGTTCTCCCACCTTCTTTTTTTTTGTCTTTGTTATACAGCGTCTCAGATCGTCTACAGCCCCCCCTATGTGTGAATTGGTACATAACTGCCCCTTCCTATGTAATGGTCCTTACAGACCACTCCAGACGATTTCAGGGATATATTATCAAGGTGATAGACATATTCCCTAGTCGAAGCGAGACAACCCGTGATATTAATCTTCAACGTCGATGAGCACTTGCACGACTTAAAGCATCATTTCGATTGTCCCGAATCTGCATTGCTGTGTATGGTTGGGTATCACCTATACCGAGAGCACCACCTCGATACAGGACTCGAACATATGTCGCTCAGTATCCCCTACGCTCAACACTACCGCCGCTTCCACATGTCGTTCTTGATTGAATTGACGCTGGTGGCCTCCTCGATAGTGGCGGGCAGGGCGATGAACGGACGGTTACAACTACACAACACCGACCTCTGGGTCACCTTAGAGACAACTAGGATTGGAGCACATGCACCACCAACCGAAATCACACATACTCAACATGAGCGACTGGGCCGACGCCGTCACCGCTCTGGTGCGGCACTTCGCCTACGTCACCCTTGAACCCTACGTGACAGACTCCCAGACCCTACACGACTTAACCACTCAGTGGACAATGAAGCATTCCATCCAGTGGACTCAAGCGCAGTTGGACGATGAATTCAATCGTCAACTTATGTGGGCCCGTTCAACGAATGCTTCAGATGCTGTGATCCTTGAGTATTTGACGGCGTTGTTCAAGGACCATATGGGAGATGTCATCTCCGACGCCGCCCATCAAGAAACCTTACTCCACGACGTTATTGAACTCACTGATCCAGTGGTGGTTTTGATCAGTGAGGTGGTGTCAGACTTGGTTTCGCCCAATCCCTGGTGGGTTTGGAGCATGCGATACAGATACGACATCGTTTTAATTGAATCGGACGAAGACTACCGAGTCAAGATCTTTAACGATAAGATCGAATCGGGCGAATGGTCGCTATAGTGAGGTTACTATGGTTTTCGAATACATTCATCGAATCAGTCTGTTTGAAGTGGGATGTTATCTACGGAGCTACTTAGACGACAACGCTACCGAGCCCTTGTCGTCGGCACCAATGAACTACACCCTCCAGACGTACTTGAACTTTCTAGTGTGTAACGACTCCAGCGAAGCCCACGTCCTAAATCGGACCTTGAGTCGATACTTACCCCCCGATCAGGTGGACCATTTAACGGACATACTCCACGACATGATCTTGGTGGAGATTCGACCGTACTTGAACATGGACGAAGGCGAACGGGTCGTTGATGTGTGTGTCAAGCCGAACTACGATGCCACCATCGTTGTGCACGAATTCGATGGGGCCCACGCCGCTCTATCATAACCTCTAATCTAAGGACGGCTCTGGCCGTCCTTTATTCGCAATAGGTATTCCTCTTATGTTGAATCAACCGATGCTGTTGGACTTATACGAAGTATTTGTTGAATTTCGCAACCGCATGACCGAGGTCTTGCGTCGGGAGACTCTTGCCCACCCGATGGACATCGTCATCGACGATTTCTTTCAGATCGCTATCCACCGCGCCTCAGACAGCGTGGCCTTCTTTGAAGATGCCGGAACTCAGAAGCGACACCTGCACCCAGTGGGCCTCCACAAAATCATGGTCTCCACCCACATGCAGGACATCTACTTCGACGAGTTCTCGAATTACGTCTTTGAGTGCAACTACTTTGATAACGATTCTATTGAGAATCGATTTGTTCATCACCAGATTGCATCATTGTGTGTTCACGCCGTAGGTCAAATCCTACAAAAAATAATGTCAGTGATCATTCAAACCAACGATGGTAAGATATTCTTCCATCCAGACAACGCCACCTTGGACTGGACGATGACCGACCTGATCATCGACCCTATCCCTAACCGTTTAGATGTACGCGTCACCGTGAGGTTCGAATGAGATCAAGTCCCCCCATCCGACGATTGATTTTGTCGATGTATGAGTCTGTAACGTTCTTGACCGATGTCTGTCGACTTGACCCACACATAGCCCGTGAGTTGATTGAACTGGTCATTATGTCACAATGGTCGGCAGTTCGAATGAACGGTATAGAGTGGGTACATTGCATGGGTCAAGGATACACCACTGTCGGCGACGTCCTTGACGACGCTTTGGAAGAGATGGAGTATTCTGAAAAACTACAACTCCCGAGAGAGCACCTCCATCACGCCGCGCAAGGTGTTTTAGTGGACATGCCCGAACAAGATACTTATTGGGAAGAACTTAACGAGCACGGCTCACTCAGTTGTCAGATCGTTTGGCGATCCTATGACGTGCTGATTCGGTTTATATGAGGTAATCTATGCAAGGGACAATCATCTTGCCCACGGATCACGTGATCCAAGAGTTTTACACGTACTCACAAAACATGCAGTCTCTGGACTTTGATGTCTATGAGTGCGTGCGAATTGCGATCGATGCGTTGCACTTTGCACAGAAGTACCCACAGTCGTTTGAATCGGAAGTCAGCTTGGCGTATGAATCTCGAGGCGTCTCACACATGTCAATCGCAGACATCAATACGCTAAATCAGATGATGCGGATGTTGTACGAACGACTATACTGTGCGTTTTGCGTGTTTAGACTTTACGATCAAACGGGGCGTCTAACTCATCCGTACTTCGAACTGCACCACGGCGACGTTGTTGTATCCAGCGCCCCGTTTGATAACAACCCCACAACGTAAGGGACACTGCGATGAACATCATCGTAAGCGTGGCTTCAATCAAACCAGTAATCGAGATGATCGAAGTTGACCTCGGTCAAGACGCTCCCGTAGATTCACGTACCGTTCTTAAACGGATCAATGGTATGATCAGTGAGGCTTTCGACTGCCTTCTCCCCAACGGCGACGTGATTGCAGCCATTGAGCGAATGCTCATGGACAACGAGTTAGACGACGATGAGTTGTTGTTTGTAGCTCCGGAAGTCTATTTACTTGAGCGACTGCTGGAAGAGATACGGTGTCATCCGTTTACTAACCGCCAGTCCCGCAAATTGAGACACATAACCGTCATCGGGGTCTTCGGCGATCTCATACTACACTACCAGTAAAGGAGCATCCATGGCTACATCGAACCAATTCCAGATGGGTTCAGCGTACGACTTCATTACCTACGCCCCATCGGTGTTGGGGTCGTTTTCCAACGTGCGTGTCACCGGCATCGTTGACTACCGCGGCGCCCAGCAATTTATCGACCCGGCGTCCTATCACGCCAACATTTACAGTTCCCTGCCGGAGAACACCGCCCCGGATGACCATACGCGCTACTACTACCTAGTGGTGGTGCAGACCAACGGGTCCCGGACAGCAGTCGGCCTCCCTTGGATTGACGGCGCCAGCGTGTTACTTAAGGACCGAGGCCGGGCGGTAGTTAGCATTGAAGACATCGGTGCCGACGACATGTCTCGGTTAAAACAGGCGCTGAGTAGCAATGGATTCACCATCGGCAGCATTACGTTAGAGTAAGCGAAGCGTTATTGACTACACGCCCGCACATGGTATGCATCGAAAAGTTCGCGTCAGGTTTACTAGCGTTTCCTGCCCGCGATCGTTGACTCCTTGGAGGACCTTCGGGTCCTTCTTTTTTTTTTGACTTAGCTGTTTTTTTGGATGAGTCTCCACTATCCTTATGCACACATCAGGAGGTGAACAATGTCGTCTTTTTTCGTTAAACCCGTCGAGGAATACCACCGCGACCTAGACGTACAAACCGCGTACTACCGTGACATGGCCAGCGGACTTGCCCGAGTGACCGGTCGCAACTACGAAGCGTGCCTGGAATACGTTAAGCAAGTGACCAGCGCTACGGGACGATTGGCGTACCAAGACCCCCCGATGAAATACGTCGGCCGCAAGGCGTCTGGCGATCGCGTGGTGAAGATTACCACGTTCCTGGGATACCTGAGGACAGTCAATCAACATCAGCTGATTTTAGCCCCGTCACTGACCGTCTATCAGAACCCCAAGGTTGAGAAGTCCGTCACCGCCATCTACATCGGAGAGAACATCAAGAAGCGTTCAAAGTCAAAGAACGAGATGTTTGCCGCTAAAGAGGTTGGAAACAGTTCACTCTACGCGTTCAAGAAGAATGAACAGCAAACCCACAAGATCAAGAACAATGCCCTGTCTGGTGCACACTGTTCCGACTCCACCGTTTTGTATTTGGACACCATCCACTCCAGTCTGACCTCCACGTGTCGCAGCGCCGCCGGATACGGCAACGCCAACAACGAGAAAGTATTATCAGGCAACCGTCACTACTGGTCCTCTGACGTTGTGGTGGCCAACGTTCTGGCGATCATCAACCATGTAGACTTTGTTGCGTTCGCTCAGGCTATGGATAAGTACGACTTGGTATCTCCTACCGTCGACGAAACCATGGAGTGCATTCAATTCAGTACCGACTTTTATTGGCGGGATCGTGGGAAGACGGCGCAAATCCATCGATTGGTCAGTGGTCTGTCAGACCTTGAGAGAGCGGCTTTTGTGTACACCGGGGACTTACATCACTTGGCAAAACACAACCCATCGGTGGTACGCACCATGTTGGATGAGATCGCGACGGTCCCCGAACCTATCTCAGGGGTGTCTAACGCCATCATGGGGACCTTGAACGATGAAATGGGCACTATGGTCTCTCTTCTGTGCGGCAATCGTTTGGGGGGGAAGAAGCTGGATTCGTTTGAGGAGTTCGATCAAGAGACCAAAGATCTGGTATTCACTACAGCCCAACGGTTAACGGAAACGCTCGAACATTACCGATTACTGATCAAAGTTCTTCTGGTCAGCGACGTCATGCCAGCAAGTATGGCCAACCTACCCAGCATCATTCGCCGCAACGCGATTACCTCCGATACCGACTCCACCATTTATACGGTGCAAGACTGGTTGATGTGGTATTCTGGTAAAGTGTCGTTTGATGAGAAGACCGTCAATATTGGCCACGCGGTGTCGTTCTTGTCCTCTGCGTCTATCACCCATATACTGGCGAAGATGTCAGCCAATATGGGGGTGGTAAAAGAACAACTACACCAGTACCAGATGAAGTCTGAATTCTACTTCCCAGTGTTCGCATTGACCTCACGAGCGAAAACGTACTTTGCGCACGCGGCAGCCCAAGAGCGGCAGGTCTTTCTCGAACCCGACCTGGAAGTAAAAGGAGCGGTCCTGAAAGGCTCAGCTTCACCAAAGTTCGTTATGGACGACGCCGCGGCGCTGGTGAATGAAATACTGGACGCCGTAGGGACAGGGGAGAAGATCAAACTCTACCCCATCCTAGAGCGAGTCGCTACGATGGAACAAACGATCATCGATTCCATCAAACGCGGTGAGACCCACTATTATAAACGCAGTGAGATCAAAACAGCCGACTCGTATAAGTTGAGTGAATCGTCCAGTCCGTATATGCACTACCTACTCTGGACTGAAGTGTTTGCTGACAAATACGGCGCCATTGAATCTGTTCCCTATCGTGCCATCAAGGTCTCCATAGACGCAGACTCTAAGACCGATTTCAACAAGTGGGTGACGTCGTTCGATGACCCCGCCATCCGGGATAAGCTGTTAGCGTTTTTGAAGAAACACGGCAAAGAGAAACTGACCACCATACAAGTTCCTCAAGCCATTGCAGAAGACACAGGCATCCCTCAGGAGATCGTTAACGGGGTCTCTTCTCGAAAGGTTGTGTCTAACCTACTGGAACCGCACTACGTCCTACTGGAGACACTAGGGTATTACACCATCGACGATAACCAACTGCGACTGATATCCGATAGCTATCTTCCAACCCAGGCGACATAATAGGCGTGCTAGACTAAGCGGATGCGTTCCGCTTAGTCTAGCCGCCACTTCATAAGTACGCCATCACCGCTCGATCAATGCGATCGAGTATCTCTTGTGCCTTATCTGCACCAAGCGCCGTTTGAAAGTCCCGATCTCGGGACAGTTCCCGGTAGCGCTTCCTTAACACACTGGCCCCTTGGGTATTACGAGAACTCCCAGCAGCCATGTCCGTCTGTACTAAGAACTCAATGATCGGTAAGACCCACAGCGTCATGGCCCAACTGTTTTGTCGGGTAATGGCCACTTCAGGAATGGTACTTAGGTTTTGCAGGTTATTCAGCGCCACCAGTTGTACCTGTTGCATCATGTCGTCGAACACCATGGGTCTCTGAGTCAAGTGTGCGACTCGATCGGTTAAGTAAGCATCTACTTTCCGATCGTAGTCCGACAGGTGCATGGGCCAGGTATTGTAGAACGCCTCAGTCTTGTGTCCAGCCGCCACCGCAGACAACCTATTGAACAACGCCACGTCAACGTGTGAGACGATGGCATTGGCCAGTGGGAACTCAAAGACGAACTGCATAGGCGTACGAATAAAGTCCACGCCTGCTCGCTTCTGCGCCAAGTACCACTGGCGGTATTGAATGGCCAGTTTGGGCAGGTCGACCTGAATCACCGCCCAGGTGGGAAACTCGGTATATTGTCGCCCATCCAAAGGTTCGAACGTCATACCTGTGAACGGATGGCGAAGAACTTTGATTGACATCAATCGTTGCCAGGAGTCTTCCACGGACAACAGATCTATGTCTTGACTGACGGACAGTAGGACCTCTTGCACGTTATTTCCATAGAAGGTGTCACGAGTGAAGGTCTTACCGCTCATTCCAGGCGTTGTGATGCCATTGGCGCGCGCGATGCGCTCTGCTCTGGATTCAACCTTGCGGTGGTATTCAAAGATGGGTAAGGTAGGATCGACGTTCAGTCCCATTAAGAGCTTGACCAGTACGTGGGCGCTGTCTACCGCATAGCTTGCACCACGACATTCCCGAAGGACCATGGCCAAGTTCTTACGCAGACCGCGTTTAACGTACCCGTATGAAGATGGTAACGATACGCGAGCGTCCATCTTACTAGGGTTGGTAAACAGCGTATACATATCGGTGTCTCGCGATTGGATTAAAAAGGAGGATGAGTTAGGTCATAGTATGCGAGTAAATCGCATCCTCCGTTTCCTAACGTTTCTAGAACGTTGGGGAATACCCGCTATACCCAATGTCTTCTGTAAAATCGCACTCAGGCGCGACATTTAATGAGCGGGTATGTAAGGAATCTATTATTTAGTACACAGTAGACCTACTATATAGACACCACAATGTCTGGGCACCCTCGACGGAGGATCGCTCAGTCCACCTACAGTCTATTCGCTTTGACCTTGCGATGGCTGCAGACCGGTGTGTAAATCCGTTGATCGTAGAAAATTTGAAACCTACATCATCAAGGTACATAGCTCGCCCTAGAGCTTTGTTTGCGCAAACACAACCATAGTAAATTTTAAGGAGTAACTTCATGGGAATTAATCGTGATGACGAAGCTAACACGGGCGCCGGTCGCGCTACGGGTGCAGAGTCTGAGAAGCAAACTGCGGATAACGGACACCAGCCGCAGCAGCGTAATCAGCCTCGCGGCCGCATCGGGATGAGTTCGCTGAGCGAGCGCATCCAACGGCCTATGAAACGGAATCAGATGGGTGAGATGCTGGCCGAATTCGATCGTGCGGTCACCGCCATCTTCGGTGACTCTATGGCAACATACGGCACCGAGTTCAAGGTGTTGGCTCTGGACGCCGGCCGACATGGCCTTCATTACAGCGCGGTGATGTTGATTGGTCTGGTTAACGTAGGCGGCCGTAAGGTAGCGTCGACGTACACCATGATCCTGGAAGGGTCAGCCTCTCAGCCACGTCCGACCGTTTTGAACATGTACGGTAAGTCAGTTGAAGTGGTACTGACAGCAATGGACGCTTGGGACGAATTGACCTGGGCAAAAGTGCAAGCGGTTGTGAAGCAGTCGTACGGTGACGGCATCGAAGTGATGAACGCCGGTGCATCGGTTGTCCCACAGGACATTGACGTTAAAGACGAAGAGCGCGTGTGGCAGATCGTTTGGGCTGCACAAGAAGCGGTTCTGTCTACCATGGAATCGTCCTTCCCAGAGCAGTTTGAGCATTTCAACCTGGCCGAAATCTTTGACTCCAGCCGCGATCGCATGAACGCGTCGTTCACCTACAACGGCCCAGACGGCGAATCCGTCAACGGTCTTCCGGTGCGCAGCGACATGACCTTGGTGATGTCCAGTTCTGAGCGCAATGCCGCGTCACAGCAAAACCAGCTGTCGTCGTTCCAGCATCAGACCGCGAAAGATCTGTTGGAAGTGAACAGCTACGTGGACCTGGTCTACGCACCGTCAAACCAGGCGCCTGCGCCAGGTCAGATGCCTCCAACTCAGATCTTCGTGCCACGGGTAACCATCACTAAGATCTCTGCACTGGATGCACCGTTCACGCCTGAGACGTTCCTGTTGGGTCTGGCAACCAACGTGTTGATTGGCGATAACTACGCCTGGGCCGCACAGTTTGCCAACTTCGCACAGGAAGAGATCCACGACATCGGCGGCATCGGCTACCGTTTGAAGAACCCAAATGATCCCAACGCTCAACCGCAGCCGGTTGATACCAAGACCAACACTTTCGGTCAGAATGAGTTGTTCGATCTGATCCAGACCACGTGCTGGAAAGATCCTGCGTTCTCTATGGACTGTGAAGACGTGGGTCCTGAAAGCTGGCTGACCGGTGCGTTCGTTGATTCGGCTAGTGGTAACGCTAACTCTACGAACTTCTTGATTGCAGCAGCTAACAACCTGACCAACGGTAACTTCGGTCAGATGTGGCAGGGCGGTCATATCGCGGTGACTGAAAACAACCGGGTACACTTGGGTACGTACGTAGATGGTGCCGGTCAAACGCGCGACCTGCGTGAAATCGATTCACTGGCGATCTTGAACCACCATGGTCACAACGACATGAGTGCGGTCAACGCCTGGGAATCTACCTTCAACGACATGCAAGCCCCGATCGAGCTGCGTCTCGAGAAGCGACTGCAGATGATCCGTAACCTGGCTGGCGGTAACCTGAAGATCCGTGGCTTCGCTGAGCGTATCACGTTCACACCGGAGTTCATTGAGACGCTGGTTGCAGCTGTAGTACGTGCTGGTCTGATGGTTGACGAAGACGGTCTTCAGTCCATGTACGGTCAGAACTATCAGGTGGGTAACAGCTTCCTGAATGCGTATGCAACACACGCAGGTTCTAGCGGTATGGTGAACACAGGCGGTCCTCAGGGCAACCACCTGTTCCGTCGCCCAATGTCACGCTGGCAGTCATAAGCCATTGCGGCAATATAAAAGGAGGACCTTCGGGTCCTCCTTTTTTTCTCAACGTGTAAGAGGAGCCCCAGTCGATGCAGATCCCCACGTCGACACCGAACCCGCCCACACTTAGTGGTGTGTTCTGTGAAATGATCGACTACGATCGCCTCTATGAGTCGGTATCGGACCATGCGATGCTGGTCAACACCTTTAACATTCGCAACGACGCCGAGAAAGAGCGGCTGAATCGTTTGCTCTACACCGAGTACGAAGGCGACACCCTGGACACGATGCCCGCGTGTGATTGTGGTCAGCTGACTGGCGAATACAATAAAGGCGTGCGTTGTACGAACTGTGGGACTGTGGTGGTTTCAATCACCGAACGACCTATGGAATCGTTGCTGTGGATTAAAGTACCCCAAGGGGTCAAAGCGTTTATCTCACCGGCAGCGTGGAACGTACTCAATTCCATGTTCAGTCACCGTGGCGTACAGATGGTACGTTGGTTGACCGACCCAACCTATACTCCGAATAAGGGAGTGGACAAGTCCGACGCCCTGTTCGACCGTTTCCGAGACATCAATTGGAAGCGTTCCATCAACCACTTTATTGAACACTTCGACGTTGCGTTGAACGTGATGTTCGATCATCGTGTGGTCAGTCCGATCCCCAGACGCCGCCGTACTGAGCAATTCATCGAAGAGAACCGCGACCGGTTCTTCCCGACTTACCTGCCGATCCCTAACCGTTCGATCTTCATTACTGAGAAGACGGCCATGGGTACCTACGCGGATAACGTGATGTACTCGGCTATCGACGCCGTGCGCACCATGACGTCTCTGGATTCTGGCATATCGCCAGCTACTCAGCGCGTCAAGGAAAACCGAACCGTTAAGGTCGTGCAACAACTGTCGACGTATTACACGGAGTACACTAAGAACAACCTGTCCAAGAAACCGGGCATGTTCCGACGTCAAGTCTATGGCTCTCGTCTGGATTTCTCAGGTCGAGCGGTGATCAGTTCGTTGTCGCATCCGCACAAGTACGATGAACTGCACTTCCCCTGGGGTTTGGCGGTGATGATGCTGAAGACGCACATTACCAGTAAGCTCTTGCGCCGTGGCATGACGCCCTCGCAGTCGGAAGAGTTCTTGATGCTGCACACCACGATGTACCACCCACTACTGGAGACCATCTTCAACGAACTGTTGGATGAACATCCCCAGAAGCGGTTACCGGTACTGTTTCAGCGAAACCCTTCACTGGTTCGTGGCTCAGCGCAGCAGTTGTACATCAGTAAGATCAAGACAGACCCGATCATCAACACCATCAGCTTTTCCGTGCTGGCTTTGGCTGCCCCGAACGCAGACTTTGACGGCGATGAGATGAACTGTGAGTTGCTGCTCGATCAGAAGGAACTGAAGTCGTTTAGTCGTCTAGCCCCACACATGGGCGTACTCGACACTCACGCACCGTTTCGGATATCAGGCAACATCAAGCTTCCCGGCCCGA